GCACGACTCTCTATGCGCTCCATTGCAGTTTTAGCTTCTGCGAGGTATTGGATAAAGGATAGCACGATATATTTATAAAAAAAAAAAAATTTCCAGAGGGGGATCCATGAAAATCAAATAGGGGGGTATGGGGATGGGGGGTCTGCGTGGTTTGCCGTCCTTTGCCACTTGCGAGTCTGTGTGCTAGCCCCAGAGGCTCGTTGGGAGTCCCATAACCCATTTTACTGTTCGGACAGGACACCCCCCATTATTATTTTTTTTATTTGACCCTGCGTCACATTCAATCCCCAATTGCGTTACAATGGTGACATGACACTACTCAATCTCAACAACCGTCCGAACCCCTTCCGCACCCCTAACCAAGAGGCGTTTCACCGCCTCACTCTTGTGGGCGAATTTGCCGCTCACATTGTTGTTCAGCCAAGAAAGTTGGATTCAGACGAGGCAAACAGCCTCGCATGGGCTTGCACAATGGTTGCTCAACGAGGCAACATCTTCCGATCCGCTCTCAAGGCGGCTGCTCGCACCCAATTTGGCTCTCGCTATAGAAGCGAGTGGGCAGGTATTGACCTGCTCGTAGGCGCACCGCAGAGCGACCCACTAAGTCGCATGAAGCGACGACACTTGCGTGTCGAGAACGGCTCAAGCCGCCGCTTGGTGGCTTGGTCACAGGGTCTGCGAACCATCGCCTAATGGTGTCAGGCAGGGGGGCACGGCATCGTAGCCGCCCCCCCTCCCCCCACCGACAACCCCCTGATCCCTCCCGCCGTATGTTGGCGGGGGGGATTTTTTTTGGGATGTTGATAGTCACCACGAGTTATGGGACGCTGGAAGTTATAGGACTGGATAATAATTTTATTTTTTTTACAGGCACGGTGTCACACGCAATCCCCGAAGTCGTTATACTGATGAAGTCAGCAAGGTGCTGACCCTCACTCAACTCTTTATGAAAGGTTACAAATGTCTGATCAATTACAACAGTTAATGGCGGAGAACGCTGCTCTCAAGGCAGCGGCGGTGGAGAACGCTGCTCTCAAGGCGGCAACAAACTTCAAGCCAATCGGCTTCAAGGTGTCTGAGAAGGGTGCTTTAAGCGTCTACGGCTTGGGTCGTTTCCCTGTCACGCTGTACAAGGGACAATGGGAGCGTTTGATTCAGGCGTTGCCATCACTTCAGGTGTTCATGGCGAACAACACATTCAAGGAAAAGGACTAAAGAGGGTGGGCGGAGTAAGCCACGGGGCTGCTCCGCCACTTCTTCCATAAAGGAAACCAAAATGCAAGACTACATTCAAATCACAACCGTCACCACCGTCGAGCCTGTCGTAATCGTTCCGTTCTTCACCGATTCCTCCACACAGGAGGAGATGGAGGACAAGATCAAGCGTCACGAGAATGCGAAGGCTCACGCTTGGGTGGTGCTGCGTCAGCAGCAGGACAAGATTGACCTGTTGGAGTGTCAGATTGAGAAGGCGAAAATGATGATTGAGCGAATCAAGTACCGTGCAGAGCGACCAAGCCGTTGGAGTGTCGAACCTGCAACAAAGGTGCTTGGAGAACTCGACGAAGCCGTCGAGGACTTGGATGATGAAGACTGTGTGCAATAAGCAACAAAGAGGTTCGCCTCGTCCCTCCCTTCGGGGGGGGACATTTTTTTGGCTTGTTGATAGTCACCATGGGGTTATCGGACTCTGGAAGTTATAGGACTCGATAATAATTTTATTTTTTTTTATATGCGGTGTCACATTCAATCCCCATAATCGTTATACTGATGAAGGCAACAAGGTGTTGCCGCTCACTTCCTCTTTCAGAAAGGCTACTAATGTTCTCTCTCACAGACATCAATACTATGGCAAACAAGAAGTCAATCGCTTCACGAATGTACAACCATGTGGTCAACCTGCTCGAATCTCCATTCTTCTTGGATGGTTCGGATCACGAAGTAGGCGATGAGTTGCTGTTGAAGGATAACGCTAATCAGGATGGGTTCAAATTTGCCTGTGATCCTGAGAATGAGTTGTTTGGTAAGACATTCGACGGTTCACCTGAGAACATCTCGATGGAGATTTTCCCTGAGTTCTATAGTTCCCATATTGGAATGAAATTGGTTGTGTTCAGCCACAGCGGTGATGAGATGACGGCATGGGCGGCAAAGGAGTTCATGAACACGCTCAATGTGGAGCAGTTGAACAAGATCGGAGAAGCAATGGCTTGGCTGATCGAAGCCTATGGCAAGGGCATTGTGAACGGTGACGGCACAATCAGCGGGTACATCACGGAGTACATCAAGAAGTAAACTAGGAGGATCGGAAAAGATCACGGGTGTGACCACCCCTCTGCCCCCAACAGGGCAGGGGGGTTTTTTGCTGCCCCGCCCAAGACCGAGTTATCGGACTCAGGAGCGGTGTGTTGATAGTCACAGGGGTTATCGGACTCGGCACAAGTTATCGGACTAGATGTTCCTGTATAATAATAGACAAGAAAAAATAAAAAATAATCTCACACACAGTCACATTCAATCCCCGAATGCGTTATACTGTGTGAGTCAGCAGGAAGTTCCTTCTGACACTTCTCACTCAACTCTTTCAGGAGATACTAATGTCGATTCAACTTTACAATGTTACTGATGCTGACCGTTCCACCCTCACCGCTGACCCCATCTCAATCATGAAGAAGGCGGGTTTGGATTGGACTGTGGCTACTCTTCCCATCGTGGCGTGTGGTGCGGATGGTGCTGCGTTCAGCGGTGGCGATTATCGTGCCATCGTTCGTGAGGACACAGGCTCGGTGTTTGCGGTGGCTAAGGATGGCTACACTAGCATCCAAAACCATGAACTTGCCGAATTGTGCTATGAAATCACTAACTTTAGTGGTACTAGTTGCGTTCAGGTTGGTTCACTCAATGGCGGCAAGCGTGTGTTCTTTCAGGTTGATCTTGGCGAGTGCAACATCGGCGGCGATGAGCGTGACACCGTATCGAATCGGTTCTTTCTTGGCACTAGCCATGACTGCACACAGGCTACCACAGGTGGCTTGAACTCGGTTCGTATTATCTGCCAAAACACCTACATGATGGCGTTGGCGGGTATGAAGGGCAGCATTGATACTGCATCAATTCGCCACGGATCAGGCAGCAAAGCAAGGTTTGCCATGATTCAGCAATGGGTGGAAGCAGGAATGGGTCAGGCAGCATCTTTCAATTCGTTCTGCAACAGTTTGGCACAGCGTGAAGTGACTACGGCTAGTGCTGATACCTTCTTCCAAGAAGTGTACAACAGCATGAACGGAACGCCAAAGGCACAGGGTCGTGGCAATACACGCTACGAGCAGGTTCTCGATGCGTGGCGTACCAACCTTTGGGTGGACACCAAGCAGACAAGCGTGAAGTCTGCGGGTTCACTTTGGGCAGCGGTGAATGCGGTGACGCAATGGTGCGACCATGAGCGTACTGTGAAGGGCGAGGACAGCAATGACAGCCTTCGCATGGAGTCTAACCTGTTCGGGGTAGGCTCGAACATCAAGCAGAAAGCCTACGCTCAGGCTGAAGCGTGGATGGCGGTGAACGCCTGACCCCTCGACGATCTTTAAAAGGTCTGACCCCCCTGCTCGTAAAACAGCAGGGGGGTTTTTTATTTATTATTATTTCGCCAGAGTTATCGGACTCGGCGGCGAAAAGTTGATAGTCGCAGGGGAGTTATGGGACGGCTGAAGTTATCAGACGCTACAATAATAATTTAATTTCTCACTTGACAACCACCTGAACATGGTGTATACTACTGGGGGATGGCAGCGTTTGCCAGCCCCTTTGGAAATGTTTCGGAATTGCTGTCACAATCCTCTAACGAAAGCGTTCTAACAGTATGCAAACTCACCCAACACTCAAAGACATCAACGGAAACCTTATCGTCTGCGTCCCTGCCAAGCGTCCTTCTAGAGCGCAGGAGTACGCTGTTCATAAGAGGGTCACGAAGCAGCAATGCCATTGCTGTGGCAAGCCTATCTCGGACAAGTCCCTCAAGACGGCTATGATGGTTCACATGACGGTGAATCAGGAGATCATGCCAGCCGATGCGGTATTGGCTGAGGAGTCTGATTCATGGGATCAGGGTTGGTTCTATATCGGAACAGCCTGTGCAAAGAAGAATTATCCTGTGGGATACTATACTGTGAGGGTCGGCAAATGACACGAATACAAAAACCTTGTAGGTGAGTGCTTATAAACAACACCTATCTGCTCTGTCATGGGTGTCAGCAACACCTGTTCACCCTGCGTTGTTTCGCCAAGTACCCTCAACAGGGGGAAAATCGTCAGGCGGGGTATAAATCCCAGTTCAGGCGAGTGTCTGCCACACCTGCCCAAGCCTCATCCGACTCTGACTTAGAGCCACCGAGATGAGGCTTTTTTATTTTATTATTATTCGAGTTATCGGACTCGAATGTTGATAGTCGCCCCCTGCCGCCACGGAGTCCGATAACTCGGTGCGCTCAGAGGACAGCCGTAGCACTTCTGCGTCTGCTCACAGTATACAGCGGAATTTGGGGAAGTCAAGAGAAATTTTAAATAATTTCGCAGATTTCTCAGATTCCTCAGATCGTGGCAGAGCGTATCTAAAGCCGCAGGGCGGCGTTGCAGGGCTGAGGGGTGCTGAGGGCGGGAAAAAGGCTACGGACGCTTCTGAGGGCATCTGAGAGCCTCTGAGAGGGCTGCTAGGGGCTGCGAGTTGACCCTCAGACTCTTACCCCTATTTTCGGCTAAAACTCCACATATTATCCCACACCCCCACTTCGCCCCATACTGCCCCACTTTATACAGTCTGACACCTTAAAAATCTTTTAAAAATCTTCATTTACCACTTGACAAAGGGGCAAACTGCGGTTAAGATGCTCAAAACGGCGAATGTTCGCCAAAATCGCACCCCACTCAAGGAACACAATGACTCCAACACTCTCACAATACTCTGACTTCGCCCAGACCTTTGCCTCACGCAATGCTCGCCTTCGTCCCCTGCACTCAGCAGGACATGATGGTGACGGATACTGCAAAGCGGTATTTCGATTCGGCACAGATCGCCTGTTTCGTGATGTACTCTATTGGTTTACCGACGAGTTAGACATGGCTTGTTGCCGCCTCATGTGGACTGCGGTGGCAGAGGTAGAAGGTGACACCATGATCCTGAATCAAGAGGAGTCCACACGCCGACTCGCAGACTTTTATTCTGTTAATCCCTATGATGGCTCTGAAGCCCAACAGGAAGCCCAACTCATGGATCGTCGCTGTGGTGTTACTGTTAATGACGGTCATTGGGACGGTAACGACCCTGCCACCTACGATTGGCGCACCGAACTTCACCTTCACCACAACTCTTATGAGCAAAACGGATAATTTTAATTTTATTCTGTCACACTCCAACAAAGAAAGCGTTACACTAATATGACAACTGCACAAAAACACATTCTAGAACACATTGTATTCGAAGCACGACAGGAAGATGGCTTGGTTGGCACAGGCGGCACTTCGTCGGAAGCCGAAGCCAATCTGCGCCAAGCCGTCAGGGAGTACAATCGCAACTCAATGGACGAGATCGTATGGCAAGACTGCAAGATACGCTTGTCGGAATCTCGTTGGTGGGTGGCATTTCAAGACGGTGAAAACGACTGCGTAGGTCGTGGCGATACTCGTGAAGGCGCACTACATGATCTAGACCAACAACTTAACAAGAAAGGTGGCAAATAATGTTTTTATTATTAGTTCGCAGACTAGACGAGCAGAGCCGTATTTGGGGAGAATGGCAACCCCACTCTGCCTACCCTACGCAGGAAGCCGTAGAAGAAGTGTGTTGGCATGACAGACTGGGCGGCGAAGAATGGAAGTACATTCAGTTGCAAGAGGCGTTCAAATGATCGACAAATCCTACCCATATCCTGATGACAATGTTTATAGTGCCACCTACGGTTTTGATATCGTAAAGGTTACCACATTCCTTGCCCTGTCGCTACAGCACGATGATCTAGTCGGACATGGTACAACCAAAGAAAGTGCGGTGAACCATCTTGAGTGGCTTATCTCTGAAAGCACAGGACAGAATACGGAATTTATGATGTTTATGCGTATACAAGAGAGTGTTTCCTACATTGCGAAGCGTAAGCGTGATGCGTGTTTGAAAGACACATTCAAAGGCATAGTGGGACACGGCACGACTCCAACCCAAGCCGTGGAAGATATAATCCGACAATGTAGCATATCAGACATCATAACAGACTACAAAGAGCCAACATGAAAGACCGTATCATAAAGACTCTGAAGTGTGGCGATGAATTTCAAGCCAATCGTGTAAAACAACATGATGATCTATGGCAATGGACTTATCAGAAAAGGGCAGAGCAACCTGATGAGTATGGCGTATGGGACTACACCTTCTATCGTGGTCATGCCATTCTGCAAGGTGGCGTTTGGTATGTTGACATCATGGACATGGCAGAAGAAGGCAGATTCTATACTAATCGCTACACCATCAAAGAATTGTGGGGCTGTATTGGCAAGGAAAGGGACTGGATCATGCTTGACACAGAGTGCGGCACAAAGGGCAAGCGTCTAGTTCCTGCCGTGATTCGGTTCATTGTTAGGAGTCGTTGGATGAAACAGAATGTATTGAATCAGAAAATAGGTTTAGGATTACAGGAGAAAGTATTATGTTAGAGTTAGCGTACAAGTTTATGTGTTGGGTTGTGGTTGGTTACCTTGCTTTGGGATGCCTGTCGTTTGTCTTGAATGCCATCTTCTACGAGGACGGCACATGATATTGATTGCCGCCATTGTCGTAGTCTGTATCATTCTGTTGGTCGGAATGATGATTATTGCACCCGAACTATTAGATTAAAATTATTAAATTTATTTGGTTTTCCACTTGACACACCCCACAACCTTTGGTACAATCACACTATGAAACAATACTCACGAGAACTTAAAGTAAAAGGCGGCACTCTGCGGATTGTGAAGATCAGCAGGACAAGTTGGCAATGGACTGTGTTCCTCGACAACAATGTGTTTCATGCCAACACAATGGAACAGTCCAGTCCACGCTGCTACGAGATACACAGTCGCAGTCCAAACTTTGGGTTTGGAACTGTCTTAGAGGAAACGCAGTTCCGTGTGGTTCAGCGTTTCATGGATTTACGATATGGGATAGAAATATGAAAGACAAGTACGACTGGATTGTGGTAGTTGGCAGAGTAATTGTTTGGAGTCTAGGATTTTGTTTTTGGTTGTACATTATAAGGAACTGCATCAAATGAATAATTGGAAAGCAAAAAAACATTGTACTGATACTGGCGTATACTTTGTATCAATTCGCAAGTTACCACCAAAGAGTATCTTCAACTCTAGTCCACAAGAATGGGACTGGGCATATAACGAGTACGATTCTGAAGGTGGCACATTTTCTGCACACGGCACAATCAAGAAATATCCGAGAGTATCTGATTGTGTCACTCATGTAATCACAATTCCTAATCCTGTGAAAACTTTCGGAGAGGATACACCCGACCTTATGTTCGGGGGTATGACGATACACGAAACTGTGATGCGACTTGTAAACTGGCAAAAGCAAGAGGAGAAAGCAAAACTATGAAAATGAAATGGAAACAAAAAAAGTATTCGACTAGTAGCATATACGGTGGCGTATACTTCATATCAATTTGCAAGTTATCCCCAACAGAATGGGAGTGGATTTATGATGAATACGGATGTGGCGAAACTGAGAGATCATGCACATACAGCGGCACAATGGTGAAATGCCCCAAACCAAATGCTTTGAAGTGTTCGTATATAGTATCAATTCCTAATCTGTGGAATACTTTTGGACATGATACAAGACAAGAACCAATCGGCGGCAAGACGATACACGATACTGTGATGCGAGTGGTTGAATACTATAAACAACAGGAAAAAGTTACACTATGAAATGGCGTAGAACACTATTAGAAGGAGAGTCCCCATTCTTTTTGATCAAGTGGTTAGAAACTCTTAAAGAATCTGCTACGATGTGGCAATGGAGAATCGTAACATCACATAATAATTCAGCACTTCCCTGCAAAAACCTTATGTATAAGTCACGAGGCAAATATCGTATTCCTGTAGTTTACGATGATAAACATGACGGATTGTATCTTGGAATTGCCATTGGCAAGAATCAAACAGAATGTGTGCGTCAGTATTTTAGCATGATAGAAACTCATGAAATCCTAAAACGAGCCGAACTTATCAATAAAATTTTTGGAAGAAATTATGAAATCTCCTAAGATATACGAACAATTTGGCTCTTTAATATGTTTGATGACAGGAAAATTTGAACACGGAAAACATAAAGTATTCCTTCGTCAACTTGTCAGGCGTGATGGTAAATGTGTGCGTTGGGTTATTGTTCACACCAAACAAAAACCTGACACTCACAAATACTTCTTAACTCACGAAACTGTATTTAAGGGAATCATGCAACACCATAAAGGAAAATACTGGATCATATCGTGGGAAGATTACAAGAAACTTAAACTTAAACTCTACAGTACGGATGGTATTCAGCATTTCACACAATACTGTAAAACACAAAAAAATTCTTTCAACATTCTTACGAGATTTCCAAATTACACAAATTATAGAAAATGGGTGTCACAAACTCCAAACTCAAGCGTTTAACTAGTATGAGCAATCAAACACAAAATCGTCGAAACCCAGTCGCACCCACACGCTACGAAGGAACATACTGCAATCCATTCAGCGATGACGCTGAAGAATTGGAAGCACACGAAACCTTTGCCACACGAGCAGCCGCAGAGTCGTGGGCAACCAAGATGGCAGTCAATATGTTACGCAACGGCTTGCCAACAGGTGAAGCCAACATTTATGATACAATCTGTAATGAAACGGTATTCTCCGCAGAAGTGGTGCGTGATAAAGTACCATCTACTGTGCAAATATATTCTGTTAATTCTAAGAAAGATTCGTTTTATCGCTTGACACCGCAACAAATCGAGGTTATAATCAAATCATGAGCGACACACAAAAAACAACCATGTCTGAGGATTTTATCGTAAACATCGGCATTGTACTCACTCCACCCGAACACACGAAGGATCGTGTTGACATCAGCGTTGAAGCATTCAAGAACCTGATCGGCATGGCGTGGATCGGTGGCAAGTGTGAACAACTAGAGATAACAAACAAAGAATTGCAGGAGATTGCATCATAATGGAGAAGATGACACAACAGGAAATCAATAAAGAGTATTTCCTTAAAATCGCACTCGCACTCACTCCACCCGAACATACGAATCATGTTCATATCACCATTGAAACATTTAAAAATTTAATTGAGTCTGCATGGATGAGTGGTCAATGCGAAGCAAACGAGTCTGCATGGATGAACGGTCAATGCGAAGCAAACGAAAGGAAATATACCAATGAAAGAGTATGATGGCGTTTTGGATGATCAATTCACCAAATTGCGTAATGCTCGCAACAAGACTCTTGCAATCATTGAATCACAAGAGTCGGCGGCTATTGCCCAAGCGAAGGATAATGCACGGAATCTTAAAGAGTACAATCAACTGCAATTCATTGCTGCCTGTGATGCGGCTAAGTTCTTGGTTGGTATTGTATACAAAGCGGAGAACATGACACCATGACATACTCTAATCCAAAAGATCAAGCGGCGTGTTCACGCAGACACTATGTGGCAAATCGTGCAAAGATATTATTGCGTAGAGCAGAGTATCGAGCAATCAAATCAGCAGAAATCAAAGCCTATCGCACAAAATACAATGCTACTCACACACAAGAAAACAGAGATCGACAGCGTAAAGCAAGATTAAACAACCCAGTCCGTAGTCGTATTAACATGATAAATGCGAACTTCAAGAGGAGATCACGAATGAAACAAATTTATATTAAATTAACAGACGATGAAATGATTGTGCGTGGTAAACTAATTTCAGAGTGTGTCAGACTGGAGAAAGAACTTGGAATCCAATACCATATAGATCATATTGTTCCTATTGTATTGGGTGGCTTGGATCATCCTGTAAACTGGCAGGTTATTTCAGAAGCCGAGAATTGCCGTAAAGGTAGCAAGATGACAGATCAGGGAATCAAGTTGTTGCCCAAACTATTGGAAGTTTACCTTGACAGACTAGGTGTTGATGCCGCAACTAATTTCGCAGACTCGCACAAAGAACACTTCGACAAGATGGAGTCTGATATGGAGTTCAATGACTTTCTTCGGAGTCTAGAACATGACTAAACTTAGTGTGAAAGAATGTAGGAAATTGCTTGAACAGCAAGGATGGAAATTCTTGAAAATAAAATCTGTTATTATATTCTCAACGCCGAATGGCAAAAAAACAAGGATGTATAAACTCACTCATCACAGCCGAGGCACATTCTTGGCAAGCACACGCAAACTTAAACTGTTTGTGGCTGAACAAATCGAACTGCAAGAATGGGCATATCCGTGGAGAACAATATGAACGATACACCAAATAATAATATACCAAAGAAAATCAGACTTCATATCATTATTGAGTGTGATGCAAACAATGAGGATGACAACGAATGGATCGTTGCGGAAGTAACAGATCAGACAAAACAATTAACTTCTAATCTGTCATTTAACAACGAATGTTGGCTAGACGAAGTTGAAGAAATTTTATAATTATTTGATTACCTACTTGACATACCATAAAACTTTGCTACAATACACACATGAACGACGAACCTGAATACAATGAATACATGAATGAACTCTACCAAGAGTATGTACTTGATGATGTAGATTATGACTTTCAAATGGACACAACCGATTACCGAGAGGATTACCGATGAAACCTACCTATGACCAGTTTATCAGCCATGTTGTTGAAAATGCTCCCGACGAAGTTGCTTTGGGATTTAATTATGATAAAGCAATGGACATTGGCGAAGTTGTTGACCTGTGTCGTGATGTGAAAGATATTGTTGATAAGATGTCAGACTCTCTTGAGTTTATTGACAGCATTTCAGAAAATGTAGAGCCTGAGCCAGTCAATAATTTCACACAGTTGTGTGAAAAGACTACCGAGTATCTTGGCATCACACTAGGCAGAATCATTGGATTGAATCAGCAGTTGCGTGAAGCCGAGAATCAAAATATGATGCTGAAACTTGAATTGGCGCAATGTGGAGAACTGGACACTAAACCCCAAACCGAAGGAGATATGCAATGAGTACGCTTACACAAGCATGGAGTACGGAAGCACTTGAGAATCTAAAGCAATTCAAAGGTTACCTGCGAGTAACCTTTGTAAAGGCAGACGGATCGTTACGCAAGTTGCGTGGCACAATGAACCTTGAGTTGATGCCGAAAGAATGGCGTGATCGTAAGTATAATCATAAGAAACAAGATAATACTACAGCAATCTTTGACTTGGATATTGAGGAGTGGCGTTCATTCCGTAATGATTCTATCGTAGAGATTCATGTAATTCAAGGAATTGAGTAAACATGAACAAAGAAAACGGAACATGGTTTGTTGTAATGATTCATTATAAAGATGTAGATTCAGATTTCTATGCCAAGATAGGAACTCTTGACATGGATCACGAAGATGAGGATGAAATGTTTTATTATTATGAAGGATCAGAAGAAAATTTCCTGAAAGAGTTTTCTAAAGATGAGAGCCACGAAGAATGGTATGCAACAAAGGCGGTAGACATTGACTAATATGATAATACTGATTAGTGGTATTGCAGTAGGCTTTACATTACCTGTATTGGGATATTTGTTGTATTGGTATGTTGGACTGGTCATGGAAGAAAACGAATTAAATAAGGACAACAAAACAAATGAGCGTTGAACAGAATGCAGCACGAAGAATCCAATCTCTCATGAAGTTTGCCATGAAAGAGTGGGGCTACGAGTACGAGAATCCAAGCGACATGATCGCAGATATTATTCATTACTGTGATTTTAACAGTATGGATTTTAAGGATGAAGTCAGAATCGCAAAACACATTACAATGGAAGATACCATGATGGATAAATTTATCTTTGGAAGTGGAGATGATGATGAGCAAGCGACAACTTGACAGATTCGATCTTGAAGCCGAAAGAGAGGGACTGGCTCTGCGTTCCCCTGCCCTGCACACAGCGAAACCTTGTGCTGTTGGCAGGGGAACAATCAAGATGCGTAAGATGCACCACGCAGCCGACAAGTTTGTTGAATGCAAAACAATCAAGCAATCATTCACGAAAGGATGGCATTGTTGAAACATTGTATAGAATGCGGAAATGATATTGGAGAATCTCGATTAGAGTGTCTGCCTGACACAGACACTTGTGTGAAATGTTCTAAGGCTACAGGATATGTTGGCTTCATGGACTGGTCACATAAAACAGCACCCGAACTTGTATTGATCAATTCAGCAGACAAGGAAAACATACGAAGGGCAACGGCAATCAATGAACGCAGACGATGAAAAAAAATTAAAATTAATTCTAAAAACACTTGACACAACAAACCTTTCTTGCTACAATAAAAAAATGAAAACAAAAACATATAAATATGATTTCTCGTTCAACTTTCGTGTATTAAAATATCCCCCTTTAATGGGCGATGGATTTGGTATTCACGAAGTCCACTACGAAGGCAAGAAGATCGTGTACATTCATGATACACAGACTTTAGTGGGCAATGATATTGCAGAATTAGGTAGAGAATTGAATAATCGCAAGAAAGCATTTCAAAGTCCAGTCTTAGATTATTCAAAGTATTTCAAATTGCGTAAGATCAAAGGCGAGAAAGTGTGGTGTTTCGTTGAGAAAAAATAAACTATATTCACAATTTGCGGTGATTAAATTCTACGAGTGCGTTCCGTTTGCTGTGGAATTTGAAAGTGAGTCACCAATCACAATAGACAAATCAGTATCTTACATGGAAGCAATGGAAAAATATGATACTGAATTAGACGAAATGTGGTTTATTTCACCACCTTACACAATAGACATTGATGACATTTATGTAGAGGACAACAAACAATATGACGAATAATAAGAAAAATTTTATGGTTAATGTAGAATTTATTGTTCAATCAAATTATCTTATAGTTCAATATATTACAAATGAACTGCAACAAGTAATTCAAAATAAATTAGAAGAAAATGGATTTGATGCGTTGACACATGATATGATTTCAGTTACAATTTCACCCGAACAAGAGGAGATTACACAATGATTAAGAAACTAGAAAAGACAGTCGAATATGATGGAGTAGAACTTACTTACGGAGATATTCCAGTAGATACTGGAACTCCAAGAGTGTTTACATTCACGGCATTAGAGCAATGGGAATTAGATAATACAGAGCCGCAAGATGGTTCTGATCTAATCTGCGAAGATGTTCTCATTTACGAGATCGTCATGTTTGCCGAGGATATGAGCAGTCACAAGACTTTCTATTACCCCAACAGCAAACCAACCACAGACGAGAACACAGAGGCATCCGATGTATTCTATGAGTGCTACGAGTATGCAATGGAGAACGCCAAGAGTGATCGTTACGACTTGGATGAAGTTGAATAAATTTAATAATTATTTGATTTACCACTTGACACTAACCGAAACTTTGCTACAATACTGACATGAAAGAAGAAACACAATGAGATTGAGAAAAATGAGTGACGAGATCGCATTTATGAAAAGCATGGCTGATGGTCATGATCCAAAAATAATTGCAACATACTGGGAAATTGAAGATGTAAGAATGTGTGATGGTTCTCAGTCTTTAACTGACGCAGAATGTGAAATGATCTTGGAAAAATTTTGTGATATGAATTGTATGGATCAGATATTCGAATCAGTAAACGAAAGCCTACAACAATTCGTGGATGACTTTAAGCCAACGATGACTATAAACCAGTTTAAGAAAACAAAGACTAAAAAGAAAGTTATTAAAAAGAAAGGTACAAAATAATGAACTACGAAGAATTTTATCGTGAACAATTTGACAGAGATTCTGATGATTTTGTCTTGGATGATGATATTGATTTAGATGATCTTGAGAATGAAAATGTTGAAATAGATGATGGATCACAGACTAACGAAATGGATGTTGTTGATTCGGAAGATAAAGAATCAGACGATGAAGATAAGAGTTTAGATGCTGATGACGAAGATCAGTATGATCCTGAACCGATTCCACTAGAGTATGATGGATACAATGACGCAGACAATTATTAAACAAGAAAGAAACTAATACAATGACAAAAGATCAATGGAAACGATTTGAAGATTCACACGCTATTTGCCCTGACCATGTAAAGCAAATGTTTGCTAAGGGAGTGATGACCAATGACGAGTCAATCGGCATGACACTAGCCATCTTTACGCTGATGAATTGCGGAGAAACTTTGAAGGCGGCAAACGAAGATAACGATGATGTGCGGGAGTTTATCGAAACTTCCATGTTAATGGTCGGTGCTTTGTATGGCAGGATTCATGGTGCTTGTTTAGTCTTGGATAATGTAGTAAACGAGAACATTCTGTTGCAAGCCGAGAACGCTTGCCAACAACCTGTAATCTACGGAGATAAAAAATAATTTTAAAATTATTTGATTTACCACTTGACAAACCAAACAACTTAGACTAGAATGAACATATATGAAACACTCAAAAAAATTACTCGTAATTAAAGAAATGCAACGACTAGGTTACACTAATCCGTTGAGCCGTGAACAGATTCTTGTGGCTGCAAAAGGCGTGGGACTTGGAGTCACACCACTTTGGGCAGTCACTCCCGAAAATCGAGTCAGTCGTGGACTATTCAATGTCCCTGAACTTGATACTGAAACTTTACTTCCACCAATCGCTCAACCTGAGCAGAACTTACTGGACTCTAATATGAATGATACTACAATGCAAGCCGTTATGACCAACTCGCAATCCCATGAGCAGTTGATTCCTGATGTCAATGCAACATACATTCCGTGGGGACACTACGACGAGATTGCAAAGATTATCTCGTCCAAGAAGTTTGCACCTGTGTTCGTGACTGGCTTGTCAGGCAATGGCAAGACAACCATGATCGAGCAGATTTGTGCCAAGCAAAAGCGTCAACTGTTTCGTGTGAACATTACCGAGTTGACTGACGAGGATGATTTGTTGGGCGGTATGCGACTTGTCAACGGTAATACTGTTTGGCAAGATGGTGCAGTCGTGAAGGCGATGGAGTGCGGCGGCGTTCTTCTCCTCGACGAAGTGGACTTGGGATCACATAAGATTATGTGCTTGCAGCCTGTGCTTGAGGGCAAGGGCGTGTTCTTGAAGAAGATCAACAAGTGGATTCGTCCTGTTGAGGGCTTCACCATTCTTGCCACAGCCAATACCAAAGGCAAGGGCAGCGACGATGGACGCTTTGTGGGAACTAACATCTTGAACGAGGCGTTCTTGGATCGCTTCGACTTCACTTACGAGCAAGAGTATGCTCCTCGTGGCACAGAGAAGCGTATTCTCATCAAGAAGATGGAAGCGTTTGGCAAGCGTGACAATGACTTTGCCGATGCTTTGACACGATGGTCGGAAACCATTCGCAAGGCGTTCTATGAAGGTGCAGTCAGCGAGATTATTTCCACTCGCCGACTGGAAGCCATTGCAAAGTTGTATGCAGTCTTGGAAGTTCGCATGGTCAGCATTGAGCGAGCATTGAGCCGTTTCGATACTGAAACCAAGACGGCATTCATGAACTTCTACACAAAGATTGATCCTACGATCAATGGTGGTGTTGAGGTTAATCATGGTATTGATCCTTTTACTGGGAAACCACCTGTTCAACCCAACAGCATCGGCAGCGAGCCACAGGAAGCCGACAATGCGTAATTCGTTCTCGCAACAGGCAGGGGGGTCATTTCCCGACCCCCCTGACACCGACGAAGATGATGTAACCTACGACGATGATGAATGGACTGATGTTAAACCAACAACAAAGGAGATTGTGAAATGAATATAAGTATTAATGTTCCGAGTGATTACGAAAAAGTTAAAGAGATAGCACCAAATTTTCTTGCATTAAAAACACGACAAAAGAAGTTTGTAATGTTTCTAGTCGATCAAGGAATTGCCTATGCAGAAGTGAAGCGTGACAAGTTGAATGAGATGGGAATCCAGTTTGGATTCAAGTCTGCACCAACTTGGATTGTGCAAGACAAAGCACGAAAGTCGGTTGAGTACGGAGTTTATCTAATCCCTGAAATTGTTGAGTGGTCGAATTATATTATCACAAAACAGGGAAATCCAGTATATTAATATATTTTCATATTTCCTCGTCCGTGAAAATGGGCGGGGAAATTTTATTTTAGAAATCTTTCAAAAATCTTTCAAACCTACTTGACACCACTCAAAACTTTGGTACAATACTGACATGAAATCAATCTCACAACAATCACACGGCAGTCATAGCACTTTCGCAAAACTAATGTCAACAGAAAACCTTTCGGTGATCTTTGACTCAAAGGCAAAGACGGCATCAATGGATGTTAAGAGTCGTGTCCTGACCGTGCCTGACTGGTCAGACATGACGCAAGAGGCGTATGACTTGTTCCTGTCACACGAAGTCAGCCACGCACTCCACACGCCACCTGAAGGCATGGAGCAGTTCATTGACTCTGTTGTTGGTAAGACAGCAAGCAATGATGACAAGAGCCGTGCTGCCATGTATCTTAACATCGTGGAAGATGCTCGCATTGAACGACTCATCAAAGAGAAGTATGCAGGATTGCGTAGTGATTACTACAAGGGATACAAGTGGCTTGCCGAGAATCAAATGTTTGGTGACTTGAGTGCCGCAGACTATACCAAGATGCGAATCATTGATCGTACCAACTTGCACTTTAAGATTGGCAAGCATCTAGGAACACAGATTCCATTTAGTGCCGACGAGCAAGCCATCATCAATGATGTTGAGGCGGCACAGACTTTTGAGGAAGTGTGTGCGGTGACTCGTCGCTTGTGGGACGAAGCCAAGAAGGAAGCCAACCAAGAGCCTGAAACGAGTGATCGACCACAGGGCAAGCCAACAAAGGGTGGCGATGGGCAAGATGGCGAATACGAAACTAATGGTGATGGCGATCCTAAATCAAGAGAGGGAGAGCAATCCGAGCAGCGTCACAACATTGCACCCGAATCATTCACGGCTAATGCACAAAAGCAATGGCTAGACAGCAAGGTCAAAGATAATTATTATTCTGATAAAGATGCTCCTGCGTATCTTCCCGAATACAATCTTGAGAAAATTATCGTTCCTTATGTTGACATTATGAATGCTATAGAAAACTCTTTATCCAACTCCAAGTCGAAAGGCATGAAAGCGGCAACAGAAGAAATTATGACCTCATACAATGCGTTCACCAATGAAGCCAACGCAACAGTCGATGCAATGGTCAAGGTGTTCCTGACCAAGAAGGCGGCTCAACAGCACCATCGTAATCAGACTGCCAAGACTGGCGTATTGGATATGAACTTGCTCACACAATACAAATGGAGCGAGGACATCTTCAAGCACTTCACCGTGAAGCCTAACGGCAAGAATCACGGCTTCGTGGTGTTCCTCGACTGGAGTGGCTCGATGCAACCTCTTGTCCAAGATGTTGTGAAGCAAATGTATATTCTTACATCTTTCTTTCGCCGCATCGGTGTGCCATACGAAGTGTATGCGTTCAGTACAAACACCCCAGTCTTGACTGGAAATTACGATAAAGATGATAACAAATCATATAGCGATTATAGTGAAGCGGCAGAAGAATTGCAGAAAAATATGTTTTCTGTTAAAGACATTCAAAGCAATTACGGTCAGACTGGTGTTGTTACAGCCCAACCATTCCATCTCTACAACTTCGCATCTAGCAAGATGCGTAAGACTGAACACATGAATGCAATGCGACACCTGTTCTTCTTGGGTGCGGTGCTTGGCGGGTACGGCTACAAGTTTGGTGGAGATTGCCCCAACACTCCGTGGTGCTTGCGATTGAGTGATACTCCGCTAGATGATGCGATTATTGCAGCAAATCAAATCTTGATTAATTTCCGTAAAAAGAATAAAATCGAGATATTGAACTGCGTAGTAATTTCAGACGGCTCGACTTCGGGAAGTCCAATCTCAAGGAATTATTATGGGGATGATGATGATATTGGTGTACGCAGACCGACTCGTATTATTAATAAACGGACTGGTGCTTCATACTCGATGCACGAGCGATTGACCACAAATGTTTGTGTGGAGTACCTTCGTGATAATACTGGATGCAATGCAATTCTTCTGTTCTTGGATACTTCTACATCAGTCAAGGGCATTCGTATTCCTTCCCACAATGTTGCCATGATGGGAAAGAATAATAAAATTATTGAGTTGAGTCCTGCTTCATACAATCAAGATACTACGGAATTTACTGCCCAATGGAACAATGAGAATTATCTACTGGCTGTGTGTTCTGATCGTTCTCAAAGAATGTATTATGATTCTGAAGATACTACGCCTCTAAATGAAAAATCACAACAAAGTTTCAATCAAGTGTTTATTATTAGATGCACTCGCAAGGAAACGGTTGATGCCTACGAAGATATTAATATGGGAAATGCCACTTACGCCAAGTTAAAGAGCAATTTCATTCGATCCTTGCAGAAAAAGATTGTTTCAAGGACTTTGGTAAATCGGCTCGTTTCAAGTATGTCGGCTCATATATAAGGAGTAAGAAGGTAGGTGGTATCGTGCAGCATAGAAACCCCCAAACTATTAAATTCTTAGATTCTATTAAAGCGGAACTCCATTCTTATGGTTTCCGTTTTTTAATTGGTAAGGGACAGCAACTTAATTCGGGTGAAGGTTGGAGATCGTCGGGGTTCTTTGACGAGGACAAGCGAGTGATCAAGGTGGCAGGGGGCAGACCTGACTGGCTGCAAGTCCTCGTCCATGAGTATGCTCACTTCAAGCAATGGCTAGAAACCCCTGCCAATGTTTATAATGCAGACTGCCACGCTAATGTGATCGTCAGCCGTTGGCTGCATGGTGGCGGCAAAGAAAAGACAAGCCCTACAATCGTCCACAAGGCGTTCCGACGAGTCATGGCGTATGAGAGGGATGCCGAGATTCGGGCAGTCAGGATCGCAAGACAATACGATCTGCCAATTAATCCGAAGGTGTACGCCAAGTATGCAAACCTATACATTTACTCGCACCACCTGATGCGTGACAGCGGCAACTGGAACACGGTGGGAAATCCCTACCTGTCTGAATCCATCTACCGCATTATGCCGACAGACTTCAGCCGCCGTGCCGACCTGACCATTCCACGCACAGTCTACAAAGCCTTGTCTAAGTATTATTCTGTGAAATAATTTTCACGGGCTTGCTGGTAGATTTCACGGACAGATTTGAACTATATTAATATAGTTCCCAGTTCCTTCAAAATTAGAGTTTACTATGGCTCGAAGGCTTCAGGGGGGTGCTGTTGGATATATTAATATAACTTGGTTCTGCTTGCCCTGCGTCCAGACGGCTGCGCTCTGGGGTCGGCGATTGTTGATAGTTGACGCAGCGTCCCATAAAATTCGTGGTTAGTTCCCCTTGACTTTTGCGTTATCGGATGTATGTTTGTTATGGGTCTTAGTTCTCTAAAGATTTCCCACAAGAACAGATATATACATCATGCCGAATTATAATTATGAATGCCGTAAATGCCAACATATTTGGGAAGATTTCCAGACGATGGCAAACTCTGAATTACCGCTGAAACAACCCTGCCCAAAATGTAAGGCTAGGAAATGCGTCCACAAGTCTTGGGCTGATTGTACGCCACAACTAGGGGCAGATCATAACCTGACACCCGACAAGATGACTGGTGGGCGGTGGAGTGAACTTATGACTCGTATGAAGGCGGCTACGCCTGAGAGCAGCCACCATAAGTTTGACCGTTATAATGGTATGAAGGGTCGTAAGTGGCACTAATGGTTTACGATGGTCGTAAGGGTATGATTATATTACGATGGTCGTAAGGGTATGATTATATTACGATGGTCGTAAGGGTATGATTATATTACGATGATCGTAAAGAGTTTGATTATATTACGATGATCGTAAGGGTTTGATTATATTACGATGATCGTAAATGAATACAAGGATTTGATTATGGAACCAAATAAACAACTCAAAAATATGGGTAAAAAGCCTCCAGTAAAAAAACTTTCAAATAAACAAAAAGAAAGATTATGGTTTTTCCGATGGTACGGAAGTGAACTTGCTAAATTGACTCCTGCTGAAAAAAATAACAGGTATGACAGGAAGCGTAAAAATAATTTTTAATAATATAATTATATTACGATCATCGTAAATGAATAGGAAATATAGATGAAACTTGCAAGTAAAAGTTCTTTGAGTAGGAGATCCTTAGTTTATGGTGTTGGGCTTAATGATTCCGATTATAATACTATAACAAAAAGAAATAATAAAATTATTTGGAGATGTCAATTTTATGCAAAATGGGAAGGTATGTTAAAAAGATGTTATTCATCTCGTTATCATAAAACAAGACCAACTTATATTGGATGTTCTGTATGTCCAGAATGGCGTTATTTTTCTAAATTTCGCCTTTGGATGGAGAATCAAAAGTGGGAAGGATTAGAATTAGATAAAGATTTGTTGGTTAAGGGTAATAAGATTTACGGTCCCAATACCTGTTGTTTTATACCACAGGCTATTAATAGTATTTTTGGTCATGGATGTAAGAAAAAATCTAATTTACACCTACCAGAAGGTGTCGGTTCAACTTATAATGGAAAATATAGAGTTAGAGTAACCATTACACCCAATAAAGAATATTCTAAAACATTTTCATCTTTTAAAGAAGCCTGTATATGTGCTTTAGAAAAAAAAATAGAGGCTGTTGAGTATGGTATTATTTCTTATCCTGAATTGGATGTTAGAGCAGTAATTGCATTAAATAGAGAAATAAATGAAATGCAAGAACAAATAAACAATATTCAAAATTCTTCACCTAATCTATTTGACATTCCACAATTATAAGGTATAATTACAGTATGATTTTAACACCGCATATCGTTATTAACTCGGACCACAATACAAAACTTGAAAATGCCGTGAAGGGGCATACATGGGACAGGAAGTGCCAAAAAGCATTTTGGACAAATAGTCGCCTGCCTGACGCTGCTAATTTTCCAGTAGAGGTCAGCACCAAGAAGATTGCCACAGAGCAAGGTAACGGCATGATTGTCAAATGCTCGGTGAACGGCAAGACGGTGGCATACGCCAAGTTTGTTAGCGCACCTATTGTGTTGCCTTGGAGTCGCCGTGTGTATGCGGTAGACATGATTCGAGTGCATGGTGACTGGATTGGTCACGACATTGCCCCTAATCTGTATAATTGGATGTCGCAACAGGGGGTTACAGTATTGAGCGACGCACAACAAACACCTCAAAGTCTGGCTGTCTGGCATAAACTTGGCGGCACAGGCAAAGTGTTTACTGTGGATATGCGAACAGGCATTTGGCGCAGTTACGATCCCCTGAAAATCGAGGATTGGATGCTGTTTGGTAACGGAAACCCGATGTGGTATTGGAGTGTTCGGTTTGTATTACCTGCAAAGTAATCTATTATAAATACTTATTATGAGCGATAAGTATAATCAGATAAAACAAACCTGGAAAATTAAATCAATTTTGAATGAAGCAGCCAACAACTGGAAACAGTCGTATGGCTGTTATCCTACTATCGGTGAATTTATTAATTTAATTAATGAAAATGATATAGTATTGCTTAATATTTCAGACATACTAATCGAAAATCGTTTAATTACTAGTAATGATATTACTTGGTTGTCTAAAAAGATTATTAATGAACAAGATGCTGGAGATGCTTATTTTAATAATGCTTCTCCCAAAGATATTGAAGAATTAATAAAGGGTGCTCCAGGCAATGCAGATAAAATACGAGACCGATATGCTAGGGCACAAGCAGCAAAAAAGGATAATGCTGCTGGAAAAAAGGGAGAACGAGCAAACGCAGAGCGAACAGCCGCAGAAGCAGCACAAAACGCTTCTACTGCAGAAAAAATGAAAACTGCTCAACAAGAAGCAGGAAAAAGAAATTCTGCTCAACAAGAAGCATCTAGACAAGAAAGAATTAGACAAGCACAAGCAGCAAAAGCTGCAGAACAACAAAAAGCCGCAGATTGGCAAGAAGCAAATAAACGAGAAAGAGTTAGACCTGAAGCACAAAAGACACAAGTACCACCAGAATCTGTAAAGCCTGTTGGAGAAAAAATTACTACTCCTTCTTGGAATATGCCTTCTGCTGGTACTGTAGTTAAAGCTGTAGTAAAATCTCCTTATACTTTAGGAAAAGGTCTTATAAATTCAGCTCCTGCAATTATTGGCTCACAAATAGGCAGAGATCTGGCAAAAGAATATTTTGGACCTGGTTTAACAACTGAAATTCCAGGAGAAGTTGCGGGAGCATTGGTTGGTGGAAAAGCAGGAACTGTGAGTTTGGGGATGATGAAAAATATAATGCCTTGGGCACCAGAAGGTGCTGCTTTAACACGAAATAGAGGGTATGAATTAAGGCATAACCCAACATTAGCTCGTACACTTGGTTGGGTTGGTGGTCTTCATCTTGCTGAACCTTTTACAAAAGATATGGACACATTACCAAAAATGGGTGTTGATATGGCGGCGATGTATGGAGGAGAATTAGCCGCAACTAAAGTTGTTTCGCCACTTGTTTCTAAAGTTGCAACTAAAGTTGCTCCGAATGCAATGAAAGTTGCTGGTCAAATCGGTGCTAAAATTGGAAAATTTGCTCCTGTGGTAGGAGCAGGTCTTATAGTAGGAGGATTATACGGTGCTGGCCAAAAAGCTCTAGCAGGAGATCCTTATGGAGCAGGATTAGATGCAGCATCTTCTGTTATTTCTCCAATTCCTGTAGTAGGACTGCCTATTGGTGTAGCACTAGACGCAGCCAGTGCTTACCATGATATGTCTCCAGAAGATAGAGAAGAACTAAAGAAAAAAGCAGCAAAAAGTATTCCTACTCCGCAAAATATAGGTAAAGCAGCTACATCTGGATTACAAAAATTAGTTCCTTCTAATATGCAAGTACCCGAAAAATCCGAAGACGAAAAACAAAGAATAAGAATGTTGAAACCAGAATTACAAACTATTCAAGAACAGTTTTTAAATTCATTTTTAAAAGCAGTAGACAAGGAAGTTGTTAAAAGTGGTAGCACAGTATTAGAAAAAGAAAAATTAAAATCTAATCCACTTAAAGATATTTTTCTTTGGTTAGATAAAAAATTACCAAAACAGGCAGAACCAACTAGTCGTCCAGTAAAAGAAATGGAACCAAATAAATTTGAAACACCAACAACTCCTACCGTATATCCTATAACGAAGAGTCCTTTAGATCCAATTACTTTACCAACAACTCCACCAACTCGTGTAGTTCCTACTATTCCTTTAAAACCTGCACCAATTACTTTACCAACGACTACCACAGCTCCACCAACTAATACTGATTTAGCAGCAAAGACTATTACTGATTTAGCAACAAAGACTGCACCAAAAGCAAAGACTGGAGCATTAGCAAAGGTTGAAACAAAGACTGAAACAAAGACTGACAAAAAGATTCCAGCAAAAACTACAACAAAAACTGACGAAAAGATTTTGGCAAAACCTGACGAAAAAACTAAATCAAAGTTTCAATGGGCTGATGGTAGCGTATTGCCAGATGCTCCGTCTTCCGATAGTTATGCACCAACAGAACGATATGGAGCTTCTGTTGCTCGTGCTAATCCTTTTTATGATCAACAAAATAACTTAAAATACAATGATTATATTCTTAATGTAAACGAATCTCGTTCAGGTACTTTAAATACTAAGACTGCAGTTCAAAATCGTGCTAAGAAACAACAGTATAAAGTTGTTGTAGTGCAAGACGGCAAGAAACTAGAAATATTTGCAAAAAGCATCCAAGGAATTCGACGAGCAGTATTCGGAAAAAAGAATTTTCGAGTATATGACGGTAAAGGTTCGGATATAACAAATTATTTTAAACGCTTAATGGCTGGCAAAAAATCTACATAAATACACTAAAGGACAACAATGAAACCAATTTCACAACCAAGTTACTCAAACATATTTAACATCTATAATGGTAATACACACGCAGCAGGATTCACTCCTGGAGGCACATACACCACAAGAGGCGGTGTTACCATGCAGCCATTCATGCCACAACACAGAGGATTGAATATTAGTACTATTGGTGGTATTACTCTTACCTTTACTGGTATGGACGGAGTAAGTGCATTTTGTAATTTTCCTGCAACTAGTCAAACGTTATTTCCGTCAATTATAAAGAGTTATAATCTTACTGGTGTCACAACTGGTCTCTGGATTCAAGGCTTAAACTAAAGGTTAATTTTATATTATGAAACATTTTAATCATGATCTAGTGACTCTACCGACAGGCGAAAGAATAGACGGCTTTTATCAGACACCAGACGGCACATTTCCCAGTGTGACCAGCGTGGTTGGCTGGAAAAAAACTCAGTTCTTTGCACAATGGAGAAAGAACAATCCGAAAGAGGCTCGACGAACAGTTAATCGTGGTGTGCGTCTGCATTCTCTGCTAGAGTCTTATGTGCTCAATACTCCAGAATGCACCAAGTCTGTTGATCCTTACACTCTTGACTTGTTCTACCAGATTCAGCCAGAAATAGACAAGATTGATAATATTCGTGGTGTGGAATCTTTTTTGTGGAGCAAATCATTAGGTTTGGCTGGTCGAACAGACTGTGTGGCAGAGTATGATGGAGTCTTGAGTATTATAGACTTCAAAGGCAGCACCAGACCAAAGCAAGAAAAAGATATTGAAAATTATTTTCTTCAAGGAACAGCATACGCAATCATGTGGGAAGAAATGACTGGTCAGAAAGTTGACCAGCTTGTTATTCTTATCTCTTGTGACGAAGGCGAAGTTCAAGTATTCAAAAAGAACATTAATGATTATAAAGACACACTAAAGGCTGCTATTGTAGAATGGAAGGAACATTATGAATTTGGACAACATAAATAAACAAAATTCACGAGAATGGGCCATGTTTAATGGAAATTCTAAAGGTGCTCAGAACCGAGCAAAACTTCTTGCCAAGCACGGCGGAAGATGGGAAACTCGTGGAAAGCATTGGTTTTGGAACTCTATGGTGAATATTAATATTCAATTTTTCCACAGAAAAGAGACGGACCGACAAAAACCAAGAAAAATTTACGTTTTTACCGACAAAGAAGGCATTAAATATATTACTGATAATTTTGAAAGGTTTTGTACTCAGCACAATCTAAATAGTTCTGCTATGTGGGAGGTTTCTTCTGGCAAAAGAAAGCAGTTTAAGGGGTTTACTATAGAGTCCCTGGGTTCTGAAGACAAACCAAAAAAACCCTAAATAGATTAGTGCTAAAAAATAATCTTCCATCTTGGTTTAATTTTAAAGAATATTCTAAATTTTTAACTGAATCTTCTATTCTTTTCCCCGATAAATCAAAAACAACTAAATCGCAAGACAAATTACAAGAAGCTTTCTTCAAGGCTTTACACGAAACTGCAGAGTCTAAACGAACTCCGTTAAAAGCAGAAAAACAACGAATGAGACCAGAAGTTGATCCTGCTAAGCGTGAAAGAAATCGTAAAAAAGAAAGTCGTCGCCAAGACAAACAAACAGACATTATGAGTCAAATTATTGTTGTAAAAAACAATAACAGCAACAAAGTAGAAATTATTTTAAAATCTGATTTTGATAAATCTCTTCATACTGTAATCAAAGGGCGTATAGGAAAAGTAGACAAGGGCGATATTACTAAAAGAGATCTAACGTATTACTCTGGTATGGAAAATTTTGTTAATACTAAAACTTCTATAAAAATATTAGGCAAAATAGAAAAAAATAAAAAAGATGATTCTTCTGATAAATCTTCTGATAAATCTTCTGATAAATCTTCTAGTGAATCTTCTGCATCTGTGCCACCTCCGCCAAATATTCGTGCCCCAAAGAATGGAAAAGAAATTACTGATGAATTTTCTACATATCCTGATTGGGATCATGATTACAATCAAATAAATTCTTTATTACCTGATGCCTTGAATAATTTATCTGGTAAGAAACTACCAACCGAATTTCAACAAGAAATTGATTCTAATAGAACTTTAGGTAGTTGTATAGAAAGAATAGTAAAGGAAATTTCTAAAACATTCCCAGAAGCTGCTAATATGAAATTTAGTTTAGCAGAACCATCATATCCTACTGGTAAATTATGGAATAGTATGAATATTCCAGAATCTGTAGGAAATATTAATCTTATTGGTGTGTCAAAAGAAGATTCTTTAGGAATTTCTGTTAAAATTGGTGAACAAATGAGACCAGGAATAAAAGGAGAAGCTGGGTTTGCACTAACAACTTCTCTGTCTCTAATAGATCCTAGAGAAATGTTTGAATCTTTTAGTTTAATGATTAAAGATTTTGTAGAAAATCTTCGTTCTGATTTTTCTAAAAATTTTATAGAACCAACTCAATCCACAACAATTCAACAAGGATCTTTGTTGTTAAACAAACAAAGAATGAAAAATGATTTTATTAGTAATCGCCAGCAACAACTTTTAAATACATCTGCTAATTTATTTGAACAATACATTAACGAAAATATAAACATAAAGTCTATGTTTTTACAAGAACTTTTAACTGGAAACGGAAAGTTTGAAGGAAATCCAGGATCTGCTCAAGCTATGTTGACTGCAAATAAAGACGGAACTGATGCTAAAATTATTCCATTAAATGCAGAGTTTGTTAATGATTTTTCAAAATCAAAAGATACAGATTTGCATTTGAAATTTTCAAAAAAAGAAAATGCTAGTAATGGGTTTCTACAATCATTATTTCAAAAAATGTCACAAATCAACGAAAGTTCATTGGATGTAGTAATGGATATTGAAAAAATTAAAGATTATATTAGTATGCCTTTAAGTTTTTTAGAAATATTCGAACTAGAATTAATAGACGCAGTATTCGTCAAGCCTTTATCGTATTCTGATTTTTATTCAGGAGACTCTGATACAGAAAATACTATTACTATTAATTCTGGAACACCATCAGAACAAATAATTAATATTCCAGTCAAAATGATTTTTGATCCAGAAGGAAATTCGGAAGATTTAATACAACGTGGAGCAGATGCTCTTATGGAATCATATTTATTTTGTAATGATTATTTCGCACAACAAGTTAATAGTGGTTGTATGACTAGTTTTGATGCCGTTAAAATTCTTAACGAGCAATTTTCTATTTCTGAACTCAACGAGAGAAATTATCGCAGAGAATATGATAATTATCAGGGATCAGCAAAACAAAGAAAAAATAGAAGCAAACGAGTTCTTGCTCGAAGAAAAATGATAAAATTAGGCAAAGTTAAAAAGGGTGACGGCATAGATGTGAATCATAAAGACGGAAACCCACAAAATAATAACACAAACAACCTAGAGCCTATGTCTGCTCATAAAAATAGAGCTATGCACGAAGATCATGGTGCTGGTTTCGAAGGAACTCCAGAATTAACCGATAGATTGAGTAACGATACGCCATTTTCAAAAAATCCATCACAAAGGTGTGAAGGATGTAAAACATATTTGGAAATACGAAAGAAGAAAAAGAAATAAAATATGCCTAATGGAATTTTTAATATTTCTCAAGATTTTGTTAGAGTTTTCGAGGATTGGGCAATTTATACAGCAATTTTTATTGGTGTAATAATAGGTTTCATGAAAAGTTGGTCTAAATTGAAGAGTTACCTGAAAATGGACAACTTTTTCATAGTTCACAGTGAAATACATGAACTTCTCACAGAACTCAGATTAGTAACAGATTCTGCTCGTGCTCAAATCATACAACTCCATAATGGCGAATATTTTATGGATGGTGTATCAATGAGGAAATTTAGTCTTACCCACGAATCTCTTGAAAAAGGTATTGCTTCTGATGGCTCAAGAATACGTGGTTTTTTGTGTTCAATGTTTATTCCTCTATTAAATCTTGTGGTAGAAGATAACGCAAAATTACACTATTCTCAGGACCTTAAAGATAGTTATTTTAAGCAATATTTAGAATCTAGGAATGTTGAAGCATTTTCAGTAATTCCTATTTGGATACAAAACGAAATAACTGGTTTTTTAATGATTCAGTGGTGTAGTTCGGTAAAAGCTGAGATTGTGGATAAAACTTTAGCTGTTCATGAAATTACAAAAATTCGTAATTCTGTTGCCATACAACTAGGATTACAGTCAAAATAAAAACATATAATTTTTATTTATAAATATGTAAAAGGAACAAAAACTAATGCCAACTATAGATGACATAATTATTGCTGGAATACCATCACCTACTTTATTGAATTTGTTTGGTACTGTTTCTGAAAAAGAAATAGGTCTTATGACGATTCCTTCTTATAATAGTTGGTTGGGTAGACTAAACGATAGTTCGTATAAAACCTCTGGTCCTACTGGTGCTTGGGCTGGAGAGTGGTGGAGTATCTACAATTACCTTCAATATGGAGGTATTTGCGTTGTTGGAAGTACTGGATCGCTCGGAAACAATAATTTAGTTGATTTAGATATTATTTTTAATGATGGTTTAAGTGATACTATGTTTTTGGATACTATAGAGTTAACTAAAACAAGAAAAGATTGTTTAGGTTTTTTAGGAACTCAAAAAAATCTAAAATCATTCACAACAAATATTTACAATAAATCAGTAAAATTTAAAGATTTTACTGATGTCACAAGAACAGATGACATAGTATTAACCACACCAATAGGCACTAATGGACGTTCTAGCATACAATCAAGTGCAAATTTAGCAGGCGACAAAAAAGACGCATATCTTCCTGAAACAGAAATTTCATATTTAGTGCCTTTTTTAGATTATTCTACGTCTTCAGACTGGTTAGACAGATCAAAACATAATAAAACAGAAATTTACTATAATTCAGACACAAAAGGATTTATTATAAATCCTTCTCTAGTAAAAAAGGGATTTTCTAAAAATGTTTTGAGCGGGGTAACTGGAATTAGTGCAGGAAATATAAGTATTGGACCAAATCATATAGCGGTAGTAACTTCTACAGGCGGATATACTGCTTTTGAATCCTCTTTTAATACAGAAACCAAATTTCGAACAACTCCTCCTTCAGGTTTAACTGGAATTAAATCTGTAGCAGTAGGATACCATCATACTTGTGTTGTAACAGCTGGAGGAAATGTGGTGTGTTGGGGCCAGGAAGATAGAAATAAAGCATATTCTCAAACTGGGTATAATATCTCAGGAGTTTGTAGTTCTGTGCCCATAGGTTTAATATACGGAACAGGAACTCCACAATCCCATCCTTTAACAGCACTTGATACTCCTTATGGTATATCTCTAACTAATGCAGGAAATAACAATAATACTACCACAAATATTCCTCCACCTTTAGTTCCTGTTCGAATAAATGGCATTACTCTTACTGATATTATTCAGGTATTTTGTCCCACAAGTTATAATTTTGATGGAATCAAATTAGGTCGATCTGGATTTTCAAATTTTGCTATTAGTGCTGGAGGAACATATTATGGATGGGGAATTGGCGAAAATTTAAATTTTCCAATAACCATATATTCCCAAGGTTCTGCTACTTATCAAAGTTCTTATTTGACTAGTTATGTAAATAACTATAAAACAGCATATCCTTCTTTTCAAAAAACACCAGCACATAGTCTATCGAACAGCATAACACCATTAAACAACATACCTGGTTTAGACAATAATGATATTGATTATATAAACCTTTCCAACACAACATCTTCAAAAAATACAGGAATTACGCAGGATTGGAAATTTTATGAAGATTATATGATGGTGTTTAAAGATAAAAAAGTAAAATCTATAAAAAATTTACACAGTAATATTATAGACAAAATAGTTATAGACAAAAGCGTTAAGAATAGTTTACCTGGGGAGAATTATGTGTCTTATTATAAAGGTGGTATTTCTTTATATAATAATGGGCGTATTGATGCTTTTGGATCACTAGCGGGGTTGTGTTCTTCAACCAACAACTTTATAGTTCAAAAAGGTCTACAAAATAAATTTTTACATGTTGGGGGAGCTACTTTAGATTTTAATGTATATAATAATCAAACGAATAGTGGAGGATTAACCTATACTAACGTTTACACTAGTGATCATTCATTTATTGCAATATCAGATAATAAAATTTATTATACAAATACTATGGCGGATATTGTAATAAATCAACAACAAAAATGGTACGAACCAATTCAGTGGCCATTAGGAACCACACTAACAAATGTTATTGATGCAAAAACAAGTTACAGTATGGTTCGACTAAACTGTGAGAACTCTGGCGGAGCTGCCGACAACTATAACTATTTTACCTTTATAGTGGCAATTCTAAAAAACAGAAATGTTGTAGTTATACCGTCTGGTGCGGTTTATAGATCCTCTATTGGTAATAGTAATGATTTAAATTCATACACAGACGTGAATAATGTTGGTGAAACTGAATTTCATAATCAATATTTAGGAACAAATTCTAACGGAAACGGAATTACACTTTCTGGTGGTACTACTTATGGTAGTGTTATAAAAATTTTAGGACAAACACTTAGTGACGTAACACAAACTTGTTGTGGTCTTCTAACTACCCTTAATAGTACTTCTCAAATCGTAATACAGAATCAAATATTAGCTCTTAAAACAGACGGAAGTGTGGTACATTGGGGAAATAGTAGTAATAAAAATATTCCACAAATTGCAAATAATAGTGTTGTATATTTAGAGAGTGCAGTAAATCTTATAGATAACCATATTTGCACCGATCCAGAAATTAGTACAGCAATAGACACCAGATATGTTGCTCTTAAAACAGACGGAAGTGTAGTATCTTGGTTAATGTCTAATGGTAATGATAATTATTTGCATTATCCTGGTCCGTATACCTCCGTAAGCACGAATTTTGATGGACCTTTCGCTGTAAATATGAAGGGTGATATAGAAGTTCTTTATTCTACAGACAATTATTTAAAACTAGAAAATGAAAATTACTTATCTTTTGATAAAGTTTATGCTCATAGTCATTATATAATAGCCACAACCAAAAATGATAAATTTAGAATACTTGATTATTATAAAAATTTTCTAAATAATCAAGACTATAGATTTGTGAATAAACCTGATTATAGTACCACAGAAGGCAGTAATTATTATACAAACGATAATAATCTTTGTTTTTTTTCAGATAAAAAACAAATTATTAGTCCTTGGACAAATACTATAGTAAATATATCAACAAATACCGATGCTGCAGGATGTATTGCTCGATTATCAACAACAAAGGATAGATGGAGACCATTTTCAGGTATTTCTCGTGGGTCTTTATTAAATACTCTACCTACTCCTATTAATGAATTTTCTAGTAATGACGACGAAAACTATTTAAGTGCAGTATACAACAAAACAAAAAATAATAATGATGTTGTGTTTTTAAACGGAAATAAATTAGCTACACACTTATTTTCTTTTGATAATTACGATAAAATAAACGAAGTATACTTTTTAACCCTGTTGAGAAAAACTATAAAAAATATATTTAAAACTTATGCTTTCGAATTAAATAACGAAATTACTAGATCTAAATTGAAATTGAACATTGTTTCTGAACTAAATATAATTTTATCTTACAATGGTATTTCTTCGTATACTGTGGTTTGTGACGAAACTAATAATACTCCCTTGAAAACAAAAACAGGAAGCTTATTTATAGACATAACACTAAAAATTCCAAGTATTATAGATAATGTAGTATTAAATTGTATAATCGATGGTAATGAAATAACAATATAAAGCAAACATATGACAATTAATAAAAATATAACTGATTTTATGAACAAACGTATTCTTGTAGAAACCACAAATGGTGTGTATTTTGGTATATTAGGAACATTTAAAAATAAGTTGGCTCTTTATGAAGCAGATTATGTTAAGAATATAATTATTCCAGAAAATGTTATTAGTATATTGTGTGAAAATATTAAAACTAATATAAAGAAAATTGATAAACCTGAGAAAAAAAGAAAACATGATCACACAATTGTTGATAATAGTGATGGTGAATTGATTCACGAAAATTTTAAAGTTTTGCTTCGTGATCGTTTAAAATCCAGATTCTTTGGTGTTATCTCAGAAGAAGTAGTGAATCCAGAAAATGAATTTACTATGACTGATCCAGAAATAGCAAAACGAGACAGAATGGCAGATGCCATGTTAAATAGTCCTAATTTTAAACCAAAATTAAAGGGTAAAGATACTAAGGAAAATGCTGCTCATCGTATTGCTACTTTTCAAGTAATGGGTGGTGGTAGAAATAAACATGGTTATGAACCTTCATTGTATAGTCACGGAAGAGACGATAGTGCTCCTAAGCGAACCAGAAAACAAAAACGAAATGATGCTCGCATAACGATGGACGATGATGGTGAAAAGAAATATAATAAAAAACTGTTGAAGTCTACTCAAAAGAAAATTCCAAATACTAACCGAACAACAGGTCTTTCTGGATCTAGTAAGAATGTTCCCAAGAATCGTCAAAAAGCAGAAAGACAAAAGGCTAGTAAAAAAACAGTTACTGATCGAAAAACCTGGGCCAACGCTAAAGGTTCGGATCGATTAACCATGGCTGCAAATCGAAAGAGACGACTTGCTGCAAATCTCAAAAATAGTCCATATTTTGCTGGCAAATAATTTCATATAAATACAAAGGAGACAAAAATGAAAAAGTACAAAGATTTACGATTACAATTAAACGAAGCCGAAAATACTGAAGGCGGAGCTCTTGGTGGTTACCCAGCACAGAATGTTCGATCTGCAACATCTGACTTTGGTATTCACCGTATCGAAAGCACAGAACAAGTACAAAGAATTCAAGCTTTCCTGAGCGCATTCACTGGTCGTGAGTACCTAGATCCTCGTGCAGCTTTATCTTTGATGCGAGTCAAGATTAACTTGGCTGGTTTGGATTTTGAGTTTAATGGTAAGACTCCGATTAATGTTGGTGTTGTAAATTACCTGAAGCTTACTCGTTTTGGTGGTACTTTTGGTACTACTCCAGAGCATAATTTAATGAAGGATGGTTTTAAAGTAACCGATGGCGTAGAAGATACTCTTGACGGAGATCATTTGGCTATTGCTCTTGGTGTAGAAGAAGCAGCATCTGGATTGTACAAAATGACTGCTAGTGTTATGCGATACTCTGGAGATAGTCCAGAACAAGGTCAACATACTCCTGCTGCTATTGATACTCCTTTGAATAGTTCTGGATTTAATAATCAAAAATAAATTATGCTTTATGAACCTCTAAGTGAAGACAATTTTCTGTTGTATTCGATTAAAATGTATGATAATCCCAGTTGTATTGGTATTTCAGAGTTTTATGACGATCTCAACAGAATTAAGTACATTAAGAGGTTGTTTAACAAGTATGATTTAAAAAAGACACTAAAGGATCGTTTACTTCTCAACCACATATTAATACTTAATAATGTGTTTGGGGTTGAAGCTTGCTCACGAATTCTATTCTTTAAGACTGAACCCAGATATCACTCATATTTAAAAACATTTTTGTATTTTCTTCAAATACTACCTAAAAGAGTACCAGAAGTTAAAATAGACGACATTCCACTAGATCACAGAATAATGAAAGTTTTAAAAGAAATCACATGAACGCAAATACATTAAGTCAAATTGTTACCAGTTTTACAATGTATAAATTTATTGATGCCCTGACTACACCATTCACAAGACTTGCCGCATATAGTCTAGGTATTATTGATGCTAATGGCAGACAACTAAAAGATATTGGCAAATTATCACAAAGAGAACTACAACAGTTTACACCATTTGATCAGATGATTGTTTCTTTGAAAAGAATTATTGTGAAAGTTCCTGATCCTTATGTTCGTGCTCATCTCACTAATGTTCCTGCAGCTCTTGCTTTGTTTTCTGAACAATGTGAAGCAGCAGGAGGTAATGGAAAACTGTTTCTAGAAGGAGCAATGCGTGAACTGCGGGCTTGTGGTGTTTTACAGGAAGACGGAGAAGCTGCCGTTGCTGCTCCTATTGCTAATAGTGTGGCAGCAGGTGGCGTAGCTGGAATGAAGCCTGATGACATTGGAGTGCCTGTTTCAGTTCAAAAACGTATACAACAGAGCAAAGGACGGTATATGGCACGTCGAAAGAAGAATAGCCTAAATATTACAGGAGAATCAAATGATACCAACTGAACTAATTTCACTCATTGGTGGCGGATTCACTGGATTCCTTTTTCGTTACATGGCTCAGAAGAGTCAGGACCAAAAAGAGATGTTTAACCAACTCATGGCTGCTAACAAGCAGACCACCGAGAATCAAGATAAAGCCGTGCAGCGTGTCTCAGTGGATGCTGGACGTGTTGTGCGCCAAGTTATTGTGCTGGGTGTTCTGTTTGCCACACTACTTGCTCCATTCATACTGCCGTTCTTTGGCACACCAACATTTGTGGAAGTTGATGCAACTACACCAGAGGGACTGTTTGGTTTAATTCCTTCTTCTACCAGAAAATTCTTTGTGGAAATAAATGGGTACTTGTTTACTAGTGAAAACCGACAGATTCTACTTTCAATTGTAGGATTCTATTTTGGATCAGCTGCAGCCAGCAATAAATCTTAAGGAGATTATATGAAACTTATCACAAAGGCTCGTTTAGTATTGGCGTTGACGATTTTTTGTTTTTTTACTGCTTGCAACACAACCCCTATGATTATTCCTGATACTTCTACTAATGCGGCACAACACGCAGATAATATTTCTCAACGAAACGGTTGGGGATGGATTTTGTGGTATCTTCCTGTGCTGTTCTTGGCAGTGGCGTGGGGATGGACTGTGCTGGTTAAACGAAAAAAGATTAATGCAGAATCATGAAATCGTTTCGAGAATACTTAAAAGAAGCTTGTTGGACTGGATACAAGGCTGTAGGCACAAAACGTAAAGGTAAACGTCAAGTTCCTAACTGTGTACCAGTAAACGAAACTGCGGCATGGACACGCAAAGAGGGAAAGAATCCTGAAGGTGGTCTGAATGCAGCGGGTATTGATTCTTACAGAATGGAACATCCTGGAAGTAAATTAAAGACCGCAGTAACAACACCTCCTTCTAAACTAAAGCCTGGCTCTAAAGCAGCAAAGAGAAGAAAATCTTTTTGTGCAAGAATGGGCGGAATGCCTGGAGCCATGAAAAAACCAAATGGAGAGCCTACTCGTAAAGCCCTGTCTCTTCGCAAGTGGAATTGCTAAAACACTAAATACAGTATAACCAAAGGAATAAAATGAACTCAATGTTTCTATCTTTTTTAAAGAGTATGCAAACCAAGAGCCAAGGGGCACAAAACCCAGGTCTTTGGGTGAACGGTAATCGATTGCCAGTATACGAACAAAATGTTGTAAAAGATACAACAATTGAATCAAAAGCAGAGCCTATAGAAACTCAATTAAATGAAAAGAATAGTTGGGTAGATATGGCTGTAAAATACATTTCAGGAAAAAAGAATACTAACCCAAACTCTTAAGTTTCGTATACAGACTCTTACAGATATAATAAGAATCCACGATGTCGGAAACTGGGTTTCCGACATCTTTCTTATCTGGACTAATAGTTCCCTTAAGATCTATTCCAGTCTCCATTAGAAATGCCTGATACATCTCTTCTTTGTTTGCGTTGCCCTTGCCAGCAGCCTGCTTCTTCACAGCACTCGGAGGAATCACTTCTACTGGAATACTCAGCTGGTGCAGACGATATTTGAGAACGCCAGTATTCTCTGCAATATGAAACACTTTACCCTTTGCGCCGTATGCATACCCTTCCAGGGCTATCTGGTCGCATCCTATGCACATCTGTAGTGCCCAGTCTGATATGCTTTCAAAACGGGCAAAATCAGAGTTCCAGTCGTCGAATGGATCTCCACGAATATTGGTTAGGAATAATTTTTGATATTTTTTCACATCAGTTAAAAAATAGAACGAACATCTCTGAAACTTGAAAGGTTCTGCGGAGTTAAATACGCAAATTGCAGGCGAAGTCATTGAGTAGTCTATGCCACTAATGATCATACAAGCCTACTTTCTTTACGAGCAAGATGAGAGGCTGATATCTTTGCTTTGGTTTCAGCAGATAACGGAATACCTTTATTTTGACCTTTATTTGCTTCTGATAATTTTTTGCGTGTTTCTTCAGAGGGAGGTCCACGTTTCTTGCCCTTATTTGCCTGTGAAATTTTTTGTTTATGTTCTTCCGAAAAAGGCTTTCGTTTCTTGCCCTTAGATGCTTTTCCCATATTTTGTCGCCACTCTTCGGAGAATGGCTTTCGTTTCTTTCCCATATGAGATTGCCGTATCTTTTCTTTAGTTTCTTCTGAGTGGATTCTTCCCTTTCCCATTCCTTGCTTATCTTCTGACATCTTCGTTATAGTTTCGAGGCTATGACGGAAGCCAACACTTCCCTCTCCTCCCATAGTCATGTTATAACCTTCATTACGAATATAAGTATTATATTCAGTGATAAACTGGGGCTCCATTACTTGTAAAGTATATTTCCAATCATCTCCTGTATAAATAGTTTCTACTGAAAAGGATTCAATTCCATATTTGCGGATTGCTTTATGAAAAACATATGGCGACATATATTTTGTTGCATCTGTACAATGTTTATTCCAACGCTCTTCTAATGTTTTGGAAGTAAAACCAACATAAACAGGTTTTCCGTTAAGTCGAACAAGGTAGATAATATAAATAGAATGCATGGAAACTAACCTTTCTGTGTAGGTCGGGGAGGCTTCGAACCTCACTCGACCACTTTTATTTATGCTTTTTGTGATATTCACATAGGTATTTAGGCTTAAAACCCAAACAGTCTAGCCAGAATAATTCCGACTAGAAAGCTACAGGCTGCAACTAAACATCGTTGAACCCTACTCATTGATCTTCTCCATCTGTCTGATCCAAGGAACGTACAGGTCTACTCGTGCAGCAATCTGATCCACTACATCATACTCCATAATCATAAGCGCAGATATTACTCCTGCCAGCTTACCGCCGTCCTCGAATACGGCACCTCCAGAATCACCAAGCCAGATGTTTCCTTTGTAGGCAAGAAAACGAATATACGTCGGTTGCTCCACAATGGTTCCGTAATACCAGAAGGTGTGTTCATTACTAATTTTTTTAATTTTATGAGAGAATCCAACTGTTGTTAATAATTCTCCTCGTTTTAGTTCTTGGGGATCTGTCTGTAACACTGCAGGAGTTTCCAAACACGCTTCCTCTAAGAAAAGTAAACCGATATCATTTTTACCACTTCCTTCCTCTGTATAATCTGGGTGTACCACAGATTTTTTAATCTTGTAGCACTTGTTGTTTGTTCGGAAATATTCTAAATCGGAACCTTTAATTACGTGTGCCGCAGTAACCACTACTTTAGGAGCAATCAATGTTCCACTACCAATGAACGGACCATCAGCAGTGAATATTTCTCCAACACATTTATAGGTATCTGCACAGTCGTCAGTTACCACAGTAAAACCTGGATAACTGTCTATCTCTAGAATGTCATCAATCATGGTTGCTGGATCAGGAAGATTGATTTTAGGTAGTATAGGCTTTGCTTCTTTGTGCCTCAAGAGGAGCACCACGAAGACTACTGCGAAACTTATTGCAGCAAGCCTGAGGTATTTCATACATTAGTATGTATACAGACAAAGTATAAAAAGCCTAAATAAAGTAGAAAAAGGAACCCCTTATGCAAAAACCAGTAAATAGTGAAATTGATTTGATTAGAGCGATTTATACCAAAAGTAACGATTTATTGCTAGAAGCCAAGGCTAAGAAGTTGGCTCCTAGAGAACCTGATTTGTTTAGTGGTGCTCCTGCTCCTGTGGCTGCTCCTGTGGCTGCTCCTGTGGCTGCTCCTGTCGTAGCAACAAAAACTAAAGGTAAACCTAAGACTACTAAAAGTAAACCTGTAGTTAAAGCCAAACCTGAACCAAAACCCGAACCAGAAACAACTATTACCCAAAGTGTAAATGTTGATCCTATAACTAAAAAGCAAGGAACTGCAATTTTTGGTAAATCAAAAACTCCTGTTTCGTCTGGCATTTCTTCTATTTCAAATCCAGCTCTCGGAGAACCAGGTGAGATAATTAATCCTGGTTTCAGAATAAATCCAAAACGATTAAGTTCTGTTCAGACTGCAAGTGATATTGTTAATAGACAACAACCTGTTGGTTCAACAATTTCTACTGCTACCACAAAATATGGGGATTTGAACAATGATGGTATGGTTTCTAAAGCAGAAACTGAATTAGTTCCTGCCTCGGCTCCTGCTTCGGCTCCTGCCTCCATTCCTACTCCAGTTACTACACCGTCAACATCTTATAAATTTGGTCAAGGATTAAGAAATACTCTTACTAGTCCAAAAACAATAGCTACCGTTCTTGGTGCTGGTATGTTAGGTCTAGGTATTTTAGGTAGTAGAGGAGTTGGCATGAATCAACAAATGCCAGCTAATAAATCGATTACATCAACTACCACACAATCTGATACACCAGATACTAGTTTGCAATTTGAAGCTCCACCAGATCCAGGTCAACGTAAATGGACTCCTTATAATTATTTTACAAACCCAAACAGAGTTTCTCCTGTTAACGAACAACAAGAAATTACTGAACATTATCGCCAAGTATTAGCGCAGAGATTAGAAGAAGCTTCTGCTGCATTCTGGGCTTACAACCCAGCAACTGGAGGACCTAGAGCAGGAGCTACACGACAAGAAGTAGAAGCTGCTGAAGCATCCGAAAGATTTAATATATTACTTCCTTTTAAAGCCATGGAACCAAATAAGTATCCAGTAAAAAATATGCCAGTAAAAGATAAAAAGGAAAAAGTTGAATCAGAGCCTCTAAAAAGAGAAGATCGTTTTCAATTTCCAAATGATCCAGTAACACGAAACGAATTTACATTAGGTAGAATGGCAACTGCAACTTCTGCGCCGTCAGGACCAAAGATACAACAACCTTTGATTCCGTCTAGTATGCTACAGGGATTAGAAGGCAGAATGAAGGCTGCTGGACAGTGGTTGGCAGGAGAAACTAAGGAAGTTCTTGATTCCTCTGATGATTATTCAGATGGTGCTGATAAAGATGTATCAAGTACTTCAAATAAAAAAGTAAAAACAGTAAAAATAGGAGCACCTCTTCCATTATCTGATAGAATTGCTGCTACTGAAATAAAAAAGAAATTAATAGCAATGAAGTCAAGAAGAGCACAGCCAACAACTCAAGCAGCAAAAGAAACATTTGATGCCGAAGGTGTTGATATGACTGTGGAAGTTCCAAATCTTCCTAAGATTTCAGGTTCAAGACAATCACAAATAGGTATTAATCTTGAAAGAGAACTTGATAGAGCACATGGTTCTATAGAAGAACCTAAATCACACGCAGGTGACGATATTGATGACGATACTGCAATTGATACTAAATTACCTAGCATTGCGAGTCACGCAAAAAGAGAAGATGCATCACCAACTAGAAAGTACGGAGTATTAGAAAAATTATATCCAGCATCTTCTCGTGTCAGTCCTGTTGGAGATATTGCGCCTATTTCTGCAGAAAATCCTCCTAGTAACATGTCCCTTTCTCAATTAAAGATAGACACAAAAGCAGCAAAACAAAGAAAAAGTCATGCTGCATTGCACAATATTTATAGTGATCTTTTTGCACAACATGCTCCTGACGTTGCTACTCCTAAATCAGAAAACTTGCCTGTTGAACCAGTATCTACAGGAGGAACTGGTGTTTCAACTACTACTTCTTGGCCACAATTAGTAGCACAGCAATTAGCTCCAAATTGGGGAAAAGCAAAAGTGCCATTTAAAGATTCTTACTTACAAAAACCAAGACATCCAGCATTGAATGCATTGAGTCAAGTCAAATTACACGAACCACAAACATTTAGTGCTCTTCTTCCTCATGTAGATGACGCAACAAAGACTAGACTACAACAACATATGGATTATTTGGCAAAGAATTCTGCAAGAGACGTAGAAACCCCTGTAAATAATACATCAACTCTTCTTAAGAATATTAGTAGATTTTAACTGGTAATTAAATCTACCACTTCACACTTATCGCCAGTACACGCAAATGTTTGTGTGCCCGTAGTTGTATCTACCTTTTCGTAGTTCTTGAGTTCTGACCAGTCCACGTTCCCAGGAATCTTTAGCAATAGAGCTTCGTACTCTTCCTTGGTGCAGTCTTGGTATGGTGCCTGACGATATGAATGGTCGCTGTGTGGCAAGAAACTAATACCACTAACTTCATCAAAGTGCTTGTACACCCAGGCACCAACTTCCATCCACTCTTCTTCACGAACTGTTACTGTGATAGACGGCTTGTGTTCACACCAATACTTTTGATACGTCAACCACAACTCTAGATGATCTAGAGCAGACATATCATTGCGTGTCACTGATCCTTCTGCTTTCATGGGAAACGAAAACACCATAACATGATCAGGCTTGGTTACATCAGGCTCTGCAGGAAATCCCTTGTCGGTCATCATCTGGCACAGAGGATCTTTGCGATCTGCACGAACAGTACGAACATAATATTCGTTGTGACGAGCATGAATACCACTGGCTGCGTCAACTAGTTGTGATACTGTTCCACTCGGTTTCACACAAGTAATAGCAGCCGCTGCATTGATACCTAACTTCTTTGCCCATTCCACATTTGTTGTTATTGCCATCTTCTTAAGGTCTCCGAGCAATTCAGCAATATCATCTTGAGACTCGCCACGCATAATATGATTATCTAGAATACCTGTAAGAGACACTCCCAACAAGGCTTCTTCTTCACAATTTTTTGTAAATTCGCTAGACAAGTATGGGAAGTGAGTCAGGGACGCTTGCCATGTACCAAGAATAGCGGCAAGACGACACTTGCGTGTCAATGTTTCAACAGTATCATCTGCACGAACAACCACCTCTGTAAGATTACAGAATTGTCGGTCACGAAGAATAATTTCACTGCATGGATTTGTTCCAAACTGATAGGTGGCATCACGACGATCACCTAATGTTGCTGTTTGTTTTTGTGCGGCAGCACGATTGAAAATACCACGCTCACCACTCTTTGATTTATAAAGAGAGACCCATTCCTCCATAAACGTACCAATCTCTGGTCGTTCGCTATACACTACGCTATTATTCGCAAGTGCCCGTTGTGGATTGGCTTCCCACCATGCTCCAGTTTTTGCATCACGCATACGTTCATCGGTGAGGTTCGATAGACTGATAAGAGCAGATCGACGCACTCCTCCCACCACCACAACCTCTGCAACCTTACAGACAATATCATGGCATTCGATACTTGTGAGTTTGCGTCCAGCGGAACGTTTAAAAGTATCCACAGTGAACCTAAAGAGATCAACCAATGGTTGAGGTCCACTGGCTCTACCTCCGAAAGTTTTAAGCCTCGCCCCAGAAGCCCGTACTTTAGAGACATCCCATTTTGGAACTTGACCTCCAATAAGTAAGGAGACCAATTCCTTGTAAGCCTTAGCCCAACCAGCCTTTGAATCCTGTACAATAATTGTAGTGTCCGAATCAGTAAATTGCTCTGCAATTGTTGGTAATTTGTCAACGTATTGCCTTTCTACGGAGAATCCAACTCCTGTGCCACACATTAAAATATATAAAATTTCATCAAATGCTCTTACTCGATTAACTGCCACATACGAGCAATTGTATCCTGCTGTATGGTCTCGCTCTAGTGCTTCTCCTGCCGTCATCAGAGAACGCATGGAAGGCATGATCTCTAGATTAAGAATTGCTTGGCGCAACTCTTCTCTTGTTGCTTTATCCAACTTGCATTTAGTATTTTCTTTCAGATGACCGTCAAAGAAATGAAAATAACGATTCACAGTTTCTTCCCAGGTTTCACGACGATTCTCCTCTTCTAGCCAGCGGCTGTAGCGAGAAAGGTGAATGAATTGTTGAAATTGTGTTGGTAAATGCATGATAAGTTTCCTTTTAATTTATAAATTATTTAGTGAGAACGTTCCAAGAGTTAGTAAACAATGGTTCAATTATTTCTCCAATAGCAGAAGCATATTGTTGAACTTCCCATTGCGAATGAGCATCTGATCGTTGTTTAAATATACGAGCATATGCAGACAGCGATCCAGTCCACCACCATTCGGTGTACGTGCTTTGTGGAAGAATGGCACGTGCTTGTTCTGGTGCCACACCATTCTCCAGTAAATATTTGTATGTGTGTAGTGCACTTTCAATGATACGTTCGTTCATATGATCTAGTTCCATACTCAATACTGGATCAACAAACTCATAACTTCCCTGCTTTGCTCCGTTGATTGGAGCGTTTCTCCAAGTAGGAGTATAGAACTCTGGTGTATCTGTAACGTATCGTCGTGACATTTCGTTCTCTACCATTCCTACTTTATGCTTAAACAATTGTGTTCTTATAAAGATAGGTGCCTTGACTCTTAGTGTGATTTGAGGATGAGCAAATGGTGTCCAGTGTTGATGCTTTGCTAGGTAACTAATTAATTTTATATCTTTACTAGACAAAACATGAAGATCGCTTTCATAGTATGCGGATTCACTAGCGGTTAACCTTTGTTTTGCCTGTTCGTCTATGTCCCATTCACTTTCTTTGTTGAATGATACACGAGCAGCATTAACCACAGTAAGGTCACTTCCCATGTGCTCGACATACTCAACATGTCCGTAGTCTAAAACTTTAATCTTCTTCTTCATCGTCGTCCTCAAAATCTTCTTCTTCATCGTCGTCGTTGTCTTCGTCGTCGTCAATATCATCAAGATCAATTTCAAAATTTGTTATATCAATGCCAGTATTATCTTTAGCATAGGCATGAGCTTTTTTAAATAATTCTGGGTCAGTTCCTTTTACATATTCTATTAAAAGAAAACAAAAAATTAAAGCAGCATCTTCTGATTCGAAATCTATTTCTTTCATATTTTTTTCCAGTTGTTGAATTTGATTTTTCCTGATAGACCAGACACAGTATTTTCCTTAATAGTTTTTATTAATTCTTTTTCAGACATACCAGCCATGATCATATCATTTAAATCCTTATGTTTGATATGATCAGGCCAAATACAAACTTTCTTGTCTTGATCTAATAGTTTTCCTATCGTTATCACTACTGCCTCGTTCCTTGGTTCATTATCTATAAGATACACAAGAGATCTAGATTTCAAATGACTTGGAACATTTAGGGCATCACTAAGACCAATCATTGCAACACAATTAGGAATGAATAGAGAATCCAGCGGACCTTCTACCACATAGATGGTTCCAGTATCTACACGATCCAAACCAAACCATCCCTTGTGTTCCTGACCTTCTGTCTTGATGGTGATGTATCGAGCAGTCTTACGAGCATTGCGATCACCAGTAACACTAAGGGCTCTGCCTTGTGCTCCAACCATTTCACCCTTTTCGTTCACAATAGGAATAACTAGACGAGAACTCTGCTCTAGTGCCTCTGCAGATTCCGAGTTAATTGTTCTTGCCCATGTTCCAAAGTCTTCTGCATAGTACAGATACTTCCATGCGGTTCTAGGAATCTTTCTAAGTTCCACAAATGTTCTGCATGGGTGGTTTGGTGGAAGTTCTGATACTGAAGGCAACTCTATTGTATACTTTTTCTTTATTTTTTTAATAGCCACTACTGGTTCTGTTTTCTTTTTTGGTTTTAGTCCGTCTCCATCCTTCCAGACTTCTAGCGAATACTCCTTACACAAAGAAGGAGAAACTTTCTCTAGGAATCCGTACAAGTTACACGAAACACCACAATTGTGACACTTGTAGAAGTATTTATTCTTGTTAACAAAGAAGAATCCTCTAGTTTTGTTTTTATTTTTAGAGGAGTCTCCGCAGATAGGACAGCGACAAGAAGCAAGAGTATCCTTCTTCCAAGCAAACTTTTCTAGGCTTGCTCCTACAAAATTAACAAACTTTTTGTCGATGTATATACTCATACTTTCCATCCTGTAAACTTACTTGATTTCTTGAACTTACTGTTAAATCGATCTTCATCATTATCAGGAGCATCTTGTGGATTGCTGTCCGATAACTGAGGCTGTTCCGACTTTGGAATGTCGTACAACTTCATCTTGGATCGATTGATACCAAGCACAAACTTACGATTAGCCACGGTGTCGTTGTATCGATTCTTTAACTGTTTAACCATAATTTGATTGATCTCATCTAGGCGTTCTGTGGCAATCAAGGCAATCATAAAGTCAGCAGTAGCAGGAAGACCAAACGATTCGCTGGTGTCTTCCAGACCAAAATCTGAATTACCAAAGCCAATACGATTAACCTGCGTGGCTGACCAGATAGGAACGTTTCGTTCTGTGGCTAATCCTCGTAGTTCTTCTGCAATGGCTTTGATGTAGGTGTATGAGTTTACATTTGCGCCCTGCTTCATTCTAGAGGATGCACAGATGTTTAAATAATCTATAAAAATTACATCAGGCTTAAACTTCTTCTTCAGCCACAACTCATCCAACAGGACACGAAAATGATTCACACTAGAACTTGCAGTAGGATACTCTTTGATAATAAGTTTACCCTTGACCGTTTGCTTCATGTTATCAATTCTTTTGTCGTAGACCTCTTTGCTGAGATCACGCAAGGAATCAAGTGTAGTATCCAATAGATTTGCGTCAATGCGTTCTGCAATTCTTTCTTCTGCCATTTCACAAGTAATGTAGAGAACATTCTTGCCCTGCGAGATACAGTTAGCCGCATGATGACACAAGAACAAAGACTTACCTACACCAGTTCCAGCCATGACAATATTAAGCGTCTTGTTTGGTGTTCCACCCGCAGTAATCGTATTCAAGTACTCTAGATCAAACGGAACTCGTTGCTCTACCTTGTGATAGAAATCGTATCGAAGTTCAGTATCCTCTAGGTAGTCGTGTCCGATATGTGTGTCAAAAGATACAGACAAAGCCTTGCTCAAGATGTCAGGAATAGCCGTCTTGGTCTTGTCCTTGCTCTTGCCGTCAATGATGTGAATAGATTCCATGATGCCGTTGTAGAGAGCCTTCTCCTTACAAAACTTCTCGGTTTCTTCCACCAACCAATCAATGTTGTGTTTGTCTGCTTCTTCTTTTTGAAACGACTCTAGCATCTCAATGCAGATATCATAGTCTGCCTGACTGATACCCTTATGCTTTTCTAGACAGATACTGATTGCCTCTTTTGAAGGACAACTGTTATACTGAATAACAAAGTCGTGAATGCAGGTGTACAACATCTGCACTGGGTTTCGATGAAAGTATTCCAAACTAATGAATGGAATAACTTTCTTGTAGAAGTCTTCTCGAAAGAGAAGTCCTTCTAAAAGGACATGCTCAAAATCTTTCATATTTTATTGACCGTATTTAAATTCTTTTGCTGCTGCAAGTTCTAATTGTGCCATTACGTCTGGGGTAAAAAACTTCTCTGGATCATCGTTAATGGTCTTCTCGAAAGTCTTGTCTCCGTTAGGAAGTTCAATGCGAGTTGAGACCTTCTTAAATATACCATGCTTTAGAGCTAAGTCAAGTAATCCGTAATAAAGATTTAAGCCGCTGTCGTAATTTAGTCGAACATCAATCATTTGATTCTCTTTGGTTAGGCGACTCTTGTATAACTTGCAGTGAATAATGTTGCCAATAACCTGACCTTCTGAATCCTTGTCCTTCTTCTTTGACAAGAATACAATGGTGGATGCAGCATACTTGAGACCTGAACCTCCGCCCATTTCCTTCATTGGAACATAAGATCCAATAACATCGTAGGTGTGATTAGTCATGATAAGAGGAATTCCTGCCTTACCCAGTTTCAAGGTAAGCACACGGAATGTACTCTTGATAACTTGAGCACGAGTCATATCTCGCACTTCCTTGCCTTCTGTTGTGTCGTTGATTTCCTTGCTTGTAGACAACATTCCCAGAGAGTCTAACACAACCATCATAGGCTTTCGTTTGGCGATATCTTGCTCTAGGTACTTGTCGGCAATAGTGATAAGTTGCTTGCGAAACTCTTCCACAGTCGCTACAGGAAAGATAGCCACACGCTTAGCATCAATACCACGACTGATAAACATGTCTGAAGTTACGGCTTGTTCCGTATCAAAGTAAAGAACCACAGCATCTTTATTATTTTCCAGGAATCGCTTCACCATGCCAATAGCAAAGTAGGTCTTGCCTGTGGCAGACTCACCAGCCAAAGCAATAATCTTATTGTTTGGGATTCCTCCGTATAGGGAACCGCTCACCAAAGCATTAAATGCGTAACTGCCTGTATCAATAAAACCCTTAACATCACTGCCGTCAATACCGTCTTCCACCGTGCAAGCGTATTCATTACCTGAATTTTTAATAATATCGTTTAAAAAGCTCATTTTTTTCCTTTTATTTCTCTTTTAATTTCTTCAACCGTTTCACAAAATCCAATAATAGCCAAACAACAGAATAAAACAAAAATAATTGTGGCACAAACAAACTCTGTTGTTATCATTCAAAACAACTCTCCAAGGTACTAATTTTCTCTACACTCCATTGTATCACATCTAGAATCCTTGTCAAGGGATCTTTGAAAGATTTCTCGAATTGTAGGTCTCGATTCACATACTTATCTAGGTGGAGTTCCTTAGGAATATGCTGCATAAATGCAATTACTTGTTCTTTTCCGCTTACTATAGAGAACGGATTAGGTTCCTTCAAGTAGATAAATTTAATTTTATCTGCTTCCGCAATTTTTCTGTATTTTTTCTCTAGATTATTCTTTTCCAAATAATCATTAAATAACAGGGATGCCTTTACCGCAATAGGAGTTCCCTTCTTGTATACTGCGGTAGTACATTCGTATCGATCTAGTCCAGACACGCTGCGAGGAAACGCAATATCCTGTATGGAAGCCTTATTAAATTTATTTCTGAAATCTTCTGCAAATTCCTGAACATCTAATTCCGTCTTGTTCATAATAATACTAATAGCAGTCTTCAGTGCTGTACGCACCATTAGTGGTGTAGAACTCCTTGCCGTCTCGATACCAACCATCTTTAGTTCAGAAATCTTTAATAATACTCCGTCTTCGCCCATGATGTTGTTCAGCATGTATCGTTTCTTGGCAGTCCAAATACCCTTGGTTGAGATAGACTCTCGCTTCATGTGCATCTTTTGCTTGTAGGCATTCATGGTATTGGCAAGTTCTTGATATTTGGCTTCAATATAAGGCTCAATCTTGTCTTCGCAAATCTTTTGTATTACTTCTGCAATTCGTTCTTGGGATGGTTTTTTGCCAGCAAAAACTTTCTGCACCACCTTATCAAGACACAGATAGATGGAATCGGTATCTGATGCTACCACGTAGTCTTTTCCTGTGGTGCCAACCATCTTGTTGACAAACTCGTTCAGGGCTTTCTCGATCCAACGAATACTTAACTGCCCAGAAATGGTGATTGCTTCTGCGATATCTAGATCGTAATAGCGAAACCATCGGTTTCCAACAGCACCGTAAGCGGAGTTAAGTTGAATCTTGCGACACAACTGAAAATTATTATACTTGGAGATCTTGTACTCTAGAAGTTCTCGTTCCTTCTTAGTTGCTGTGCTAGGCAGACTTTTAAGTTCTGCCTTGCAGTCCAACATCTTTTCCTTGTACATCTTTCGCTCTGAATACATGGTTTCCATCAGTTCAGGAAGAAAGCCTTGCTTCTCTCTTTTGAAATAGATGCCGTTAGAAGTAATAGCAATGTTATTTTCTTTGGCAAACTTCTGGTGATCTTCTAGGCGAATAAAGTTTGTTTGGGCATCATACGATTCTGGGTGTAGAATGTCTTCAGGCTTCAGGGTATTTCGTTTACCCATCTTGTGCTTGGTCTCTGGAGACATATTATAATTAATAATTAAGTGAGGATACAGACTATCCAAATCGAATGCCACTACCCATTCGTGCAGACCCACTATAGGTTCTTTAACATACGCTCCCTGAAACTGCGTGTCTTGTTCTTCTCCTGAAACTTTTAGAGGAATCGCAATCTTTTTATCGTTCAGATGGTGGTAGATAATAGAGTCCCAAGTCTTAACCTGAGAAAAGATGTCCATGAAATTAACCTTGGCGTTGTATGCCATTGCCACAACCAGTTCCATCAATTTTAATTTCTTGTCCAGTCGCTGCACCAACACAACGTCTTGGTTGTTGTACTCCATGAACTTCTGCCAATCCTTGGTGTAGAAATCCTTGATACCATCATACTCTTCGTAATTGGTCTTGGCTTCTCCCAGTTCCACGCTGGCAATATTATTCAGGCTGTACGACTCTTGATTCGTGTAGGTAAATTTAATGTACAACTCATAGTAATCCATGGTGGCAACACCAACCAAGTCGTATACGTTATGATCCTTGCCCTTGCGATTAATTATTCGCTCACGCACTTGACGAAACGGAGACAATCGCTTCGCAGTCTTTTGGTCTATGATTTTGGCGATGCGACCATAGAGATACGGAATATCAAAGAATCGAATATTCCATCCAGTCACAATGTCAGGATAATTCTGTTCCCAGTACTCCACAAAACTTTCAAGCATATCTTGTTCGTCCCCAAACACATGACATTCTACATCAGGAATACTGAAGTCGTGAATGGCAAACGAATGGCGAACACCGTCCATCTCCACAGTAATAGCACTCACTCGCTCATTGTACTCGGTTAGAGAAGGAAATCCGTTTTCACACTCAGTTTCAATGTCTAGAAATGCAACACGCAGATCTGAATAATTATAAGGAATTTCTCCAGAGTATCGTTCCGCAATATACTGGGCAACATAATCCTCGTTGCCGTATATCTGAAAGTTTTCAACATTCTCGTATGTGGTAAACACCTCTCTACAGTCAGCCACATCTCCAGGTTTATAGGATTCAAGCGGAATTCCTTCTAGTGTATGCCACTCTACGTCACGCTTCAGGGAAGGAGTGAATAGTGTGGGCTGGAATCGAATACTTCTCGTGCTTCGCTTTCCGTTACAGTAATAGATTTCTTTAATGTCGTTTCCGACAAGATGAACCGAGGTATAGAATTCACTCATTTATGATTGGTAGTTGGAAGGCGTACATCTCCGAACATAGCGGCATTATCATTAATAGTTTTTTCAATTTCCATTTGGTATTCTCGGTTGAATTTCTTTACTGCTTCGTTTAATAGTTGTTGGGGAATTAATTGTGTAGGATTATATTCTGAAGAATTTCCCTTGCTTGTCTTGTCTTGAAGATAGGCATAGAACAGAACCATGTAATTGATAACATCAATAATTGTGTCCTCAAATGATTCATTTTCCACTGCAAGTTTACCGCTTTCTGCAAACGAAGAAAGACGACTCATCTTATCAGTAAGTCTACAAAGAAATCCTTGTTCGGTGCTACAAATACCCATCGATTCTACTCTTGTAAAATTAGCAAATGGTTCAATTCCTCCTTTTCCTGCATAGTCACGATTTTTCTTGTCCATTAGTTCACGAGCACGGCGAGTAAGGGTTTCATGGATATTGAGCAGATCTTCACGATTCATAGTATTTTCCTTTGGTTGGTTTAATGTCTAGCAAACACTAAATCAAATATACCCCAGGAAAAGGAAAAGTCAAGTAAAAATTATTGAGAATTTGCCCAGGCTTCACCGTCATCGGCAGCGGTTTCAAATGAGCTCAGATCCACACCCGATGCTTGAATATGGGGCATCGCAAGCATGATGCGAATATGTCCAGTCTGTCGCCCCATAAGAGTGGTGGGCGATTCAGGATTAATAGTATTCGCAGGATAGTTTCCTGCAATAATGATCTGAATCAGATTCGCCACATCCTGTAATCCTTGAATGTGTCCTGCTGTATCTTCTGCTGTGTATTCTGTGCTCATGGTAGTATATAGGAGACTTATTCGCAACGAACTGCCTGCACAGCGTCACAGGCGGCAGCACGAGTTTGTTCTGTGCCATTCCAAACCACGGAAAGAATCTGTTGTTCTGCAGAGTTTACAGCATTCCTTATGGTTTGAATTGTGGACTTTATGGCATCTGTTTCTCCTTGCGTTAGTAAACCAAGAGCGGCGTTTCTTTGTTTATATTCAGGTGCCAATTCAAGTATTCGCTCCGTGGCTGATTTTTTGATTCGTTCCAGATGAAATGTTTTGCAGTCTTCAAAAACACGATCATCAATGATTTCTAGAGTTCCGTCAGGATAATAAATGTGTTGTGTGGAAAATTTCATATATTATCCTTTCAGAACTGTGATATTTTGAAGTTGTGAGGTCATGACTAATTGAGTCAATGGTGTTGAGCCACTATCTAATAAACTAAATTTTACTCCTTCGCAAGAAGATGGAGGATCACCAAATGTTAGAGGAGTAGACACTCCGTAGCCTTGATAATTTCCAAGTGTTCCTGATGAAGGGAATGGATTTGCTCCACTTCCACTGAATCTTTCCAAATTATCTATTGCTGCATCAAAAACAATACCTGTCCAATAAAATCCAGGCTTATCTATTTTTAACACATGAGCAGTATATACTGTGGTGTATCCGTAACCAGCAGCACGAGCAACGCTAACAGAGGAAAATAATAATTTGTTTGGTAGTCCTGTGGTAGACTCGGAATCATAAAAAGAAAATTTTAAGTTACCTGCGACGGTTGGGACAGCACTTCGTATTGAAATATATTTTACAACGGCAGGTTTACCAATCCAAAATGCATTGAAATATAGGGTATTTGCAGCAATAGTTACTGTGGATCCTGTTGCTTGAAACCCATACGGCATATAATAAAGAGTCTGACTTGTTCCATTTGCAGAACTATTCATAACATCCACATATGCTAACGGATGCAAAAGAGCGGGAGTATCGTAACCAATCTTATTGTTTGGAGGTAATCCAAATATACCTTGATTCATAGAGTTCCACTTTCAACTAAAAAGTTGAATGTTTCTGTGTTGTTTGTGGTTGCGTAAAGACTTGTCACCGCCGAAGCAACTGTTCCTGGAAGCACAAGACCAACCAATTCAGGTACATCAAAACGAACAACGGGATTGCTTGTACTTGGAGTATTGGCGGCAACAATTTTTTCTAGAATTAATCGCTTTGTTGTTCCTGTGTCCACACTGATCCAAAACCGAATAACGCCTGCAGTGGTGGTTCCTGTGGCAGAAACAGTGACTCTTGTGATTCGTTTTCCAACACCTGAACCCGAAGCGGTTGCTGGACCCTGACAAACCAAGTAAGTGTTTGCTGCAGTAGGTGCAGTTCTGGATGTGTCTGCGGTTATACCCTGCATGATTTCTAAAACTGGTGTTGTGACATATTGTGCTGAAGTTGCCATTTTGTTATTCTCCTATTGTATTTATTAGATGATTCCCATACTGAAAAGTAAAAAGTCTGGTGTTTTTGATGTTTGATATGTTCCGTCTGTGAATGTGATACCAGCAGACAATGAGATACCACCAGGAGCATTCAAGACTCCGTAGATCGTGGTGGCTGTTGTGCTAGAGTTTCCAATCACCGTGGTGTTGGATCCAAGACCAACGGCTTGATAACCAATAGCCGTTTCGTTGGTTACAGAATTAGTAGATCCACGAACTCCGTATCCAAGATATAGAGAGTTAGCAGTTACGGTCAGTTCGGTTGTGCCATTGGCTGTGTATCTGCCAGCCTGATATCCAAGTGCTGTGTTGTTAGAAGAACCAGTAATACCGTAAATTGATTCCATTCCGATTCCAACATTCTGACTGCCTGTTGTAATGCTTCGTGCTGATGACGCACCAATAAATGTATTATTATTTTGAACGGTTGCAGAAGCATTTGCTGCGCCGCCTGCTTGATTTCCGATTGCAGTATTACTACTCGAAGATGTATTTGCTTGATATAAAGCAAATGTTCCAATGGCAATGTTGTTAACTCCAGTTGTTATAGTTACTGCTGCTGATTGTCCTACTGCAACATTATTTTGACCAGTTGTTACTGCTCGTAAAGAAGAACCAAGTGACATGTTGTACGAACCAGAGTTTAATGAGCCCAAAGCATCATTTCCAATAGCAAGATTACTAAACCCCGTGGTGCTTGCATCTAATGCAGAATCACCAATAGCAATATTATAATTGCCTCTGTTTAACAGAAGAGCATTGTATCCAATCGCAACGCAAGAATCAGTTGTGACACCTGCACCCAATGCATCAGATCCAATCGCAATATTTCTTGCGCCTGTCGTGACCGCATCACCTGCTGCAGATCCCACAAAAATATTGTTTGCTCCAGTCGTATTGGCTGCTCCAGCACCTGCGCCAAGAACCGTATTTGTTGTCACACTGCCTGCACCACGACCAATAAGAACACCGTTCACGGCTATATCGCCAGCGAATGTTGCGCCAGAAGCAGAAAGACCGCCACTCAAAGTCAACAGTTTTGAGAATGCGCCTGTTGCACCACTAATTGTTCCGCTTGTGGTAAGTTGGGAGAATGTGCCATCACCTTTCAAGGTCAAGGTGTTTGCTGGGGTTCCGCTGTCGTAAACAGTGAGAACTGTTGGTATAGGTAGACTGCCGTCCCACTCCAACACTGCACCACCACCACCACTGCTTACCGTGAGTGTGTCTGCGATAGTTGCTGTTGAGGAGGTGGTTAATGATCCATTAATATTCATATTACCCGCACTAACCTGAACAACTTCATATCCTTGAGGAGCAAGGCGTATTGTACCACCACCAATAGAAGGAGTCACTAACCACAAACTACTTCCATAGTTAAATGGACCACCATCATTAAAGATACCCTTTGCCACAATGGCGGCTCCACCGCTTTCGTCTAGTCCTAGTCCAGCATATGCTCGATGAAATTCTAGTCCCATCGCTTCTTGGTTTCCATATGCTATACTATATTCTATACCATCAGTTGTTGCACCAGAAAGAATCAATATGTCTGTGGGCATACCAATATCAGTATTCTGTAGAGTAAAGTAACTGTTTGCAGTGATTCCAACTCCTGCGCCGTATCGGTAAGGAATATTGCCTGTTGTTCCCACATAGGTAACCACTGCGCCTGTGCTGCCGTTCACGGATGCTACTCCTGTCACCGCACCTGTAAGACCGTTGAATGATTGAACGCCTGTGTTTGTAATTGTAACCGAGCCTGTTGCACCAGAGATAGAAATCCCTGTTCCTGCCACAGCAGCAGACACGCCTTGAACCGCACCTGTCCTGCCGTTGAATGATTGAACGCCTGTGTTCGTAATTGTAACAGAACCAGTGGCTCCACTAACCGAAATACCTGTTCCTGCCACAGCAGCAGTGACTCCTGCGTTGGTCAAGGTCACACTACTGCCTAATGCCACCGAACCGCCACCTGCTAGTCCGTTTCCTGCAGTGACTGTGATATTAGAGTTTGCAAGTTTTGCGTTTGTTATTCCGCTGTCTTTTACTCGCAATATATCAGATGAAATTTCAACGGTTGAGTTGTCCACATTCACATCAATGATTCTGCCGTTTGCGGTGAGACCCGCACCCGCAGTGAATGTTGCTGTTCCTGTGAATTGTGTCCATACAATTCCATCAGTTCCAATGATGTGAATACCGCCTGTGCCTGTGCCTGTGCCTGTTTCAATCCATGCCAATCCACCATGATCTGTTCCGCTTGTAACATACACAGCATCACCTGCAATAATTGCAGATGCAGCATCATGACCATCCATATCGGTGGCACGAGTAATTCTCCATTTAGTTCCAACACTACCTACACTTGTAATTGTGTAGATTCCATTTTCTATTGTATTTGTTCTGCCTATCATTAAAAGACGATTGCCAACTACAACATTCACACTATCCACAGCAGTCAATGCTCCGTTTGCGTTTGCTTCAATATACGCACCAACACCTGTTCCTCCATCATAACCCACAGTTCCTGCAACATATGTGCTTGCAGATTGAACATCACTCAATGCAGTTACTGCTTGATGCCAATTAATTCCTGATGCTAGAGAATCCACATAACTTTTATTTGCTGCATCTGTAAGATTGGTTGGTGTAGGAACAGTAACAGTTCCAGTAAAAGAAGCACCTGATGCACCAATACCCGCATTGAATGTGTTGAGTCCAGTGAATGTGTTTGCGCCAAGAGATGCACCACTCACCGCACCTGTCTTGCCGTTGAATGATGTCACATAGTTGGTGAATGTCACTGCACCTGTTGCACCATTCCATGAGTTTACAATGTTTGGTGCAGAGATATTTCCTGAGAATGTTGCACCCGATGCAGTCAGTCTACCAGTAACGGCGATAGTTTGAGTCGTATTATTTATTGATAAATTAGTGCCACCATAAACACCATCAACATCTCCTATTGTAATGATTTTGTTAGCATCAATCTGAAAATAATTAGTGCCATCAATATAATCAGTTATTCTAAATGGAATAGCCGATGTTCCGTTTGCACCAAATACAACTCCATACCCTGTAGCACCAGGATCACCACTGTCTACTCCATAAAAGGATATCTTTGCGCCTTCAAGACCAACCAAATCTTGTACATTCAGATTCAAATCAACATTAACTCCCGATGTGAAGGTTTTGAAACATGGTGCTGAGATGTTTCCTGAGAATGTTGCACCCGAAGCAGAGATACCTGCACTGAATCTGTTGAGTGCGGTGAATACATTTGCACCACCCGCAGTAATCGTGGCATCTACCTTATCCCAAGCAACACCGTTCCAAAACCACGTTGAATCAAGGTAGTTGTAGAGGTCGCCTTCGTTAGGATTAGGAGTAAATTCTATTGGCATTACAGTATTTATAAGTTAAATTTCAACCCAAATTCCAATCCAAGTATATAGTCTACCTGTATTAGTATTCCACCAACGATCTCCGTCTATTAAAGTAGCTATAGGACTAGTAGCGGATTCGTAGAATGCTCCTCCTGCTGCTCCTCCAGTAACACTCACATCAACTTGTTTGCCTTTGCGAGTTACCACAATATTATTACCAATAAAATTAATATCATTTACTGATTTAATAATTCTGGCTTTATCCTTATAGATGCCGACTGCACCACCACCAGAACTAGCCATCAGTCCCATGTTATGGGAGACTCGATCAGCGTCACTTTTGCTCTTAATTAAACCAGATAAAAATTCTTGTATTTTCTTGGGATCAAAGGTTAGTTCATTATCCTCTAATACCAAAGGATACTGGGCAGTTAATATTGGCGATTCTCCTATGGCTCCTTGAGCACCTTCTGGACCAATCGGACCCTGATCTCCCTTTACTCCCTGATCACCTTTTGGACCTGCCTTGCCTTGAGTTCCTTGGGCTCCACGAGGTCCAGATTTACCTGTTTTGCCGTCCTTACCATCCTTGCCAGAGGCTCCAGGAAGCCCCTGAATGCCCTGTGAGCCGTCCTTGCCCTGAATGCCTGGAATACCCCGTTCTCCCTGTGTACCCTGTTCGCCTTGAGGTCCAATAGCACCCTGTTCTCCTCCCAGCCCCTGAGGACCCTGATCTCCCTGAACACCCTGTGGTCCTTGTATTCCTTGAGAACCCTGGTCGCCTTGTATTCCTTGAGGACCAATATCACCCTGTTCTCCGCCTAGCCCTTGAGGACCCTGATCTCCCTGAATGCCCTGTAGACCCCGAACACCCTGAAGGCCATCATCTCCACGAGGACCTCGCTCTCCTTGGGGACCAGCCCATCCGTCTTCACCCTTCTCTCCTTTGGGTCCAGGAATACCAGTTTCTCGAACAATCTCTCGTTCTATTCTGGTTTGTGGTTCTGGGTATTGGGTTTGTTCTTGAGGGCGATACTGAAACAAATTATGTAATTCGTTTCTGTTTCCTGTAACCGCTACCACGTTTCCTTTGCTGTCACGAAACTGTCCTGCAGCCACACCGACTCCGTGGCGATAAACACGATCAGGAACATCATTGTCTGTTAGAGTAAATTCGGATCCTTGAGCGTAATCATGCCAAGATTCACTCAGTACAAAACTAGATCCGTAAGAATACTGTCCTTCCACATATCCTGGAGGAGTTTCAGTAGACTGAAAATAATTATAAAAACGTTTCATTTAATATTTATAATAATATTGCAGGAAAAGGTGCGTCTGTAAATGCATTATCAGTATCCTCTCGTCCTCCTGGAATATCTGGAATAAAATTAGCCTCTGGTTCTCCTTCAAAAAATACAGGTTCTTTTATTTCAGAAATTAAAACAATATATTTAGATTTATCTGTTATTTTTAGTATAGAATAATTATATACATTAGTTATATTAATAAATGATATATTTTCATATTTTTCTTTTATTTTAACTTTCATATTATTGTTGTACTCCATTAACTCTTCTGTTACCAGTAAGACCTTTAATTGGTCCAGTCATTCCAGAGATCCATTGATCTTTTGTTCCGTATGATTCTTTAATTACTTTTGCCATATTATAAAAAGTATCTCTATAGGTTCTTGTAATTATTTCTGCACCAGTAGTACCAGTAGTAATATTTGCATCATTCCATTGAAGATTGGTGTTTAAATTTCCCCATTCTGGTGGTGTATACGCTGTAGAACCTGAAATTTCTTTCCACCACCAACGATTACCAGTAACACCCATATCTCTGCCTTTTATATAGTTCTCGTGAGCAGAAATTGCTTGGCGTTGACCTGTAAAGAAAGACCATTCGTTTAATGTTATTCCAGTAGGACTTGCACCTGGAGTTGTTGCTTTATCTAATGGCCATTGTTGATATTTTCCGTCAACAGCTTGCGCAGTACGTCCCTCGAAACCAATTAACGAAAATTCACTACAATCCGAACAACCAGGACGACCAAGTATTTGAATGCTTCTATATTCTGGACTACCCCAAATCATTACTCCATCGGCTCCTTCGGCTATCAGAGGTTCTGCATTTTCATAAACAATGTCAGTATCTAGAAGTATTGTCCATGGTGGAGTATATTGAGCTTCGAAACCTGTATAACCATCTGGTGCGTTGCCTGTGGTATAAGGAGTACCAGTACCATTATGCCAATACGTTGGAGTAACCCAAGGCATAATTGGTTTATTGGTACCCATTATTGTATTAATTTTTTTATACAATCTTACATTTTGTGCATTATTCCATCTGGTTAATTTTCTGGTATTAACATTAGAATAAACACTAGGAGAAAATATATCAAATGCCTTAAAAGCAGCAGAACAACCAGCCACAAGAGTATTTGCGGCTATTTCTAGTTGTGCGTCAATTTGTGCATCAGTTTTTCCAAACCATTGGCTATTTCCCCACCACCAATGTGGTCCGTAATTACCAAAACTGCATCCTGGAAAATAATGTCGTAATCCGTGGAATGTTGTGCCGTTATTTGACGTTCCACCTTCAATCCATTCATAAAAATATTTATTTGCACAGGTTTGACCAAATATTCGACCATCTAGTAAAGTTTGATCAAAACTAAGATCGTCTGGTCCTGTAAAACCATTTGGTCCTGTATGACCATCAACTAACATGACATCTACAGTAGGTCCTCCTGATTTAGTCATAGGATCATACGTTGATTCAAAATCTAAAAATATAAAAGATTTACTGGTTGCAGTTATGCCTCTACCAAATACCATACTTCCTTGTTCATTAAGATCTCCTTTTAAATATGCAACAGCTGCATCTATGTTTGATTGGGATAAATTCCAACTACCTGCAGAAAGTCCTCTAGAGTTTATGTAATATTTCTTTGCTCCTAGTGCATTAAATTTATTTTCTTGTTGTACTGTAACGTCCTCTTGAAATAATATAGTAAAGTTATCTCTCTTTTTAACTGCCGCATCAATAGTGGTATTAAGAGTAAGGTTTTTCTCGTCGTGAAACGCTCCACCAGATAGTCCTAACAAAATATTAATTGCGTAATGGCGACTAGGAGCAGTAATTCCTATTCCTGGTTTAGTTACTGAAGAATATTTAAAAGAATGATTTACTGATAATTCTTTTGTTAATTTAATTGGCTGACTTCCAACAAAGGTCATTGTGACACCAACAGAATCTAATCTGCTCACAACACCATCATATGCCATTGTATTATACGGTATTGGTTGTGTCCACGCTGCTTGCCAAGTCTTGTTGTTTGTGCCAGAAACTGAAAAGAAAGTTAATCCTGCGTCTGTGGTGGTAAAGAATGGCCAACTAGTTGAACTTGGATTTCCTGCTATATCGTTTGCTCCAGTATATCCAGTATGAAAACGATAATATACTCTTGTGTCTGGTCCTGTTGCATACGGACCAGTTGCTGACCAGAACGATGGATTGTTGTTGAATGCACTTATTCCCACAATATCCTGAATTCTAATTTTTGCAACACCAGCAGAATATTCCCAGGTAATACCTCTTGTGCAGGTTTTTATTTGGTATTGATACGGCTCAAATACGTATTGACCAGCTCTTCCGTCTATAGTTTCTGATCCACCAAGAATATTACTGGATTGAGCCAAATATTGTGCAGTATCTCCTCCTCGTGTATTCGCTATTTGTGTTGTTCCTGCAAGATATAAAAATCCGTCAGATACATTATCCCAGGCAGGATCACTTTCTGCCCATGTTGGAAAACCTCCATCTTTTGGATTAGGTCGATTATCACCCAATGGTTGAGGAGTACTTATTTTTAATGGTCTAACATTATAATTTGAAGTTGCATTTAAAAATGCACTACCACCAGTTGCGGTAAATGTTACTCCAGTCCAAGGAGCATATTTGGGATTCTTGTAATCAAGTCTTTCTCCCAATTGCATAACATTATGTCCTTTTACCCTGAAAGTTTCTCTTTCGTAAAAATAGTTATTTGTTTTATCATTATCAAATTCCAGTAACTGTCTAGGTTCACCAGTCTCTATTAGTAATGCAGCGTCGCCCAAATAAGCAGAAATGTGACCGCAATCAACATTAGTTTTTTCGTCACTAACTCCTACGCCCTTAGCCCAAAGACCAAAAATTAAAGGTTTATTAAAATTATTAACAACGTATCCTGGTTTACCATCAGGTCTTTCTGTATTATTTCCGTAAGTCCAATCACTTTGAAATTTTGGTATTACGTGTTCCGACTTCCAAGTAACTATACAGTCCCCTGGAGAGTAAAACCAAGGAGTGTTAATTTTTTCGTTATATGTATTACGTTCTTGATATTTTCTAACATTGTAAAAATATTCAATTTCTTCTTCGTATCCTGCGTTATTATCAAACCAATCATGAAGTTCGCTAATTGCAGATCCCGTGGTTCCTGGAGTAGGACTTTCGCTTGCATTCACAGCAGTTAAATACACTCCCCACGGTGTAAATTGATAAGAGTTGCCTATAGTTTCCCATCCAGAACTATTGCATGATCCAGAATTAATAATTAAATTATTTGGCATTATTCTACTAACGATCCATTTCCAAGTATTGTTTGTCCAAGAACTATAAGAAATTCCTGGTATTGTTTTATTGAAATAGTCTGGAGTTGACTTTTTGTCCCATAGTCTCCTGTCTCCCATAGTTTTCATAGAGGTTAATATTTTCAAAAAATCTGGCATAGATTGTGCAGCATATCCCCAACCTTCCGTCCAATATCCAGCACTATTTTCTTGAGAAGAAGTAACTCCCATTAAAAATCGTTCTAACACCGAAGCACATTCTTCTGCCATCATATTATACGCAGATAAAAGAGCAGTTCTTTCTTTGTCTAGTGTCATATAAGGATACAAATACATTGTGGCTAACATACGATATGCCATAGGAGTAATATTTTGATTGGTTCCTACATATCCTTTATTATCTGGTTCTGGATACCAATAACCAGTTCCATTAAAATAATGATTATAATAATACTTAATTCCTGTTAAACCAGTTGCTTGTTCTGTCCATATTCGATTTGGGTTTGAGTCTGCATAAATCAGTGAGTCTCGCTCTGAACCGTCTGGCCAATACTTTCTTTTAGCATACCAGGCTCTTCCTTCTTCTGTGTGTATCACATAATCAAAAATTTCTTTAAGCATTAATTTTTTTACTTCTATAAGAATATTATTCCACGAAGAATCTGCTTTAAGTTGAGTTGTTGTTGTAACTGGTTCTATTACTGATGTTACTCCGTCCAAATATATCATATTTTCTAAAATATATCTCATACCCCAACCGTCAAATAAATACATTCCTGTATCTGCTGTCCATCCTTGAGGAGACCAAGTATCTAAGGTTGTTCCGTTTACTCCTAGTGCAGGAATAAAATCAAGAGTTGCTCCTAACGGATATGGAGATGTTCGAACACCAAAAGAACCACACAGACCCATAGGATAGCCACTAGTTGCCTCTCCACGCCAAGTTTGGTTACTACCTAGAGTATTATTCACTCCGTTATTCGGTCTTGCTAGCGGATAATGGTCTTTATATTCGTCTAATAATATTTTAAGATGATTTAGAGTATCTGTATTTACTGCGTTAAGTTCTGATTCAGATATTTGTGAAACATTATTTGAAAATCCTATACTATTTTGTCTGATTTCTTTTTGAAATCTCCAGGAAATAGCAAGAGGTGTTAAATAATTTAAAACTCTATAAGATTGCCATTCATCAATTTGACTTAAACTACTTAGTAACATATTTCTTTTTAGAGACCAAGAGTTTGGATTATTGTATGCTATTGCTACAGCAGTTACTGTTTTATCACTATTAATATTACCAAAAAGTGTATGACCTGCACTTAAACCAAAAGTTTTAATATCATTAAAAGAATACGGTCTTTTGATTACATTTTTTCCTCCAGTTATTCCTTCTTTGAGTCTCAATAGGCGTGACATATTAACCGATCCTTCACTACCAGAGGTCTGTCCACCATAAAAATAATTTAAATTTTTTAAAATGCCAAATTTATTATAAGTTAGGCTTGCACATAAGCCAGAAATTGCAGTTGTTCCTTTAATAACATCTGCCATAGATCTGGGAGTATAAAATAATGGTTGTGCCCATTTTGTCAATCTTCCATTAGGAGCAGATGTGTAACCTCCTTGAGAACGATCAATGCCACTTTGAGCATAAAACTTCCCAGCAACAACACCAACAGGTTTTGCTTTTGTAGTATCTAATACCCACAAATCACTTATACGAGTATCTGCTAATACTTGTATTCTTGCAAAATCAAGATTAAAATCCGTATAAGTAAATGCGTTTAGTGCAGTAGTTATTCCTCCTGGAGTAGTAAGAACAATATTCTTTGCGCCTGTTGTTGCTCCTGCTGGAGTTACTGCAGTAACAAAAACACTAGAAACATTAGTAAGGCTAGTAGCAGTAACACCACCAACAGTTACGCTAGAAGTATCTGATAAATTAGTTCCTGTTATGCCAAAGGTTGTTCCTCCTGTTAATACGCCAGAAATTGGAGCAATACTTGTTATTGTAGGTAGGCCAATATAAGTAAATGCATTTACTGATGTTACTCCTCCAAGAGTAGTATTTAGAGTAATATTCTTTAGGCCTATTGTTGCTCCTGCTGGAGTTACTGCAGTAACAAAAACACTAGAAACATTAGTAAGACTAGTAGCGGTAACACCATCAACCTTTACGCTAGTAGTATTTGATAAATTAGTTCCTGTTATGCCTAAAGTTGTTCCTCCTGCTAATACGCCAGAAGTTGGAGAAATACTTGTTATTGTAGGTATTATAGTAATATCTGTGTATTCAAAAGCATTTGATGCAGTAACTGTTCCTCCTGGATTAGTAAGAACAATATTCTTTAGGCCTGCTGATCCTGCTGGAGTAACTGCAGTAACAGAAGTCCCAGAAAGAGTAGTAACGTTCGTTGCCGCAACACCGCCAACAGTTACGCTAGAAGTATTTGATAAATTAGTTCCTGCTATAGTAAATGATGTTCCTCCAGCTAATATACCAGTATTAGGATTTATTGTTGTTATTGTAGGTACGCCAATATAGGTAAATGCGTTTAGTGCAGTAGTTATTCCTCCTGGAGTAGTAAGAACAATATTCTTTACTCCTATTATTGCTCCTGTTGGAGTACGTGCAGTAACAAAAACACTAGAAACATTAGTAAGACTAGTAGCCGTAACACCACCAACAGTTACGCTAGAAGTACCTGATAAATTAGTTCCTGTTATTCCTAAAGTCGTTCCTCCTGCTAATACGCCAGAAGCTGGAGCAATACTTGTTATTGTAGGTAGCCCAATATACGTAAATACGTTTGGTGCAGTAACTGTTCCTCCGAAATTAGTAAGAACAATATTTTTTGCGCCTATTGTTGCTCCTGCTGGAGTAACAACCGTGACAGAAGTACTAGAAACATTAGTAAAGCTAGTTACCTCAACACCATCAATAGTTACGATAGTAGTATCTGATAAATTAGTACCTGTTATAGTAATAGTTGTTCCTCCTGCTACTACACCAGAAGTAGGAGAAATACTTGTTATTGTAGGTACGCCAATATACGTGAATGCATTTAGTGCAGTAGTTATTCCTCCTGGAGTAGTAAGAACAACATTCTTTGCACCTATTGTTCCTACTGGAAAATCACACCCTACGCTAAATGGGCTAAATATATTTAAATTAGTTGCCGCAACACCGCCAACAGTTACACTAGAAGTACCTGATAAATTAGTGCCATCTATATTTACAGTTGTTTCGGTGCTTACTGGACCAGAATTTGGAGTAATTTCTGTTATTGTAGGTAGGCCAATATACGTAAATGCATTTGGTGCAGTAGTTGTTCCTCCTGGAGTTATTAAAGTGATATTCTTTAATCCTGTTGTTACTCCTGCTGGAGTACGTGCAGTAACAGAAGTATCAGAAACATTAGTAAGACTAGTAGCCGTAACACCACCAACAGTTACGCTAGAAGTATTTGATAAATTAGTTCCTGTTATACCAAAGGTTGTTCCTCCTGCTAATACACCAGAAGTTGGAGCAATACTTGTTATTGTAGGTAGGCCAATATACGTGAATGCATTTGCTGATATTGCTGTTCCTATAGGAGTTGTTAAAGCAATATTCTTTAAGCCTATTGTTGCTCCTGCTGGAGTACGTGCAGTAACAAAAACACTAGAAACATTAGTAAGGCTAGTAGCGGTAACACCACCAATAGTTACGCTAGAAGTATCTGATAAATTAGTTCCTGTTATGCCAAAGGTTGTTCCTCCTGCTAATACTCCAGAAATTGGAGCAATAATTGTTATTGTAGGGAATACAGCAATATCTGTGTATTCAAAAGCACTTGAGAATGTTACTGTTCCTCCTGGAGTAGTAAGAACAATATTCTTTACGCCTGCTGTTCCTACTGGAGTAACAGCGGTAACAGAAGTACTAGAAACAATAGTAACGCTGGTTGCCGCAACACCGCCAACAGTTACACTAGAAGTATTTAATAAATTAGTTCCTCCTATAGTAAATGGTGTTCCTCCAGCTAATACACCAGTACTAGGATTTATTGTTGTTATTGTAGGTACGCCAATATAGGTAAATGCACTTGATGCAGTGGCTGTTCCTCCAGGAGTAGTAAGAACAACACTCTTTACGCCTGCTGTTCCTGCTGGAGTAACAGCCGTAACAGAAGTCCCAGAAACAACAGCAACGCTGGTTGCTGCAACACCGCCAACAGTTACGCTAGAAGTACCAGTAAGATTAGTACCTGTTATAGTAAATGACGTTCCTCCAGCTACTAAACCAGAAGTTGGAGCAATACTTGTTATTGTAGGAAGAAAATTAAAAAAATCATTAGCAAAAAAATCAGTATTGACTGAAACAGTATTAAACTTAACTTGCTCAATTATTTTAAGTTTAGTTATATTTTCCTGAGGTTTATTAAAAAACAAAACCTTATTTAAAAGTTCACGAATTTTGAGTTTCATTAACGTGATCCGTCTTGTATGAAAATCTTTCCTTCAAGAAGTTTTTGAGAATACGTAATTCCTATCATCAAATTTAAATCATAAAAATGACTTCCTGAAGTTAGTTTTTTTGTTGTGTTTGCTGTGATATTTACAGAAATTCCTCCAGTAATTCCTGTTCCGTCATAATCTGTATTAAGACTTATATTGCCCGAACCAGAAAGACCAAGAGTATTTCCAGAACTATACCCATAAGTCAAGCCAGAATTATTCATAGACAAAATAGGATATTCTTGTCCTTTAAATCGTTTAACTACCAGTGCGGCAGTATACGCACTTAAATCGACTGGAGTGTTGTCTTCTCTTTGATACTGAAGCCAAAACTCAAAATTAGAACCTTTATTGATTGTTAAGTCGTATTTTGCGGTCATACGTGTATTTAGGCTTTATCGATGTACTGGTTTTCTAGTTTTAAAGTTCTTTTTTTGTGCTGGAAATAGGGCAGGTTTATGGTCTCGTTTTTCGGCTTGTTTTGAGGCTTGTTCATCTAACTGCTTGATAATCTCCATTTGATTACTTTGTTCAAAGAACTTTAAGTATTGACTCAGATTGGTTTGCACACGCTCAACCTGATCTGGAGGAAGCAGGTTTTCCAGTAATAGTTTCTTGCAGGCAGAGTATCCCATATGAGGCTTTCCTGCATAGAAAGCAGTGGAAGCAATTTCGTCTAGAACAGCATGCTTGTAGACATCTTCGGAGACGAACAAGATATCATCCTTTGGATACGGAATATCAAGAGCCATCTTTGCGTATAAGAAGGCTAGTCGTGGATGACCCATCATTCGGTAGACTCGTGCAATCTGATGAAGAGGCTCTGCTCGGTGTGGTCGAAGTTCCCAGGATTCTAGGAATCCTTGCTGAATTTCGATCCAAGGCTTGTTGGCAAGACCACGGCACATGGCGATACGAAAAGCTGAATAGTATTGCTCTTCTTCCCAGCCACCCATCTCTACACGCTTCTTGTAGGCGGCTTCTGCCTTTTCCCATTGCTGAGAGTCAAAATAGCTTTGAGCCAGATAGAACTGGTATCTTACATTGTTTGGTTCCTTAACCAGAACTTCTTCCAACATGATGGCATCCCGTTTATACTTCTCGATAGGATCAATGCCTACATTACGTGCTCCAACGGTGCGAGCAACAATTTTATATTTTCCTTCCAGCTTTGCAATCTTTGGAGGAGTAGTTTCCACATTTGGCTTTGTTGGGTACTCGTGAAGAATGCCTTCGTATCTCCAGCCAATACCTGTGCGGAAAATCTGAGTTCTCCACCAACTGAACTCGCCACGACCAAACGCAAGAGCAAATGCTTCAACTTCTCCCACATTAAACGGAAACTGAAACTCTCCTTCCACATAGTCGTCGGCATCAATCATCCATGCCCAGTCTGCCTTGCCGTCGCAGAGTTGTAGAGCCTCTGTGCGGTTATCACCGAATCCTACCCATGGGCGTTCATGAAGTTCTCCAGGAATACCCTTCTCGGCAAAGAAGTTTTTAATTAACTCTTGAGTTCCGTCTGTGGAACCAGTATCCACAATGACCCAGTAATCCACATACTTGTAGATTGAATCCAGGCATTCTTTGATAATGTGAGTTTCATTTTTAACAATCATCGATAGGCATAATTTAGGCATAATTTAACTTTCTCTTTACATGTAATATATAAAATTCTTAGTATCTATTTGTGGTTTATCATCTAATTTAAAATTAATATCTTGTAACTCTTTTATATTTATAAACCTTATTCCCATGTCTAATAATATTTTGTTACTATTTTTAATATGTTCAAAAAAGTTCCAAGCAAGAACAACAATAATTTTTGGTGGATTAGATATACAATATTCTTTATTTTTAATAGGAATATTTACTCCAGGAATATATTTACCATCTTTCATCTGATTATCTTCTATAGTATAATCAATATAATTATTATTAATACCAAAATAATTTAAAGAAGTTGTTGCTTTTGCTGGTGAACCATATGCAGCAATTGTGCCGTATTTTTCTTTTAATTTTTTAAAATTTTCATTTACAATTTTTTTAATATTAATTATATTTTTTTCAAATTCTTTATATGTTTTTAAGGTTTTAATACCAAAATTATTTTCATTTTCCAGATAAATATTAACGCTAGGCTCTATTAAGCATCCATTTCTTTTTACATAAACTCTTACAGAACCACCATGAGTATCTATGTGCTCTACTTTATAAACTATCAAATTTAAATTATTAAAAAAATTATTAATAGAAGTAATACTCCAATAATTTACATGTTCGTGATAAATATTATCAAAAGTTAAATCATTTATAGTATCTAATAAATACTGAACTTCAACAATAAATACACCATCATCATCCAATAATTCAAAAGCACTATTAGCAATATCTACTAACTTATCTGAATGTGCAAAAACATTAGACGCAGTTACTAATTTTGCTTTTCCATATTTTTCAATAATTTTAATTGCAGTGCTATGATCAAAATATTCATTTATAGTTGGAATATTTTTATCATTTGCAATATTTGCAATATTTTTAGCAGGATCTACTCCAACTACTTTTATTCCTCTGTCCATAAATGGTTTAATACCTACACCATCATTACTTCCAATATCAACAACTAAAGAAGTATTATCTAAATTAAATTCATCAATATATTGTAAAGCTACATTTTCAAAATGGTTTCTGAAAACTGATGTTGTAGAAGAAACATAAAGATAATTATCAAACATTTTTTCTGGTGGTACAACAACAGAAAGTTGACAATTTTGACACTTTGAACAGTAATTAACTTCTAGTGGATATACTTCAGTATTTTCATTTATAGAATTTTTAAGATTATTTGCTAGAGGTGAATTGCCTAAAGAGATAACTCTATCTAAATGTTTATTACCACACGATTTACATGAAGTTTTATATGATAAAAGAAGTCTATTTTTTGTTTCTTCATCTACAAGAATATATGGAATGGTATGCGTAATACCATAATTTGAATGTTCTCTCTCTCCCCGAACCAAATTTAAGAAAATTGAATCTTCTGTAAATATCATTGTATGAGCAACATTTGGTTTGATAATAGCAATATCACCTTCATTTACTAGTTTAGTTTCAATTTGACCATTTTCTATTGAAAGATCTTTTATTACACTAATATATTGACCCTTAACAAGTAAACATTTTTGTTCTTGAATTGGATGATAATGATTTGCTCTTACTGTTCCTTTTTTAGATTCAATATAACCAATCATATTAATTGGTTCTGTGAGTTCATAATTTAAAATTTTACCACGAGAATCAACAAATTCTTTACCACCCTTATCTAAATATTCTAATTCTAAATTTATATCTTTGATTGACCAATTATTAATCATTTCTTTAATACATTGTCTAATATCATATAAAAATTGAAAACCAGTAGATAATAATTTTTTATTAGATAATGTATAACCAAGATTTGGAATTTCGTCTTTTGTTTCTATTATAGTTAATTTAGGATTAAATTCTTTACAGATATTTGCAACTTCTTTAACGGTCATAGTTTCTTTTGAAAGATGAAATATTTCTTTCTTTATATTATTTTCTGCCATAAATTTCATACATCTAGCCACATCAATTAAAGGAACCAGACTTTTTAATTGAATTCCACCAGAAAAAAGACTAATTGTTCCATTCTGTGATGCAATTTTAGAAAATAAATTAGGCATTATATTCATTCTTGTAGTATCGGTAGAATAACCGTATACTGAGGCTAAACGAAGAATAATATAATTTTTATTAGATTGAATAATATCAATTTCTGATTGTGCTTTTCCAATAGAATATGTCAAAATTGGACATGGCTGTTCTGTTTCTTCAATATTAATTTTAGTTTCAGAAAATCCCTCAAATACAACGTGTGTTGAAGGAAATATAATTTTGCAATTCTTTTTAGTATATTTAATAATATTTCTAGTACCATTAATTCCTATTTGGCGTATTTGAATATCTTTTTCTTCATTTGCTTCGGTTTTAGTATATGCTACATCGGTTATACCAGCAAGATGAATAACAACATCTGCATCTTTGATAAGACTAGAAATAAAAGATTCGTCTAAAATCGATCCTTGAACAAAATTAATACCCCAATCTCTGAGTTGTTTAACTCTTTCAGAAATAAAACGAGAATCAATTACCGTTATGTTTTTGAAACGAGCTTCGCCTGAATATAATTTACATAATTCAGAACCAATATAACCAAGACCGCCTGTTATTATTATTTTTTCCATGGTTTACATCATACAAAGAATATCTTTCAATCGCTCCACTGCATTATTTATGTTTCTTACGTTGCGGTATGTTGTCTGAATATCACATTTATCATATTTTTTATATTTATGATATGCATCTTTGATAGAAATATCATCGTTAAATATAAAACACTTATCTGGAACATCAGATAATCCAATTTCAATTCTATTAATTTTACTAATGTATACCATACAACCTGAATCTAAAGCCTTTAATACTGCACCACAAGATATTCCATAATCTTTATCATGAACTAAAAATCTAGTATTTTGTAATAAATCTAAATCACCAACAACACCATCTGGTGCTTCGTTTGCTCCAGCAACAATAACTGGATATCCTTGTTTTTTTAATTCTATTAAATCTTTTAAGTATTTTGTGTAATATCTTTCCATTAATTGACTTATGTAGATATTATCACCAATTTTTCCATAAGGTGGAACATACTTAGGAACAAAATGTCCATTCCATTGTTTTGCATCTGGATGTGCTATTATTTTAGTAACATTTTGTATATTATTAAAATTATTAATATCGTATTTTACTACTATACACGCAAATACTTTCATTTTTGGTGCCAAAACATGTGGAATTTTTTTACTTATTGTTGCTGCTGCATCAAAGCCTTCAAGTGTATCTGTAAAGGTTAAATCCATGTCGGGGTGAAGGTGTTCCCACTTATAAAATACTGGACCTTTTTGCACAAGTCCAGATTCATTAAATGTGCAGTAATCTTCTCCGCATTCTAAAGTAAGTCTACGAGTGGCTACACAACATTCGTGCCCAAGAGATTGAAAGGTTTTGATGTGCCAATACATTTCATCAGAGTGATGATTAAAAAATACTATTTTCATCATTAACTCCTAAATCTATCTTCAATGTCTAATTGAGCAACACTAACTTTTTCTGATTTTCCATTATTAATATATTCTGGTTTTATGATTGATGGATTATCTCTTGTATCTTTTCCAGTTTTATCTTCAATATCTAATTGAGCAATACTAGTAAAAGACAAACAACTCATGTGTTGTGTTTCGATCCATTTATATGTAATTTTAAGACCTTCTACTAATGGTTGTGATGGTTCCCAACCAATTTGTTCTTTATATAATTTATTATCTGAATTTCTTCCCATAACTCCAACTGGTCCTTTCACATTATTAATTATAATGTTTTTATTAGAAATATTAATAATAGTTTTTGCAAGATCATTAATATTTATCATTTCTTCTGAACCAATATTTACTGGTCCTGTAAAATCAGATCTCATAAGTCTTATGGTTGCTTCTATACATTCATCGATATATAAAAAAGAACGTGTCTGTTGTCCAGGGCCCCATACCTCAATAGAAGAATTATTATTTGCTTCTGATACTTTACGACAAAGAGCCGCTGGAGCCTTTTCCTTACCACCCTTCCATGTTCCTTCTGGACCAAAAATATTATGATATCTTGCAATACGTACATCTAATTTGTAGTTACGACTAAATGAAAGATATAATCGTTCACTGAATAATTTTTCCCAACCATATTCACTATCTGGAGCAGCAGGATATGCACTATCTTCTGAACATTTTGGGTTATTTGGATCTTGCTGATTGTATGCAGGATATATACAAGCCGAGGAAGAATAAAATACTCGACCTACTTTAGTTTTAACACATCGTTCAACTACATTTAAATTGATTAATGCAGAATTATGCATAACGTTTGCATCATTTTCTCCAGTAAAGATATATCCAGCACCACCCATATCTGCTGCTAATTGATATACTTCGTCAAATTGCATATCAAATACTCTATCACAGACTATTTGATTTCTTAAATCTCCAATAATAAATTCATCTGCTGTAGTATATGAATACTCTGGATGTTTTAAATCACAAACTCGTACAAAATGCCCTTCGTTTTTTAGTCTTTTAACTAAATGAGAACCTATAAATCCGCCACCACCTAATACTAATATTTTTTTCATAACATAAATCTTCTTTCTGTTTTAATATTATACACGATATAATATAAATGTCAATTTATTGTTTTATAAATTCTTTAAATTTTTCAATATTATTTTGTACATATTCTGGCATAGTATCTATAGAATCAATTATAAAATTAATTCCTTCGTCTGATCTACACAAAGGATCGGTTAAATTTTCTTTATTTTGAGTTAAATTTTCTATACTTATATGTGAAAATTCTGTATGTGCAAAATTATCTAATTTAGTTTTAACCTGATTAGGTGAGCCAATATAAGAAAAATGCCATCCACCATTTTTTATTCTAGGATACATTAAACAAGTTTTATTATCTTTAAATCCCCTAGTACCAACTTTATCTAAATCTTGTTTTCTTACAATACCAGAATTATGCCACATATAATTAGATACTCTAGTATTTAAATACCACATATAAAAATTTTGTTCAAAAATAACAGGTATTCCTTGTTCGCCATATGATGAATGTTTATATTCGTTTAATTTTTTACTAGAAACAATTTCATCTAAATCAGAAATAATAATAAAATCTGTATCATTTGCATCTTTTATTCCATTTCTTAAATAATCTCTTTGGATTTGGTCATTACGATGAGCAAAATTAAAAATATCTGGGGTTACAAATTTATTAGCTGGAACAACAACATGAATAATTTTATCTAAAAACTCACTATATCTTTTTTTATTTTCTTCAAAATATAATGGTTTTGGTTTAAGTTGATGGCTAGTTTCTGCTTCAACAATAACAAAATAATCAACTTCAGAATTAAGTTCGTTTAATCGTATTTCTAAAATATCCAATTCATTAAAAAATTGAAAACAGTCATATATTTTTGGCATTTTATTCCTCAGGAATTCTTACAACAAACATCATATCATCTACTCTATTTTTAATCTTACGAAGATCAATAAATTCACAATATTTTCTATATTTTTCTGGAACTAAGTTTTTAAATGTTTCAATATAACTTTCAGATTGAACATCTTCAATTATAAAAATACCACCAGGATTTACTTTTGGAAGATATAAAGAGATAGCAATACATTGAGAATCTAAACTATGTGGACCATCGTCAATTACAATATCAAATGTTGGAAGTGTGTTTGCAATTTGTTCTGTGTATGCATTATTGAATATTATATTTAAATTTGAATGTGATTTAACTTCTGATGATAATTGATTGTGGTTATCTAAACCATAAATTAATTTACTATTTTTGAAATATTCATTCCATAATAATAATGAATCACCTCTTGCTATTCCTATTTCAAGAATAGAGATATGTTTAGTTTTATAAGGAAAAAATGCTTCTTCATAAAATCCAGAAATATAACTATGTCCTGTATTTTTGTCCGTTCCTGGTCCTCCTTCTATTGGAGAATTCCAGTGTTTATTATTTATTAATATTTCTTGTAGTTTCATAATCATCCCACCTTTCAATCATTTTTCTCACTTCTGGCATATATTCATTACTATGAAATCCAAATGTAGTTTCTAACTGATTTTCCTTTAAAGGAGCACTTCCGAGTGCAAACTTTTTTGCAAATTCTCCTGTAGGAAATTTACAATCCATTTTTTCAAAATAATTTCTGAGAGATACACATATAATTACATCTTCGCCCATTCCTGCCTCTGTCATCCTAGTGATGTATCCTTTATTTATACCTACTTTGTTTATATCTGCTCCTGCCTGTAAAAGTTTCTTGCTACGGAAACAAAAACCACCACAACCTACTTGATATTTTGGTTCAGTCACCCAAGGAAAATAACCAGGCTCAGCATCCATCCAAGGAGCCCCAATATAATCATAGTTATAAAATTCATCCATCCAATTTGTTGGTTTACAAATGAATCCATCAGTTTGTGCAATCAAACAAAACTCTGTATTTATATATTCATTTAAATCAGTTATACAGAATGCATTATATTCTGGATATGTCATTTTTTGAATTCTGTGAATTGTAACTTTATCGTTTGATTCAATATCTGGATCTGCTGTAATTAAAATAACAGATCCAAAATTTATTTTACGAGTACATATATCAATAACTTCAAGAAGTTTAGTAGTATCTTTTCCACTACCATCTATAGTCACAAGAGTAACTCTTGATAAATCTATCATACATTAACTCGTTTCAGGATAGTAAGACCATTACAATTAGTAAATAATTCATGAATCTTCCAATGTGGATTTTCTATTAAAAATTCCTCAATGGCAGACCATATTCCAAGTTTATCTTTGCTTGATAACCCATATACGTCTGGGGTTCTTTCGTCTCTAAATTTAAAATTTTCAGTATCATGAAATATTAGATATTTTTTTGCCTTGTTTCCGTGTAATTTTAATTCTGTTTTAATTTGATTATATTCATGTAATGTATCAATAAACAACAAATCAGTTTCATCAATAGTGATTTTTGTGGTATCACTTAACAAAAATGAATAATTTACATTATTTTCAGCACAATATTTAATTATGTTATTCAGCCGTTCTCCAGATCCCCAAACAGAATTCCAATTTTCAAAATCACTACGAGGATCTATGATATCAATAGACACAAATGTCTTTGGTTTTGCAACAGCAAAGGCAAATGTAGAAACAACCCACCTTACACCCATTTCAGTAATATGATCACATTCCTCTGCATATCGTTTTAATGTCGGCAAATGTTCATTTATATCCGATGAACTTTCCACTAACAACTGATATGATTGTTCAACTGAATTCATAATATTATTTCTTTATCACTAATTGCTTGCCAATCTATAGTAGGAGAACATTCTCCAACACAATGTGTTGATAATCCAGGAATAGGTGTTAATAAAAATCTTTGTCTGTTTTCTTGTAACCATACAAACTTAGCATGATCATCCATTCGTGTTGAATGTGTATCATAATCTTCATCAAAAATCTTTTTAGTTAACATAAATGTTCCTGTTGTGCTGGGAGTAGTTCTCCAGTGGTGAGTTTTGCTTATAATAATTTTTTCTCTTAAATGCGAATAATGATCATAGATGTATTTATCAAGATGATCGTACAGAGAAACATAGCTTACATTATTATTATACATTTCAAATAATTCTTCTACTTTACGAACCCACCCATCTACATGAAGATAATCATTTTCCAAAAGATAGACTATATCATTAGGTTGAATTGATGTATCGTTTTTAATAATACTCAAAGTTGAATGAAACGATAATCCATCAGTTCCACCTTCAAATTGATATCCTGTAAATTTATCTTTATATTTTGCTATCCAATTTTCCTCAATAACACCATCCATCATAACATTAATTTTTACATTAGTTCCAGCAGTAGTACTGAGTAGATTAAGAAATACCTTTTCATAACTAAACCAACTATCCACGTTTCCCCAACGACGAGCAGATCGTGCTTTATAACGACCATCTTGCCTAGAAGAATTATCATCTCCCCCAACATTATAATGACGAAAATATATATGTATCATTTTATCCTTTTGGTGGGACATCCCACATATGTTCCTGGAATTTCTATATCTTTAACAACACCACCATTTAACCCAACGATTACATCATCACAAATTTTTGTTTTTTCTTTAACTGATCCATTTGTTCCGATGTACACTCTATTTCCTATACAACAATTCCCTGATATTTTTGCTCCTGGTGCTGTAGTGAAGTAGTCACCAACTACACAATCATGACCAATTGATGATAATAAATTTAATTGAGTATGTTTTCCTAAATTTATATTGGTAGTTAAAACAACATTTGCACATATTATACTTCCTTCTCCAATTTTAATATTTGAATCTAATAATTGTGCTGACTTGTGAATCATAGTAAAATATTTTGTATTTTTTGGAAGCTTATTGACAAATTGTTCTCTTACTATAGGATTAGCAATTGCTACAACCACTTCATAATTTTCAGGATCAAATTCAGATAATCCTTTACAATTTTCAGTTTTATACTGGTCGTCTACAAAAAAAACTATATCAGACATATCCCCATTATCTCGAATATAACAATAAATCTCTTTTGCAAACGATCCATTTCCTATTATTGCCTTTTTCATTTTGTATAGATCTTGTATTGTGACAAATCTGGATATCCTAATTCAATATCTTCATTTTCCTTTGGTGTTCCATTGATATCATAAAATTGAGTCATAAAAAGAAGACCACGTGCAGCAATTTCTGGCATCATATAAAAGTTCCACCCAAGCATATCAAATGCGTCTTCGTGATAAGAAGTCTCGTTTCTTCCACTAAATCTGGCACGTTTAAACCAATTATATGCCTTTTCGTCATCTGTAAGTATCATTCCACCCTTACTTAATTTTAAATGCTTATACGGACCAGTAAAGGATAAACACATGTGTGTATTAGGAACATACATCTTAGAAGTAAAACGTAAAGCACAATCCCAAACTTTAGTTGGTTTAAGTTGATATGCACCTTTAATTTTAGTTCCTTCTACTGGTTCAAATTTTACTTTTGCTCCAGCATGAATTATTTCACAAGGAACTGACATATATGTTCTTGATGGTATTGTTATCTCTAAACCTTGAACCTTTTCGTAATATAATGCAAGAAATAAAGCATTACTCATATTATCAAGAGCAATGGCATAAGGAGAACCTGTGTATTTTGCTACTTTTTCTTCAAATTCTTCTGTAATTTTGTATACACCTTGTGCCATATTATTTCAATCTCCAATAATTATAAATTCCTTTTTCCAATTCATACTTAGACCACAATATTCTTTCTCTGGATGGTTGTATTTTTGCCCATTCCCACATTTTACTAAGACCCTCCTGTAATGGAGTAGTTGATTTAAAATTCAAAATAGATTTAATCTTGTCGTGGGTAGCCCAGGCATGTTTCACTTCGTGCCTTTGCTCTAAGTGAATTTTATTACCAGATCCTATCACATCTAATAATAAATTACAAGCATTGTTTATAGAAATATGATCGTCTCCACCAATATTAAATATTTGTTTTGAGGAAAGATCATCTATTGCACCTAACCAAAAATAAGGAACACAATCATCAATATAACTAAATGCTCTAGTTTGTTCTCCATCACCATAAATTGATAACGGCATACCATTAAGGTGTTGATACATCCAAATACCTAAAACATTTCTATATTTATCCCATATATTCTGTTTTGCCCCATACACATTATGCGGTCTAAAAATACACCAATCAAGACCATGTTGTTCGCCAGCCACACGAAGATCCATTTCACATGCATATTTTGCAATACCATATGGATCTATAGGTGCTTGTTGTTGTGTTTCTTTAAATGGAACTTCTCCATTACCATATACTGCCATAGTTGAGGTGAATATAAATCTTTTTATATTATATTTAATACTAAGATTAATTAATTTTGTTGTTGCAATAAGATTATTTTCGTAATTATATTGTCGAATAAATGGACTTAGACCTTCTGCAGCATATGCAGCAAAATGAAATATATAATCAAAATTATGTTCTTTAAAAATATATTCTAATTTTTCACTATTGGTTACCAGATTAATTTTATAAAAGTTTATCTTTGGGTTTATATTTTCAATAAACCCCCCCGAAAGATCATCAATACCGTAAACAGTTGCTTTATTGTTTTCTATTAGCCAGTCAGCAAGACGAGAACCCAATAGACCAGCAACACCTGTAATTAAAACATTCATAATATAGACTCCAATAATTTTACTTTTTGAGGATGAGTTCCTCCACAATGAAAACCCAAACTATTATCCGATGATAATATATATTCATCAACAAATTGTGCTTCGCAAGAAAATTTACCAGCAAATTCTATACTATTAGGAAATTTAAATCCTTGTTCCTCTAATTGTTTTCGTAATATAACGCAAATTACCAAATCTTCTGGTATACCGTAATATTCATCTACATATAATTTACTTACTGCCTGCATTAATTTTTTTGTTCTTAAAGAAAATCCACCATTTCCAATACAATACAATTTATTTGAATTGTTATATGCAGTTTTGACTAATTCCCACCTTTGAGAACTTTGTTCTAAATTATGTCTTGGCCAAGGAGCTCCAATATAATCATAATTTAAAAATTCATCAGTCCATGCATGTATATTCACAGCAAAACCATCATTATGACAATTAATACTAAATTTAGTATCAATATGTTCGTGCCATTCTGTTAAACAAAATTTACTAAAATCATGATAATTCAAATTTTTAATTTTTATATGTTCTATTGTTTCGTCAATTTGTTTGTGTTCACCAGATGTTAAAAATTTAATCTTTGCATTTGGAAATATTTGTTTACTGTATTTTAATGATTTTAATATATTAAAATCATTTCCAGTACCGTCAATACCAATAAGAGTAATGTCATTAAACTTTATCATAGTATTTTAAACCAATTCTTTTTGTAAACGTGATCTATATAATCAAAATTATTATGTTGGGGTCGTCCATTAATTATTCTGGAATACATAAAAAGTTTTGCATTAGTATCTAACACTTCAGCTAGATAACAAAAAGCAGATTCTATTGTATGAATTTCAGAAGCATTTTCAAATAACCAACAATAATCAAAAATATGACAAGGTTCTCCGTCATTGTATATTATTTTTTTGTTTGTTTTTATATCTATATTTCTTCTTAGCATATCTGGTGGAGAAGCAAATAAATCATTTACAAAAATAAATTCTTCTCCATTTTGAATATTATATTTTTCTTTTAATTCTAATTCTCTTTTAATATTTCGTTCAAATTTAAAATAATTTTGCCAATTATCACTTGAATTTTGTACTAATGGATATTTACATTTCATCCCATGCATATGGGGAGATTCTGCTCTAATAAATGGAATATAAATTAATGATTCTTTTAAATTTTCTATAAGCAAAGGTTTTTGTATATGTTTAATTTCACATTCCGTAAATATTTCTTTATAAGAAAAATTTTCTTCTTTATTAACAAAAATTAAATTTTCATATTGTATATAATCTTTGATATAACTAAAATTGGATATTACTGGCCAAATAGCTGTATTTCCCAAATCTATTAAATTTTTTACTGCTTTTTGTAAAAAAAATATATCACCTAATCCTGCTGGCTGATCTATTAAAATGTATTTTGTCAATGTGATTTTTCTTCAATTATTTTAGATTCTGTTAATATGTTAATTTTAGTTTTTTGATTAAATCTGATTGTATTTGTCTTATATACGTTTCTTGCTAATTCAATAAATTCCACATCAAATTCTTGTTTTTTTTCTTTTACACGAATAACTTCTTCAATTTCCCATAATATATTATTCGTTTCTAATAATTCATCAATAATAGTTTTTGATAAATTTAAAGATTCTATTAGTGGAGCTATTTCTTTTAATTCTAATTGTATATTTTTTTGTTTTATTAAATCTAATATTTTATTTGATTTAATTAATAAAATAGTATATTTATCTACAAGTTCTCCATTTGATACTTCAACTTTCATGAATATGATTCCATAAAATATCATCAGCAAGTTTCATATCTTTAACTAATTCTAAATTAGCATTTACTGCTTTTAATTTAGATTCGTATAATTCAGTAGTTAATGATTCCATAATTTCTTGTTCTTTTCCAATTTCTAGTAGTATTATACCATCAGATTTGAAAAAGTCAAGTAATTTCTTTGTTCCCCAGTAAATTGGTATAGTTCCTGTAGCAAAACAATCTGTGACTTTTTCTGTCCAGTAAGAATCATAAACTCCATTCTCCATAACAATACTAAATCTGTAATCTTTTACCCCATCAATTTTAGTGTTCCATGGATTTTGAGGATCTATTACGGTTCTTGGTGTTCCGTGTGCTCCACCAAATACATCAAACCCAGTATGTAGAGCTAGTCTAGCAATTTGATGTCGATAAACATGCCCTTCGGTCATTAGTTTGGGAGAACAAAACATAGAACATAACTTAGTTTTTGTGTATACTTCCCATTTGTTTTTAGGAACCCAAGGATAATTACTTCCGTTTGGGCAATAAACAAATCGTTCATCTAACTTCAATAATTCTTGATCGCATGTGAATATTTTTGTATAATATTCTTCAAACATCTCTTTGTGTTTATGGGTCAAAAGCCAATATACATCTGGAACAATATACTTGGATTCGCATACCCACCCAAACCGTTTTTCTTTTGGGGTACTATCTGGTTGCATTAATAAACCTTGGTCTATATGCACATTCCAGTCGCCTGCTGTAATAACCCAATCAAAATCTTTTGGTTTTATATTAGAGCAAGACGAGTATTGTGGGTCAAACGGTAATCCTATGCCTCTTACTTTGTTCCTGGACTCTGCCATGCTATAAGTTCCTCATTATATCCTAATTCACGTAAAGATTGTTTCTTTGATTCCACATCCGCTAATCCCATAAGAATTATCGTATTTTCGTTTTCATCTCCAGGCCAAACACAATACTCTGGACCAATAAATTTCATATGAAAGTTTTCCTGTCCATGAAATTTTTGAAGAATACCAATTAGTGCTTCATGATCAAACCATTGTCCTCCAGCTTCTATTTGACGAGCCATAAACATCCAATGCTGAAGAAAATCTAATACTTTGCTATTGAATGCCAAATATATTGGAGATGCTTTTGCTGCATGAAGTTTGGTTGTTGAGCAAGAAACGGCAACATCGGTTGTTCCAGTAAACAGATCAAATATATCTGGTGTTTTTCGAATATAAGAATCAATGTCTAGCCATACTACTGGCTCTTGTTTTTCTACTAGCATTTGGTAGATAAATTGAGGTTTGCTCAAACAATTCTTTTGATATGATCCTAGAGACGGCTTTTCTCGTATATCGGCTGGCACTCTAAAGTGTGCCAACTCTTCTTTTAACCGCTTTGCATGATCGCTGTAATATGTCGATCCTTCTAAATCACTATAAAAACTAATCACTTGTGTTTGCATAATTATCCATTTCCTATATGATACTTCACACACAACTCCCAATCTTTTTTTTCCTTGTGAGGAATAATCTTTAATTGAGCCAGAGTAAGTTGAGGTTCTTTGTATTCGTCTGGATCTACAGCGATTACTAGTCCCCATTCCACTAAAAGCTTCACTATAAGATTTCTACGACCAATATCTGAATCTGATATATCTGTTTCCAGACCATCCAGATCTAATAATTCTTTAAAGTGCATGATAGCATATCTGCCACGCTTGTGTAGAATATGGCAACTTTGAAATAATTTCTTTTCTTTTTTAGAGGAAACGCCCATACGAGTCAAGGTTTCTCGAACCTTAAGAAAATCGTCTTTGCTTTTGAGTGTAATTTCCACACCTAGCCCATCAAATATATCATTATCATCAGTTTCCATATCAAATTCGCTTTACGTTAAATTAATTCATACAATAACATAAGTATTTATATAAATTAAAGTTTGGCTCCACCCTGATCCAAAAGGCTACGAATCTGTTTCCAATCCTCTTCGGACAGCAAATCCACCACTTCTCTGGCTCTGGTATCCGAATACCCGTACAATGCTTTTAGGGCATCAATACGATCATCTTGTTCAGGCTTTAGCCACTTACTAAACCGCTTTCGTGGACGAACCGAAATACGAAGATAATCAAACTGAAGCTTCTTATCAATATTACCGTGACGGTTCATGGTATTTGCGTAGAAAATGGTGTCTGAGAAGTAGGATAATCCACGATTAGTCATGTACGGAACATACTCTTTTTCGCATAGATGATCCTCGTCCATCAGGGGAACCTTGGATTGGTTTATAGAATTGAGGAAAACGAATGGATCCATTACTTCTTGAACCCACAAGTCATCATGACTTCCACCATAAAAGCACACATATTGATCTCCTGATCGCTCACAAAACTAGCCTTGTATTGATACTCTGCAATGATCAAAACCGCCTGTGGTATGGTGGAAGGCTCTAGGAAGTCGTATAGGCTATCGTAGACCTTCCTGAACAGATCCTGTGGAACATGGTTCGTATTGTTTGCCACCCATTTTCTGACCTCGTTGAAGTTCTTCTCTTTCATGAACCCCATCAGTTGCTTCACATCTAATTCCCCTGCCGTGCTCAGAATACCTACATCAATGGTTCCTGCCGCAGAGTATCGTTGAAGTTCGTTCAGAACACGACGAAAATCTGGAAAGAATTTTACAATGACTTTAGATAGAATCTTTACATCGTAGGTAATCTCTTCTGCTTCCAGAATACCCTGACATCGTTCTAGAAACTGCTTGGCTAGTTCTGGTCGGTCTTTGTGTGCAAAGTTAAAGTCGATACCTGTGCAACGAGAATGAATAGGCTCAATGATACGATTCTTGTAGTTGCAGGTAATAATAAACCGACAAGTCTTAGAGAACTCTTCAATGGCTCCACGAAGGGCAGGCTGAATACTGTTCACATTAGAATAATCAAACTCATCCAGAATAACAATCTTCTGGTTTGCGTCTTCTGACAGAGATACCGTGCTTGCAAACTGACGAATCTTTGTTCGCAGAGTATCAATGTTTCCATCTTCAGAACAATTGATAATAATAAAGTCTGCTCCTAGTTCGTTGCAAAGGGCTTTAGCCACGCTAGTTTTACCTAGACCTGGCTTGCCTGATAGCATAAGATTAGGACAATCCTTTGAGTTTACTATATCCTGAAAAATCTTTTTAATATTTGCAGGAAGTACACAGTCCCGAATGGTTTGTGGTCTATACTTCTCGACCAACAAACCAATCGCATTATTTGCGGTTATTGTCATCTATTACTCGCTGTATGTGCTGGTGTTTTCCATGGCAATCCAATACTTTAGATCCAGGTTCTTATGCGTGAATTGCGAGATCACAGTCTTGCTAATTTCCACGCTATAGTCTCCTTCAAACAACTTCAGATTATCTAACTTAAAGTTGAACGAGAAAGTTGCTTCTTCTGGATTGCTGCCTACTGGCAAGGTGAACACATTAGTGGTAGGATCCTTTAGATCCTTGACTACTGCTAATACTTCACTGCCCTTAGAGATAATGCAGAGATCGGAAAGTTGAAGAGCAGCACCTGATCGTTGAAGTTCACGGAATTGATCCGCCATCAGATCAAAGGTAATGGCGACGGCTGGAGTCTTCACTTGCTTGGTTGGATACGTCAGAAGTGCTGGATCCGCAAAGTAATACTTTACCGAGGAACCATTAACTCCTGTTACTACCACACATTTCTCTTCAAACATAAATTCAGGATCTTCGAGAAGAGAAACAATACCAAGAAACTTGTTCAGATCCCAGAGACCAAACTGGGAATCAAATGTTTCCTCTACGATGGCTTCTGCCATCACATTCTTGCTTGGTGAAATAGTGGAAATTTTATTTCCCGCCTTCACAAACAAGTTAGAGTTAATACTGCTGAAATTCTTTAAAATGTTAAACGTCTGCTTAGAAATACTGGTTGTTGTACTTGTCATAATATAGTCATCCTTTACTTGTTAAATCTTTCAAAACTTTGGTAATCTTCATCATCACTATTGTGTCCATGTCGTAAATCGTTCAGCCACTTTCTTGCGTCTGGACGATGTTTGGTTTTCTTCGCTTTCTTTTGTTCCTTCTGCAAGCGTTTGAATTTTTCATACTCCGATTCTGGTTCTTGTTCGTTTGCCATTCAAAATTCCTCAATACTTGGAAGGAGCTCCTTTAACTTGTGATCAATAAAATAATTAAACAATTTTTCTCGACCTTTTCCTTGTTGTTCTTGGTATGAATCTAAAATACTCTCTTCTAATGCCATTGGAATAGAAGACAAATCAATCATCATCTTATTCCTTATATAGTTAGGTAATTCACAAAAAGAAGATTCTCCTGATTGTTTCTTTAGTGCTTCTAATCGTTTGGCTGTCATTACGGTCTGACGTTTACCATCATTCATAAAGGTGTCATCATCAGACAGCATGTTAGGAACACCGTCAGAGGAATCCCCTTTAATAATATGTTCTAGTAAATAACCACGAGGATCTGCACACTCCATAAGTTCTTTTTTGTTTGTGCTGTATTGCTTTACGTTAGGAAAAATCTGAAGTTGCTGAAAGTCTTTATCGTTAGACAAAATCATAATCTTTTCTTGTTGAGCAAACCGCTTGGTTAAGGCAAAGATAATGTCGTCTGCTTCTGCTCCCTGAATACGAATGTTAGGATACGGGAAGATCTCTTTGATTTCGTCTCGAATAACATCTAGAATAGAATACACTTCTTTCCATTGGTCTGGTGCTGCATCTTGTGTCTTCTTACGATTCTGCTTGTAATGAGGAAACCATTGTTTCCTCCAATAATTAGAACTGTCATTACACACAACTAACTCGCCGTATTCACGAAACATCATTCGGTATTTACGATACGAATTAAGCACAGTATGACGAATATAATCTTCGTTAAAGTTATCTGTGTCTTTAGCAGCCTGAAATATGTTTGCTAAAATTATTTGATTATTGTCAATAAGAAGCATAATGTAATTATATCATGTAAAAAACAAAAGTCAATAAATTTCTACCCATTGTTCACTATTTGTTCCAATTATATAATATTTGTATAATTTGCCAGTGTTTGGATCCCACCATTCGTCTCCCTGAGAAACTCGACTTGGAGGAGTAGTAGAACTAAAGAATGTTACTGGGTTTCCTGCTCTTTCTGATACTAAAGGTTCCCATCCCGACAATTTATGTTCTGGAGATTTACAAAGATCTGGAGCACGTGATGCAATATACGCTTCTCCGTTTTTGTATACAATATCTCCTTGAGCATATTGTATACATTGCCCATCAATTCCACTAACTTTGAATATTCCTTTGAAATTAGCCATTAAGTATCTCTTTGAAATCCTCTAGGGTATTTATCATAACTTTAATCTTTTTTTTACCAAGATATTCATAGGCTTCTTTTAGTTCTAAATCTTTTCCTGTGTGTGCCACTTTTAATTCAGTAATAAACGGATCAAGTATTTTAGACATCTTTTTCCAGTGAATATGATTTATGTCTTCAACCTCTAACCAACCTTCGTGGTCAAATTTACATGCTTCATCTTCACATACTGCAAGATATAATTCATCAATTCTTTCGTTCATTGTGCACAGATATCCTTCGGTTTTCTTTCGAATATGCTCTTGAATTGAAACTTGTTCTTTTACTACCTTTGGCTTAACTACCCGACCAAGTTTAATAATGTGTTCTACTTCTGATTTGATATTGTCTAGAACTTTATCAACAAACTTTCCGCCAAGATTCATAATTCTGCAGTATTTGCCTATACTCATTATAAATGGATGAGTGTCTGGTACTTTAACGGCATCACGAACATCTGATTTGGAGTATTTGTTTCTTTGCATCCAATCAATCACCCAAGGCTTATAAACCTCATTTTTGCAACTGTAACTATACCAACTAGTTGCCTTGAGAATTCTGGCATCAATTTGTTCTGGGGTCAGAGTAGCCACATCCTCCCAAGAAGGCTCGTTCTTGATGAGTAGAGAATCTACAGAATCGCCACGCTTGATACGTTTGTGTTTTGTTTGTTTTCGTTTCATACTAGTCTGCTGAAGTTTCGTTTCTTTTCGAATTGAATTATTGAACCGAATCTATCTAGTAATTGATCAGTTTTATGACTGATAACAAATACATTAACCTTAGATCCAAACGAAGATATCAGTTTCATAAACTCATCAGTTCCAGTACCGTCTAAACTAGAATCAAATACTTCATCTAGAATCAGTAGGTTTGTGGAAACACTATTCTTTAATCGAGCAATTTCTCGCCAAGTAAGAAGTAGTGCTAAATCTATACGCATTTTTTCGCCTTCGCTGAATGATTCATACGTAAATATGTCTCTATGACGACTCTTGATGATTTCCTTGAACTCTTCGTCCAGATTAAATATAGCATAGAAATCCATGCTTGTCAAGTACTTGTTTACATGTTTATTGATTAAAGGAATATAATACTTAATAATTTTTGATTTAATGCCACTATCTTTAAATAAATTTATAAGTTGGTCGTAGCATTTCAGAGTCTTGAGGACTTTATACTTTTTATCAATCAGATCAACTTCTTTATTTTCTAATTCTGTAAGTTTAATCTCAAACTTGGCAATCTCTTCTTGAGAGTATGTCTTGGCATTATTCAATTCAAGATTTGCGTGACTAGTATTCAGACTCTTTAAGGTTTCTTGTTTATTAGCCAAACGAATAACATTAGTTTGGTGCTCGTCTAAACGACTCTGAATTTCTGCTATTTGTTTCTCAGTCTTTGTAATTTGTGTGTTTATATCCTGAGTGCCTTGCTGATACTCTTCTAATTTTGTTTTTCTTTGTGTTAGTAGGGTATCCTTGTGATCATGAGCAATTCCTTGTTTGCATAAAGAGCACGTTTCATTATTATTAAAGAATTCAATATCTTCGTTGATACTCTCTTTAGCCTGTTCAATTTTGCCAAGAATCTTTTGTGCATCTGTTCGTTTCTTCTGAACTTCCTTTAATTCGGTCTGTATTGATGTACTAGAAATCTTTAACGGCTCAGATAATTCTTCTATGTCCCCATTCACAGCAACCATCTGGGCTTCTAGTTGAGCCTGTGCTGCCTTGCGTTCTTCTATGATCTGTTGTGTGTTCTTTACTAGGGATTGTATGGTTTCTTTGGTGTCTGCAATTTGTGCTTTAGATACTTCTATTTGAGTATTGGTTGCGTCTAGTTCAGACTTAACACCATTCACCTTGTCTTTAACTACAACATTCATTTGCGAGAATATGCTAATATCTAATATGTTCTCTATAACCTGACGGCGATCAGTAGGAGTTAATTGCATGAACGGAACAAATGAGGAACTTCCCAACACAACAACCTGAGAGAACGTCTTGAAATTCATTCCTAATATCTGCGATTCCAATACTTCCTGATAATCTTTAATCTTTGCGTCCTGATTAAGTAGATTGCCGTCTTTATAGATTTCAAATAATTTTGGGACTAGACCACGAACCACCTTGAACTCATTCTTTCCAATATTAAAATTGATCTCTACCACGCAATTCTTTTTGTTAACCGAATTGACTAGTTGAGGAATGTTTATATTACGAAACGGTCTTCCGTATAACCCAAAAGCAATAGAATCCAATAAAGCAAAAGATTTACCGTTGCCATTACTACCACATACTAGAGTTGTAGATTTCTCGCCTAACTTAACTTCCGTAAAGCTGTTTCCAAATGAACCAAAATTTTTAAATCGAACAGTCTTGAATAGGATCATGAAAGAGTTTCCATATAGACTTGACGCATAATTTCTTTTAATTGTTCTGTGTTATCAGATTCTAAAAATTCAATTTCTCGATTAATCAGACTCAAAGTGTCCTCACTGATATCAAACTCTGGACTATTTTCATCGTCCTTGGTTACTATGTCTTCAATAATTGTAATACTTGCTGGCTCTCCAGTATACAACAAATCTATGAACTCGTCAAATTTTCTTTCATTCTTTTTGTTTAATACTAATACACGAACATAAGTGTTTTTGTATACGGTAGGATCTAGATCACTAAAATCTCGTTTATCCGTCCATTCAATACTATAGTACATTTTATGTGGATTCTTAATGAATGTTAGTTCACGAGTTTCTGTGTCGTATACATGAAAGCCTTTATCTTGATGAAGATCTGCTGTAGTCATTTCATATTGAGTTCCAAGATAATGAATGTTTCCTTTAGAACTCTTTGTATGAAAGTGACCAGAAAGAACCAATTCAAACTTTTGTAGGAATTTATCTTCCATTCCGCTAGAGCATTTAATATTAGATATCATCTCATAACCATTCAATTCAAAATGACCGCATACTACTGGTGCTGTGCTGGCTTCAATAGCCTTGATTACGGCTAATTTGTTTTCCTCATTAATCCAAGGAACCATTAAGAACTTGGTACCGTCTGCCACTACTAGTTCTGTGGTGTGTTCGTATAGGTGAAATTTAGAATAACAATCAACAAATAGTTCCTTTGGAGAGTTTAGATGATTCGTATTCTTATAGAACACATCATGATTTCCAAGAATACAGTGAAGATCCACATTGTTGTCTTCAAACCAATTCATGAATCGTTCTCTTACGTGTTTTAGAGTATGAAAATTTATAAACTTACGACGATCAAACATGTCACCTAAATGAATGACTGTATTGATATCGTTTGCTTTTAGATAAGGAAATAATTCATTATCAAAAAACTTAAAGAAATAATTTAAAAATAATGGCGAATCGGATCTTGCTCCGAAATGCGAGTCACCAATAATGCATATTTTCATAATTTATATTTTGCGCTTTTTACGTACCTTTGGTTCATACTTCTCTATATCCTTTTCTGTAATAGAGAAATGTTCACTTAGTGCTTCTCGTGGATCAGCTTTTTCAAAGTAATTAGTTTTACACCACTTATGCATTGTACCATCATCTAGGTGCTCGGTCAACTTAAACTTGATATAATTTTGCTTTTTTTCTTTTTCTATGCGTCTAAGGAAGGCATAGTAGATTATTTGAGTGAAATACGAGAACGGATTCTTGGATTTCTTAGGATTAAAGTTGTGTGCATACATGAGACAGTTCTCGATAGCATCTCCCACCATCTCTTCTCGATACGGATAATTGGCAAAATTATGCTTGGAAGAAAGCCTTTCAGCAATCTTCATAAAGCATTCGCCAATATATGTGGATACTGGTGGCTTATCGTCTTCTACTTCTTCTGCTTCTCGTATTTGACGTTTCCAAATAACCATCTCAGCAAGGAACTTCTTGTTATCCACATAGTGGTCACTATCCTTGGTAAGCCGTTTTTGGGCTACAATCGGGGGGTCTACAATATTTTTAGATTTTTTAGATTTTTCACTTGACATAATTAATATTATCGTGTATACTTGTGTGTCTGGTATGAATGAGAAAATAGAGAATCAAATAATATTAGATATTACTGATAATCATTAGACTTTGGATCTGGATTCCAATCAGTCCACTTATTACCAAAGTCTTCTTTTTTCTTATTCTTACTTGTAAATTTATCAACGCTCATACCTTCACCATTACCATCAGTTAATTCATTTATTATTTTACCCAGATCGGAACGCTTGAGCATTCCATTCTTTAAAAGTTTAAGAAGAACATTGGGTGAAAAAACTAAATTCATATACACTATTGTATCATCAAAATCAGGTTTTGCAAGGTTTTTCTTTGGTTTTTCTGTATTAAAATCCATTCCAATATCTTTCATCATTTGATCCATTTTTTTAAATAAAGCATCTTCTTCTTTTTTAGAAATAGGAGTTGTTAATTTGTGTGGATAATCTGTAGGAATTTCTGGAAGATCACCAAATAAATCCATTACTGATGGAAGTTTTGTTGTTGGTGGCTTTAATGACTTAGGATTAAGTTTTTGAGCATCTTCTTTACCTTTTTCTGCATCGTATAAAAGTTCAATATCATTGCTAGGTGTACTAATAGAAACTACAGATGCTTCTGAAATAGTTACCGTGGTATCAGAAGAAAGAATAATCCAGTTTCTTAAGGTAAATATTTCCTTTACTCTGCCCATCATATCAGCAGATAGTGTAGACTCAAACATCATAGGTCTGGTTAGTATAAGTCTACCATTTCTGCCTTTACGAATAGTAGCAATTAATTCTTCACCAGACATCATCTTAATTAATTTATAGGGGGTTCTCATCATTAGTCTCCTTGGGCAACTGAATAGGAACAATCTTAAAAGGAAATCCTTCACTAGTATATATTTTAAATCGTTGTTCTAGATGTTTCATTCCGTGGTTCTCGTAACTCTTATAAGACAGATCATCTGCAATATCAAACAATTTCATTTTAGATTTTGTTTCTGTTTTACGCAAACCTCGTCCAATAGACTGTAGTACACGAATAACAGACTTTGAAGGAGAAGCAAACACAATATTATTAATATTTCGTATATTAATTCCTGTAGAACAAGTTCCGTAAGAAGCAATTAAAATAGAATCTGTTCCTTTATCTACAATTTTTCGTATCTCTTCACGAGTTTCCACATCAGTTTCTCCGTGAATAAAATAAATAGATTTATCGGAATCGTTTACTATCAACTCGTATAATGGCTTTCCTTGAAGTTCCACAAAATTAAAAAGAACTAGAGTATTACCTGTTAGACTGTTACATAAATTTTTAATAAATTTATTTCGTCCTTTATGAGTAACCACAAATCGAATCTCGTCCTGATATTCCATTCGTTTTGTTTTCTGGATTTCTTCTGGAGTATATTGTAGTGTTAAACAATCAATATTAATACTAGACAATAGGTCTTTATCAATTAACTTTTTAGTGGTTGTGGTGTTATAAACAGGTCCGAATAAGCCTTCAATAACAAACTGATGAATTTGCATTCCGCTTAGGGTTCCAGTAGTACCTATTCGATAATCTGTATTCTTAGCTTTAGTTAGAATACCAGTTAGGGATTTAGCGGAAAATAAATGACACTCGTCTCCAAACACACCCACAAAGTCATTAAACCAAGTTTCTGGTTGTTTATAGATGCTTTGCCATGTAGATATAATGATACGTTTATTTGTATCCTTATCCTTGCCTGCCATAATCGTATGAATGTTACGATCCGCCTTCCAAGTGTCTAATTTGGCGTATTCTCGGAAATCTGCCAACATCTGGGAAACTAGACTGGTGGTGGGAACGATTATGAGCAATTTACCTGTATTATGAGTTTCTAGTATCCAACGACACAAAAGATACAGGATTAGAGACTTACCGCTGCCTGTAGGACTCACGAGAAGGGCCCTAGAATGCCCCAGGCTGTGTAGGACGGCTTCAACCTGGTAATCGTGGGGTTTGATTGTGGAGCCGTTAGCCTGGATGGGTAGGTTCTCTATAAAATCGCTTATAAGGGCATTAGATGGTTTCTGGTACGTTCTTGGAGTAAAGGAGTAGGAATACCCTCTATCCTTGGCAAACTTGATCAAAGGTTCTACTAGTCCAGCGTACATGGACTGGGTAAATAGATTAAAAAGACGTATTTTACCATCCCAAATTTTATTCTTATAGGCTGGAGTATACTTGAAATTAGGCATAGTGAAAGTAAAGTAGGAATTTAGTTCTTTGGCTAAAGACCGATCACAATCAACCTTGACCATAACTGCATCTGGTTGTGTAATATCTAAATCTGCCATTAAGCTCCTTGAGTAAACTTGATCCAGTCTATCATCGCTCTTATTTGCCATTGACGGTTCTGAACTATTTTAACAACACCTTCTAGATAAAGAACAATTTCTTTTTGAAAATCTGTTTTTTCAGACATTTTAATGTAATCATTATCAGAGTCTATCAGATCATTAGATTCTGTTTTTAGTACATTTAATTCGAATGGTTCCCATCCAAATTGTGTAAGTTCTTCTTTACTCATACGACCAGTATAGTATAACCATTTATTTCTTCGTAAAACTAATAATTCATTTTCTATACGTTTTAATTTTAAACGTTCGTCCATAAATAAAACCAAATATTTATTATGGAGTTGTGGAGTTCTACTAGATTCCGTATCTAAAACAGTTTGATCAATACTCAGGTCAGTTTTAACCATATTTTTAATATCATTTAAATTCATAATATAAATTCCTGTTATTAAGGAGTAACTAAATTTTTAATTTCATAACCAGTAAATGCAAATTTTACAGTAGCAGTCATTTCCATAGAGTCTATAGCAGTAGTATTAAAATTTAAACCACTTAAAGAAATGGGAAATACGTGCTTGAAATGTATATTAATTTTTGGACGATAAGAACTGTTGGTTATCGACAAATCAGCATCTGATGTTTTTTTATCATACGGAAGAGTGTCTTCATCAGAATCATAATTTCCAATACTTTTAATCCAGTTATGTATCTCTCTCCAATTTGTTAAATTCTCGTCAACACGAAAAGTCAGTTCAAGATCTTCAAACCGAAATGCTCCTGTAGGAACTTTGACTGGATGACCCAAAACAGTTGGTTGTTCTGCTGATCCAAATGCTATTCCTGGAAGGTTTGCACTTTGACAAAAATATGACATATTAGGAACTCTATCCAAAACAAATTGAAAATAATTGACTATAAGTGCATTATGTGTTGCTGGGATTGTTGCCATATAGTATTTATATAACAAAAAGGGGAGGCTTTTTAAGGCCTCCCCATATTCGTTATTTACTTAAGTTTTGGATTAAAGTCCGAAACCTGTGTTACCATGCAAGTTACTTACTGCAAAGATACGATAGTACTGATTTGAACCAACAGTATCAATACCCGCTGCATTATCAGCAAAAGGATTTTGAACCATACCGTAACGAGTCTTAAATCCAATCTTTGGTTGGAATGTTGACTGATCAACGGCTCTCACCATTTGGAGAGGAACGTATGGGCAGTAGAACACGCCAGCATCGTATGGACTTGCTCCACGATAACCAACCATTACGAAGTTGGCATTGGTCTTGGCATAAGGATCGATGTAAACCTTGAACTTGCCGTTAAGAATACCAGCAAACGTATTGCCAGTATCATCAACTTCAAGTTGCACGTTTAGTGCTGGGCTGACATTAAGGAAACCACCCATTGCAAGAGCAGAAGCAACGTCTGAAGAGCAAACAATAAAGTTACCCTTACCACGACGAGTTTCCTTTGCAATGACGTTGGCTTCACGTTCAATTTGGAACATCAGACCACGGAAGCGTTCTGCGCTCCAGCGACCATCTGAATCCGTATTGAGATCGTAAACACCAGCAGTAGAAAGATCACCTTGACCACAACCAGTCTTGGCTACACGATAAAGAGTGTAGATCAATTCACGATTGATTTCGTTGAGAATTTCAGTGCTAAGAATATTAGCAAGTTCGCTCTCAGCGTCTAAGCCGTGAACAGCCTTCAAGTCTTGAGCCAATTCAGTTGTGTATTCTGCCTTGAGAGCACGTGTCTTTGCTTCGACAGCGATACGTTCAATGCTGAAACCCATTTCTCGGAAAACCTTGCTAGCACCAGAGCCACCAAGAGATTCGCCTTCTCCCGTTAACATGCCTCTAAAGGCACCCATGTTAAATGAAGCGTTGCGAATACCAAAGGTTAAACCGTCAGCACGAAGTACACTACCACCAGCTTGTGAACCTGTGCCACCGTAAGAAGGATCTACGCCTTGGCAAGCACCTGTAACACCAGAAGCGGCACCAGTAGCACCGTTACCTGAACCAGAGAATGCTGCGTATGGTTCTTGGAAGAGAGCTTCTCCGCCAAGAGTAGTACCGTCATAACGGCTGCGCATTGCAAAGATAAGGCCCGTAGGAGCACTCATCGGCTGAACGCCTGCAATGTCATAAGCCATCAAGTTTGGCATGCTACGACGAACCAAGCTGATAAGGATTGGATCGTAACCAGCAAGATTACCTGCGGAACCAACTTGACCAGTAGTAAAATTACCACCCATGGTGTTGGCTTCTGAGATGTATTGTTGACGCAAAGCAACTTCTTGATTCTCCAAGAGGACGGCAGTTACCTTCTTCTTGTATGAATCTTGAATTGAAGGGATCGACTCGTGATTGAGAAGGGGGTCCCATTTTTCTAGTAAAGTGTCGTACGATGAGTTCTGATTGAAATCCATTTTAATTTATCTCCTTTTGAGTATAATGTTAGATTTATAGTAAATTAGTTACTTACTTCTTTGAGTGACGACCAAGTGCATGTACATAACCAGACATCAAACTATCCGCTTGTGGAATAATCTTTTGTTCGGTCAATGTTTCTGGTTCTCTTGCAACAACTGGTGCTGCCTTGAGATAATTTTCCTTAAGTACCACAAGCTTGTTGTGAAATTCTTGTGGGCTTGTGTAGTTGATACTGTTTGCAAGACTAGCAAGACGCTCTGCGTCAACTTGAGTTAAGTCCGAAACTGCTTCCATGAATACTGCTCGTGCAGCACCTTGGTCAAGTTCTTGCTTAAACTTCATGTTTGTTTGAATCTGCTCGTTCAGTGTGGTTTCTAGTTCTTGATTCTCTGAGAACAGATCCTCAAGAATATCATGCTTGTTTTCTGGAACTTCAATGTAGTGTGTTTCAAACAACGACTTGAGACCACTGATAAAGCTTTCAGAAATTTCTGTGCGAATACCGCTCTCCACAGCCAACTTGTTTTCCTTCATCCACTCATCCACAGCATAGCTCAGATATTCATCTAAACGTGTGGCAAGTTCATTGACTGCATTGCCGACTTCTTGTTCCACAAGAGTGCTGGCTTCGGTCAACATGGCTTGACGAATCGTTTCGGTTCTTTCGTTCAGAGCAGCTTCAAATACAACTGAAGCCTTGCCCATGAATTCTTCGGAAAGATTTTCACCACTAAAAAGATTCTGAAGTTGTTCGTTCATTGCAGCCTGTGCTCCTTGTGGAGGTGGAGCTTCTACGCCTCCGCTCATTGGGCGAAGACTGCCTTGATTCTGTTGAGCACGACCCTCAAGCCAGCTCAAATCTTCAGTACCAAGAACAACTCCTTTACCAGAAGCATCCTTGGTGTATGTACGAGCATCAATCAATACATTAGACGGTTGAGCAACATTGTTATTTTGTGGTTCCATATATTAGTTCCTTAGTCTTTCTTATTTATAATAATTGTTATTTCTGAACATTAAGCTAGTGATATTTTTGCCGCATCTGCGACTCCTGCTTTTCGAGTTTTGTAATTTGTGTCTAGTAGTCTGGCATTAGCTTCCCAAGTAGAGTCTGTTCCTGGTTTACGACCTGTCTCTGTCGCCTCAGGTCCTTCTGAAGTTTCTACTGGTTTTTTTGCTGGTTTTTTTAGTTTTTTTGCTGGAGTTCCTGTTGAAGGTTCCGTTGAAGGTTCTGTTGAAGTTCCTGTTGTGGTATCTGGTTCTTTCTTAGCATTTTCTTTTGAAGTATCTGTAGTCTCTATGTTTGATTTATAGTTTGATTTATATTCGGATCTTGGATCAAATGCCATTCGCACTAAATGTTTAGGAAGTTGGTTAAGAACACCTCCCGCCGCTACACCAATAGGATCTATTAGAGGTAGATTTTTTGCTCCAGGTATTTTATTAATAAAATATTTTGATAAATTACCTCCTCCAGATAATATATTGGAATAATGATCTCCTTGTTGTTTTACGTTCGCAGGATCATATCCTATATCCCCCATAGCACCTAAACCATAAGACGTTGCTTGTCCCCAAGGAGTTGTTGCAGCAACAACTGCACTTTTACCAAGCATCCCAAGAACATCTGAAAAACCTTCCGTCATCGGCTGATTTCCAGCTCTGTTTGCTATATCACCACCGCCGCCACCAGTATTTCTGTTGCCTCTATTATCATTACCGTATAATTCTAAATTTTCCAGGCTCTTGGCAGCTCTTATTTTCGCTCCTTCAGGATCTGCTTGATCTCTTGCAACTCTTCTTCGCTCTGCATGCTTTGCTGCCGTTACCAGCTTTACTGTTTGATTCTCGGTATAATCGTCAAAAGTTAATACATTTCCATCAGCATTTCTTCCATAAGGAGCAGCAACATCTCTTTGCTTAGATCTCTTCAGATAATCATCTGGATTAACAATCTGTCTCTCTTCTTTCTTTTGCGAAGAAACTACCTGATCTACTGTTTGGTTAATTCCAGCATCATCAAGACGTTTTTGATTTTTTGCTCTATTCCAAGTAACCCATTCTGGAGACCCAATAAGCGGTTCTCCTCTATCTCTAGCTGCTTGTGCATATTGTTCGTTTTCTTTTCGCATATCACCAATATTTCTTCCATTGGTTCCAGTTTGTTTATCGGCTCTTTGTTCTACAGATTGATTACTGTTAATCACAGGAGAACCTTGAGAAGAACTCATAAAACCAGGATTAGATGCTGGAGTATTAGGATTTGTTGGAGTAACTTTAAAATCACCAGTTTGAGATGATCTCCTTGGTAATTCAGGAGAAGGTGCACCTTGAGGAGAAGTCATAAAGCCAGGATTAGATGGCGGATTATTATTTTGTGATTTAGCCGCAAAGTCACCTGTTTTTGATGTAAAAATACCAGTACCAGTTGTATTAGGAGTGCCTATAGTATCTTGTTTATTAACAATTCCTGCAGCAACATTTTCTACTCCTCCTGGACGACGATCAGTATCTGCAGGTCTACCACTACCAGCAAACATATCTTGATGTTGTGCTTCACCTGAATAATTAGGAGTAATCATCTGATTTGTTTCTGATGCTCCTTGATCTTCATCACCACGCATTGGTGTTTGCTCATTTTTAGATGTTGATGCTGCTTTTGGTGTACGAACAGAAGCACCATAACCTAAACGAGCCACAGCAGGAGCTGCTGGATTTGTTTTATTCCCACTAGAACTAAGATTAAGATTTGGAGCAGCGTCACCACTAAAATCATATTTAAACGGAACTTTTGCTGAATTATTAAACGGAGAATCCATCTGAACCCCATTAACTACAGGATTTCCTAATACATCATTGCCAATAGTATCTCTTTGTGTTCTGCCTGGGGCTGGAGGTCCTACAAAATTTGGACTTGACGGATTTCTTGAAAGTTGAGCTACTCGGTTATTATGTAATGTAATCTGATCTGCCAAATCCATATCTTGACCATTAGTTGCCGAACTTTTGAAAAATTTATTAAATGTTTTTTTAGTTTGAGATTGATTATTGATTGATTTTGATACACCATTAATATTTGGGCTAGAACCTAAACCGCTAGTTTTATTTGTTTCTATATTAGATTGTACACCAGCAACAGGAGCAACTGGTTGTGGGTTTTTTGGTAATAATAACCGATTCCAAACATCTTGTACTCCAGGTTGAGGCTGATTAAATGTTGGCGAAGATGCAGTCTGATTAAATGTTGGCGAAGATGCCGTTTGATTAAATGATGGAGATTGTTGTGATTTTTTATTATTTAAAACAAGAGGATTGGTATTAGAAATAACTGCTTCAGACAAATTGCCAGTAATCGAACCAATACAATTAAATATTGATTGTTGTTTATCTTTTTCTGATTGGAATTTTGATTTACTCATTTTAATCGTTTTAGAAAATTTTCAAAAAGTTTAATTGCCTTTGCCTCTAATTGTCTACTCGAAGTCTTCTTGAGTTCTCTGTGGTATCGTTCAATCTCTTGTTCAACCAAAATACCATTGTCCCAAATCCATTCTTTACCTTCCATGATGCCGTTTACAAACGCACCAGGAGCACTAGGATCCGCAACAATATCCACTGCACTAAGAGTGAAATCTTTGCATACTTCGCTGTAACCATTCTTTGGACTCAATGAACCCATTCCTCGTGTGGACACACCAAGACTAGCTCCTTCGTTGATAAGACTCTTTACGATCTCTCCCATCGGAGTACCCATGATTTTTGCACGACCATGAACATCTTTTCCGCTATTTCTGAACTCTAGAATTATATGAGAAACACGATCCAAATTAACAACAGGATTTGTTGGATGGTTCAACTCACCAAATGCTCTCTTGTTTTGAACATACTCTCGGTCATAACGACGAGCTTCATTCATAAGAATTTGAGTTGGATACATTCTCTTGTTGCGATTGAGTGTGTCTGATTGCATAAAGACACCTTCAATGAAATAATTCTTTCCTCCACCATCAGCGGCTTCGGTTAGAAATTTAACGTCCTGAGATGTTTCGGTTATTAGCTTCATGAATTAATATCCATCTGAATCAGAAGAGCTAGAACCACCAGATTGTGGCATAATCTGAGGCATAGAGTTTTGAACTGGAGGAGCAGATTGAGTGGTTTCTTCTTCGCCTTCTTCGCCTTCTTCTTCGCCGCCTTCGTCGCCTTCTTCTTCGCCTTCTTCATTTATTGCAGCACTAACAGTTTTGCGGCGATTCTTTAGATAACCATCGGTTTTGTCTTCATCTCCATCATTATCAATATCACCATCTTCTTCTCCGACAGGATCTAGTTCTTCAAAAATAGCAGGAGCATAAGCTTCAAACTTTTCATCAAGAGCAGCATTCAATTTTTCATTAAGAGTGTCACGAATCACTCCCTGTGCTTGAGCAAGATTTTCGTTCATAACTAGTCGAATAAATGAGTGAATTTGATTATTTGTTTCCATTTTTAGTACTTTCTATTTTTGCTAAATTTAATATGCGATTAAATGATTCTTGTGATTCTGAGAGTAATTTAACTAAACGTTGCCTGTTATCAGTATTTAGACTTTTATATAGTTTACCCACGGAATCTTGTTGAGATTCGTCCAAAATACCAACAGCTCCGTCTCGTAATTGGTATGAATTTTCAGGGACAAATTGAGTCATTACAATTGGTTCTGGCTTTAATGATTCTAATTGAATTTGAATAGGTTCTAATAATTTTAGTATATTTTTACTCTCTTCTAGATAGACTTGCTCCATCATAATAGAAGCTCGATCATTCAAATACTCCTTAATAACAGTATTAAATTGATCGGGTTTACCCCTAAGAATCATCTGGACTAGTCTATTTGCGGTGCTCATTGTGGGGGTGGTTGTTCGCCTTCTGGCTGTTGTTCTTCTTCTTGACCAGGCTCTTCTCCTGCTAACATTTGCTGATATGCCTGTGCTTCTTGCGCTTCGATTTGTTTCTGCATTTCTCTATTTATCTGTGCGTCAATTTCAATAATGTCCTCATCGGTCTGTTTCAAGAAATTCTTACGAACATACTCTGCAGAAAAGAAACGACCAACATAAGGAGTCACAGCAGCAATAATGTCTAGACGTTCACGAAGAATGTCGTTGTTCTTGAGTTCAGCAAAATAAGAATCATTATTAAATTTAAAACCAATATCTTGAACAATTCTGTTCCAATCTTCTTCAGTCATCAACCCTTTAAGAATTACTTGAGTCTTTAAAAGATCAAAAAATATACTGCTAAATCGTTGTCGTAAACGGTCAACAAATTTATTAAATTTAACTTCGTCACGAGTAATCTCAGCACTTTTGCCCATATTAAAACCACCATCAGGCATCATGCGTGATAGGGGAACACCAAGAGCTCGGTAAAGCTTTTGTAGTAGATAATTAACATCATCCATTTGACCAAGATTTTGACCACCATCAAGAGTGCTGATTTCTGTACCACGACCACCATCACGTCGAGGCATCCAGTAATCTTCGAGCATGCTCATATGATTACGCTCATCTTTGATTTCGCCAGTGCTAGGATCATAAATTGTTTTATTACGATATCGGTTCATGATTTCACGAAGATATTGTTCTGCCTTTTGCTTTGGCAAATTACCAACGTCTACGTAAAATACTCGTCGTTCTGGAGCACGAGAAATTCTGTAGATGGCTACAGCATCTTCAATCTGCCGAAGAAGATTTAGGGGTCGAACTGCCTTCTGCAAATAACCAACTACACGTTTTGTGGTGGAGTCAATAATACCAGAATGAACATAAGCAATTGTATCTGGTGCAATTTTCCATCCCGTTGGATTTGTTGGAAAGTTTGCTTCCTTATCTGTGTCAGTATAAACATAATATTCTTGAATACTTTTAATCGGGGAAAAAGGAGCAGCACCACCATAAACAGTCTTATCCTTTTCTACTTTTCTGACCTTTTTAATCTTCACAGGATCAATAGGAACCAACTCAATAATACCTTTTCGAATATCGTTTTTATCAATTTTTTTATAATAAAATGTCTTGGCATCAATAAACCATCTTCTAAAAATATCATGAGATTTGTTTGAAAAATCTAAAAGTTTTAATATGTGATTGAATTCACTATAAATTTTAGTTTTAATAACTTCAGAAAGATTCACTCTATCTAAATCTAACTTGATAGGTTTTCTGTCCAAATCTAGCACAATAGACTCATTAACAATATCCTCAATAGCAGCATCCACTTCTGGATGCAATGCCATAGATCTATAATGAGTAATTAATTGATTTTCGTCTCTGGCATTTCCAGAAAAATCAGCAAATGTTCCAAAAACTCCACCAGTTTCTAAAACATAAGAACCATCATAACTGTCGGGAGTAATGACTTCGGGATTTACAGGAGTATTTTCCTGTGCCTTTTTTTTGCCTATTGTAAAACCAAATAATTCTAATTCCATAATATTTATATCCTCAAATTTAAGTTACTGCATCATATTCAAAGTGACTATACGCTATACCCACTGCAAAACTAACAAGAGTATTATCCGCTCCCATATCTAGGCTAATTTCACCAATGGTAATTGGCCAACAATTTTTTAAAATAAAATTGCGTTTATTTGTGGTATTTCCATTAGTGTCTAAATGACTTACTGACCAATCAGTACTGAAATGATTTTTTAAATCCAAAGATTTAGAAACGTTTGTTCCGTGATCATTTATTTCATTACTCCAAGCATGAAATGCTTCAAATAGCCTTTCTTTGCCCTTTGGTTTGTCGTCTAGAACTGTTATCTGCCATGGCGAATATACTCTATCTCCTGGATAATTGACCGTTCTTCCTCTCCAATTAACTGGAATTACTGAGATAGTAGAAGCAGGAAGGCTAGCTGCTCTGACATGAATTTGATTTTTTGTAAAATCAGAAAATTTAGTAGTGCCTCTACCACCAATACTACCAGAAACAAGAAATCTGTTTTGTCTTGTGCCACCACCAAATTTAGTAATAAAGTCTGTTATATGATTTCCTGCCATTTTAATTCCTTTTAAATACTAGCATCAATTATAAAGTTTATTACTATAGTTTCTGCAGTTACTGATTGTTTTATGGTCAAATCTATTATTAATTTTCCTTGAGATATAATATTATCTGTGTTGTTTACAGAGTCACAAACAACAGCATAACTTAGTATACCACCAGAAGACAGTATGTTGTTAAGAATAGGTTTTACTGAATTTGATATATTTAGTCGAGTTTCTTCGTTGTTTTGTTCAAACAAATAATTGTCTAATATATTTTTTAATTCTTTCTTTAAAAATATAATTAAATTTATAGTATGAATATTCTTAAGTGCTTCTGTTCCAGTATAACTAGTTTTGTTTCCCATTAAAATATATCCAGAACTATTAATTGGTATTATAGGATTTACACCACCCAATAACAAACTTGATGATTCGGGTTCAGTAATAGTTTGTTCTAATGCAACAACACTCAATATTCGTCCTCTCGTGGTTCCAGCTGGACTAGTCCACCTATTGTTTGTTCTGAATGTTCTTGCCAAGCACCCAGCAGCATCTGATCCTGGACTAGTTTTAATCGGGTCAGCAGAAGACGGAACAGAAACATCATTGATTGAATTTTTACGACCAGCAAAATAACAAACGTATTCACTACCAGCGGTAACACCAAAATCTCTACCATGAAACGTGTATCCAGAACCAGTAGGTATAACCATCAATTTATTGTTTCCCAAAAAGGCTAAACAATCTTTTCTTGTGTTTGCTATGCTGGCAGCAGATATAGAAGAATTTGCATTTCCTCCATCAAAAACAACATCTATATTTATTAAATTTGCGTTATGTAGTGGTGTAGCTAAAGGATCCAAAACACCATTTTGTACGAAATATGCCCCAGTAGACCCCGTACTTCCAACAACGCAAATACCTCCATATTGAAGATAATTGTAGATACTCCACCACTCTCCAGCCCAAGCACCAGTAGGCCCCGTATTTTTGTATGAACTATCGTTTAGTCTAGCCAACCAGTTATTATACGAAGGAATCGTCATAATACCTATTTCTGTTTCGGAACTACCATCAGAACCAGTAATACCAAAAATAGGTATTAAACCGTTAAATGATATCATTCCTGCAATAAGTGTTGATGCCTCTTCGAATGATGCCATGATTAATTATTTTCCTTAAAATTAGAATTAATGATTATTGTTGCCTTATTGTATATTTATATTTTTAGTTTTTTAGAGTTTATGCCAAAAGTCTTCGTCTTTTGATTCTGTAGGCAAAATGTCTATATTTTCGTCTACATTAGAAATAAAACCAAAACTAAACCAATCATCTTCTTCTATTTTCTTTATTTCCCCCTCAAAAAGTTCTTTTCTAATGTCAACACTAGTCAAGTCCTTAAAGTATGGTTGTTTTGTTAACCAAGAAAACAACACCATACACATAACTAAATCATCAGTATGAGTATCGTCTGCGGCATAAGTATTGTGTTTGGAAACAAAAGTCAATAATTCTTGAATAATTTCTTCATCTTCAATTAGAAGTTTGTCCTGTTCTATTAAACTTTTAAGTATAGAACAACCAAGTTTTTTGACTGGCATAGTAGTGCGAACTCCAAAAACAGTTTGTCCCTTTCCAAACCCTCCATTCAGTACCTGACCACTTCTGCCTTTATTAGTACTCATTAAAACATTGTCGTATTCTAAATCATAATGAAGAATGTCTGCAACTTGCCCACCAATATCATTTACTTCTACCAAAACATAAGCCGTATTATACTTTTTTCCTAAAGCATATATCATAGTAGGAAACAACATTGGAGAAATTATATTATTTTTATACTTTGCAACTATTTTATACGGAGTATCAGAAACATCAAAAACTAATATTGCACTATAATCTTTACCCTGACCTCTTGATGTGTCTACAGTCAATACGTATGCTTTTTTTTCTTCTGGTTCTTCATAAACCCAAAGTCCTTCTTTTGATTTTGATTTTGGTTTTTTGTAAGTCAAATTATGAAGCTTTGATGTGGAAATTAAAGTATTAGACGAACCAATAAAATCACACTCATACTCGCTTTGAAATCTCTGTTCTCCTCCTGCTCCTCCACCTAATTGTTTAATAGTTCTTTCTTTCCATTTTTCGTCCCTAAGTGGTCCTGTAGGATAAAGAGGAACTTGTCCCCAATGAACCTCAATTGGAACATATTCACTTTTTCCTTCTTCTCCGTCTTTACGAATTGCTCCTTGCCACAAACTATAAAACATGTTCATACCATTAGGAGTAGAAACTATAATAACTTTAGTTGTTTGTCCAGAAGTAATAGTAGGGTAAACTGAACTAAAGAAATCGTCTGCTATGTTTGAAGGAACGTGTGCAAATTCGTCTAAAAAAATTACGTTATACGAACCACCACGAACCGCACTGGCAGAGGTAGCAGATGCAATAACACGAGATCCATTTTCTATTTGAATAGATGTTTTGTTCCATTCTACTACTCCTTGCTGAAGCCATTTTGGAAGATATTCATATGCTTCTTTCAATCGCTTCATAATTTCTAATGCAGTTTTTAATTTATTAGCCAAAATAGCAACATTTACGCTTTGATTAAATAAAATGTAATGAACACACCAGGCAACAATTGTTGTAGTTTTTCCTGTCTGGCGTGGAAGCTTTGCAATAACATATCGATTATTTTGAATCGTTTCAACCATCTTTTCTTGATAATCATAAAGTTCAAATGGTTCTAATCCTTTGTCCAAAGTAACAATTTTTATGTATTTTTTAATAAAATAAATAGGATCATTTGCACATTTCATGTACTCGGCAACTTGTTCTTTGGTAAATTCTACTTCAGTACTAATTTGTTTTAAATTAGGATTACCAAGATATCCGTGTTTTTTTTTACTTCCCATCACTATTATTTTCTAAAAAATGTTGACTGTTTGTCGATTTAATTCTACTACGATCTTTGTTAATTAAATCCTGTAATTCGCTTGTAGAACCAACAAATATAGAATTATTGGTAGTATTATTAACAGTAACGTCTTCTTTTTTTGCAATTTTAGTTTTTTGATAAAGATCTATAAGATCTTTGTTCATATCTGCTACAGTTTTTAACAAAAGACTTACAACTTCAAACGCTCTTGGGTTGTCTCCAGCCTTTGCTATTTTTATAATTTCGTCTATTGCATCAGAACCATTATTAATTAATGATTTTATATTTTCACGAGCATAATCAAAATCATTTTCAATTCCTAAATTTTTTGAAGAAACTGCAACTATGTCTCCTGTTGCACCAGAAAAGGATAACCCTAAAGATTTTGAGATAATATCATCGTTCATTTTTTATCCAGTCAAACCAAACGTATCAGTGAATGTAAATGGTAAATTTTTAGTAGTCACTTGTATATCTCTAATAGTTTGATCTGTTTTGATTCCAGAATATATATAAGACTTCGCCAAAAATTGATAAGTAGTAATAATATTTCTCCTGTCATCAAAACTTCCTTCAGAATTTTGAGACAAATTCGTTTCAACAAGAACAATCGGTATATCTACAGAAGTATTAAGTTCGTTCATGTTTAAAGAAATTATAAATTCAGGAGAAAAATGTGGTAAAATTTGTTCTAATATTTGTAAATTATCTTCTATATTTCTAGTATAAACATAAACATTAAATGTAAAATTATAAGGAACTTCACTATACAAAACACCAGCTGTATTTAAATTAGAGCTAATATTAATTTTTTTAGAAAGTTTATTTAGTTTTCTAGCAGAATCATAAACCATTCCTTGTAACTCAAATGCCATTTGAGGTACACCAATCTCTATACGTGTAGTATCAGTAATAGAACTATTATCAGTCAATCGTTTTATAAATTTTTCTTTTGTAGCATAAGACAAAGGAACATTAAACATTCTTTTACTATTGTCTGCATTAATTTGTTCGATAATAATACCATTAAACAAATTACCAAATCCGACAACTAATTTCCTAATTGAATCGTTTTTAAAATGAGTAAACATTAATATTTACCTTCTGAAAATGGATCTTTTTCTGAATAATTTATAACATTTTTAATTTCATTTTCTAGTGATAGAATATCGTTATCACCTTCTAAGACATTACCAATATTATTTTTGATTGCAATTGATTGTGAAATAGTTTTGGAAGTTGCATAAAATTCTAAATTACTAGAACTTCCTTTGATGGTTTGCGTAAATACATTAGAAGTTTTTAGAGTTCCATTAATATTGCTTATTTCTATAGATGCTGTATTTCCGCTTAAATAAGGCATTTTTGAAAGAACAACTGCTGTCATAGTTTGTTTATCAATTGTTGCCAAATTTCCAGTTATACCGTCTACTTGATATATCGTCTCTCCTTGATATAATGATAAGGTCTGACCAGAAATATTGGTTAATTGTAGTATAGTAATAGCTTCTTGGTGTTCTTCCTGAACACTATCTATATCTGTATTGCCTGTAGAAATTTCTTCTTGATTATAAGTAAACAACTCACATATTAATTTGTAACAAAATAATTTTCCAAATTGATAAAATGGATTTTCGTGTTCAACAAAATTGATTTCAAATAAAGCCTTTGCTAATGGAAAATATATTAAATCACCTTCTCTTGGTCTTGTTATTTGCGAGAAAGAATTTGTAATTTCTTGATTGAATCTTTTTTTGGATAAAGTTAAATTAATATTATCTTTAATTTCTATTCCAAATTTAGTAGAAATATCTCCCTGACCGTCAAAACCAGACACAGAATCTATATACATTTCTAACGGAATACCAGTATTATAATTAACAATATTGCCTTCCCCAAACAAAAGATCAGTTTCTAAAATATTTCTGGGAATATAAATCATGTCTCTTCCCATAGTTTTAATTATTTCTATAGTAAGCTCTTCAACAATATCTTGTTGACCAGAATAATCCTTTTTAAAATATGGATTTACTGCCATGTTAACCCGTCATAAAATCTACTGGAAGTTCATAATTATGAATCATTTCTTGTTCTATTGCAGCAATTTCGCTAACAGCTTCCGAATGAATTTGTGCACCACGCATCACAATTCCTCCTGGAAGAGCAACACCATCAAACTTAGACATGTTTGCTCCCCATTGACGTTTAATTAATGCAGTAACATATCGTTTAAGATATCGATCATTAAATATTTCTGTAAATTTTTGTGGATCTAATGCAGCATATGCTTGAATTACTAGCCAATCACCAACCTTAACTTCATTGCTCCACTTCATATCTAAATATAATCTATTTGTTACTTTACTGAAGGTTAATGCCTTTTCTGGCTGAAACAGATCTTCAATAAGTTTAATGTAACGTTTTGTTGAATCATAAGCAGCAAGACCCATAGAAGCATTACCACCAAGATTTCTATTCACACCAAAATAATCTGATAATGCTAGTTGATAGCGAACATCAAACATATTGATATTAGCAAACATTCCAAATTGCATAACCTTAACAATAGACACAATTTGTTTTCCAGTAGGTCCGTCAGCTTCGTTTGGAGAAGTAATATCTTCTGTTGGAATATATTTGTTTATTAAATCGTTTGCAGTTAGTTGATATTTAAAGAATACCTTTTCTACCCCATCAAAATGACGTTCTGTAAAATACTGAAGAGCATCATCTAGACGATCCTCGCATTGTTCCCAGTCAACATTGATTTCTACAACAGGAGATCCAAGTTGTCTAAAGCTGTATTCTATAAGAGTTTCTCTTGATATTGGTGTTGCCATAGGGTTCCTTTATACTATTTATGGCAATATAAATTTTCATTATTCTGATTTTGGTTGTTGGTCTGGAACTACGATTGGATCGGGGGAAGTAACATACACCTTCAAAACTTCTTCAAAATTAATTTGCTCTATGTAATATCTCCTGGTTATTGGGACGGTTTGTTCGTCTGGTGCGCTAGATTCGTAATTAGAAAATCCAGGCATCTTTAATGGACAAGATAGTTTAGGATAATCTAATTTACTATAAGCTTCTCCTTCAATAGTCAACCAAGTTTGTGGTTTGTCGCCACAACCACATCCACCACAGAAAAATTTATTCGGTGTTTGGCTGTTCTTTAAAAACTCACAAGGAGGAAGTTCTCCTCCAGATTGTAAATTGCCAAAACAACTCAAAGCTCTTATTTGTTTTGTTGGTTTGTTTATTTTTTCGTTATTAAATCCTCTACTAACTATAGCCCTAGAGAAACTTTTAACCATTCCTATTTTATCAGAAATAGTTTTTTTATCATTTATTGCTTCTTTACGAAACTCTATAGGACTGCTATTTTCTTTATTTACATTTTCCATATTAATTTTGTTTGTATTGACGTTTTGTAAAGATTTATTTTTATTACAATTACATCCCATAATATATACTCCTACGTTATATATGTTAATTTTTTAAATAAATTCTTCTAAAAAGACGAATATTTACAAAAGTATTTCTTGAAACAAGAGAAACTTCTCCATAATTTTCTTTATTAAAATTCTGTGAATATACTAAATAATTACTCTTAAAGCTTTGATTTTGGTTTTCAGAATATACAGTAGACGACAGATATAACGATTCGTGAAATTTAATAAAATATGGTATATCACTATAATTAACTGTAGTTTTGGCATAAAATGCTAGTTCGTCCTGACTTGGGATATACCAATCATTAAATCCATTATATGAAAAATTTTTAACTTTATCATACAAATCATCTTTTACGTAAGTTGATTTATTTGTATTAAATGCTCCGTCGTAAGAGGAATTGTTAAGTGTAATTGAACTCATTTTGCAATTTTTTGGAACTGGGAAATCTTGCTGTGCTGCTATTAATATCCAGCTAGAGGTTTTTGTTTTATTAGTATTCCCCCTTGCTGTGTATTCTTTGGGCATACCAGATAAAGGATTTCCAAAAACTTTAGATCCTATCGAGTTTATTGGTGTTCCAGGAACAAATATTCCAACATATAATCCTCCTTGATAAATGCTGTTTGGTTCTGGTAATTTTTCTATAGGATTATTTGATAATTGTAGTTCTGACAAAACAGCAATTGCTGAAGATCTTTCTGCGGTAACTCCAGAAAAATATACGCCATTACAATGAGTAGATCCAGAACAGGATTGAATATAATCATTACGAGACCAAAAACCACTACACTGTTTTCTTTGAGATATAGAGCACAAAACAGAATTGTCTAATTGTTGTGTGCAACAATTTCCTAATTGTTTATTCATTGTACAAGGCAAATTATCTTCACAATTACTATTAGGTGTAAATTTATATTTAATACCTTCTTCCCGTCCTTCGTGAATATTTAAACACTCAATATCAGATTGTTTATTTACACAATTAAAATAATATATATTATTTTCTTTATAAGAATAACAACAAGATCCTGAATTATTAGAAAGAAAGTTAAATGCGGCAGGACATGCTGCAGTAGTATCATCATCACAATCATCACAATTAGTAGCATTTGTAAAATATCCACCAGAAGAAATACATTTTGATCTTAGATATGACTGATTACTTGTGGCTTTAGTACTTCGGCAACAACACCCAATGTCAGATTCTAAAACAGTAGGGCTATAACTATCGAGAGTTTTTGTTATTGTTCTTGCTCTAAATTGAATACTCATTTTAACAATCTCCTAAGCTTTGACAATATTGTTCTATTCCATCACAACATATACTAACACAATTATTATTTATTTTTTTATTTTTTGTATTTCTTTTATATGTTACATATTTTTCTGTAATATTATACGTTTCTGGTTGTACAATTGTTACTGAAGTTGGATTTAGAATTTTAAATGCAGCAGGACAATTTGCTACTGGAGTACCACCAAGACTTATACAAACACTAGTTTCTACTTCATCCGTGCTGCATACTGAATCTAATACACAATGAGATACGTTAGAGTCACAAATTTTCATAGATTCAAATGTTCCAGTATTGTTTTTACACGACAATCTTGTTTGTTGGTCTAAACAAACACCATCTTTGGTACATCTACCAATTTGTGAATAATCGTATGTTAGGTTTGAATCACCGACACCTTTAGCAACAAATGAAGCAAACCAATTACTTCCTCCATCATTACTAAACAGACTAACTATATTCATTCCGTCTAGAAAACAAGGACCACTAATTCCACTTTGTCTTGTATCAAATTTAACATTTTTTGGAAAATTCCAAACATCTGCACCGTCAATAAATAAGGTGTAAAATTGGTATGTGTTTGATTGGCTATTGCCTATTATAGAAGTAATTCCTATTGGGGTTTTTATTTTGTATGTTGTGTAATTTTTCAAGTCTAGTATTAATCCACCATTATCATTTCCAACAATAACAGAATCATTAGTGATACCAGAAGTAGAATACCCCAACGTAATTCCAAAATTAATTTCATAATAAGATTCTGTAAAATCAGAATACACATTTATGTCTGTTGTGGTTGCTCCTTTATGAGCAGTTAATCCAAAATATAAAATTGGATTTGTGGTTCCACCAGTTATACCAATTTTAGTAGTTGTTGCTGAAAAACTAGGTGTTGTGTATATTATTAAATTTGACGAGGTGTTTCCGTATACAATATTAGGAAATGATACTGATCTTGATAATAAAATTTCTCTATTATCTGCAGAAAGATTCGCAGAAATTGTACCAGATCCAGAAATTCCAAAAAACTCAAAGGTAGAACCACCAATAATAGAAGATAAGGCAGAAAAATATAAAGGATTAATATAGGAAGAAACACCTCTGATAATTGAGGTATTTGTTTCTGAGCCAGTAAAACCAAACAAACTTATACAATTTCTTTGATCAGAACTATAAAAGGTAATAGTATTATTTTCTAAATCAGAAATAACTTGATCAATATATGCTCCTGTTTGACCTATTCCACCTGTAGCAGAATTAAATGATCCCTTTGGACCTGTATTTCCAATAGGACCAATTGGTCCAACAGAACCGCAAGTTCCTGCCGTAATTATACTATTTCCTTTTATACTCATGATAGACTTCTGTTAAATATTGCTGGAATATCTTCTATTTTTGGCACATTCTGAATTAAATTTGTTAATGGATCACCCCAAGCATATATTATGCTGTCTTCTCCAAGAACAAATGTATTATGAGCTGTAGCAGCCACATCTATAAATTTTACTCCACGAATTCTAGAAGCCTCGTCCGCTTCATCTGAAATAGTAGATTCCCCCAAATCATTTTCTCCATATACTATTATATTTCCGTCATTCTTTAAGGCAATTATGTGATAAGCTCCTGATGCTAATTTTGTAAAAGCAATATCTCCATCATATGTTATTCCGTTGTCTGACTCATCACGCCCATCTCCACAATGTCCTTTCATTCCTGGTTTATTTTGGTGATTCTGGATGTAAGTCCAATTCGTTGAACCACTAGGATCATAAGACAACCAAACTATTTGTGATCGTGAAGCAACAAATTGTTTTACTCTGAATACTCCTTTCAAGTCATTACTATTACCAAAATATTCTAGAGGTATCCCGAAAGATAAACCAGGAAAATTATTAACGCTATTATAATAAAATGCTGGAGCAGCAACATCTCCTGCACAAGTTTTTGTTTGCAATCTATCTCCAGCAACGGCAAAGCGGTTTCCATCGCACTGCGCTGGTGTTTCGTTAAAAACCGTAGTATGCGTCATTCCATTTTGGTGAGCAAAATATGTTGCATATGGTCCAGCATAAACATAATCTGCAGTAAATCCAGTTAATCCATTAGGCCCTCCTCCTCTACCACTAACACCAAACATAGTGCTTGCATTATAAGCACCATCTTGATATCCTTGATCACACCAAGTACGAACTGTTTTATCAGGCATTAATGCATGAGTTGTGTGCCACATTGAAATTTGTGTAGGATTTGTTATTGTAATTCCGTGTATTTTAACGCAACCAGGATCTAGATTAGGAGTTCCACTGCTATTTAACGTACCATATATTGATCTACCAAATGTTGTGTTTGGATTCAGCTTTGCCTGGCTTAATTCGGTATTTCCTCCAATCATAATAATGTTGCCATCATTACTAATAACCGCAGTCTTCGAATCGCTGCATATCAAACTTTCCCCTTTAATATTAGATAAAAATTGACCCTTTAATTTTATTACGTGTGGTTGAATTGCTGTTTCAGATTCACTAACAATGATTCCGTTAGTGGAAGTTGTTCCTTTACATTGACCATCAAGATTTCGTCCCCAGCCAATTAAATAATTTATATTACTAGGACTTTTATAAACCACAGCAGCATGATCATATCCAGCTGCAATATGAGTAAACTCTCCTCCACAAAAAGCTCCAGCACAATTTGTATTATTTCCACCCCAGTGACCACCAACAAAACCACATTGTGCTTCTGTTGTATTAACGCAAGTTATTCCTCGGCAACAAGAACCAGTTGAATTAGGACTACTACCCACAATATCTCTACATAGAGAAGAAGAGGAAAATGTTCCGCCAATTGTGTCACAATATTCTTTTGTTGCGTAGTCTAAACACTTGCATCCTTTATAAAAACAAGATCCAAAGTTTCTAAATCCATACGAAATTCCTTGAGAAATATTAGCAAAAATAGTATTGAAAAAAGAAGTTATTCCGCTGTTCTGTACTTCACCAGCAGAATTAACAATAGATCTAACGTCTTGATTAGAACTATGATAAAATTGTTTACTCACAACAGCCTGACTACTAATAGTTGTGTTGTAAACAGACATATCGGTAAAATTAGAAACTATACCAGTAATTCCAGAAGTAAAAGATGCTGTTGCGTTATGATTAGTTATTCCTGTAGTAGATGTTCTTAATAAAAACGAAGATAAATTTGCTATTGCAACAGAATTTGTCGTAGAACCAAAAGTATTAATATTATATTTAAATAGTGTATTATTTCCACTAGAATCAATTAAACTTGCTAAAGTATTACCCTTAGAGTATAATATAACATTAGTGATACCAGATGTTGCAGTAGTTCCGTGAAAAACTAAATCGTTTGATATTTTACTAAGAGATATTTCACCAAAACCCGCCAAAGGAGTAAAATAAGCAGTAGAGCCAGAAACACTACTATTAATATTTATTGATGATGACCTAACTGCAGTACTGCCTATTATATTAAAAAGATTAGTATCAAAATCTGACGAATTTCCAGACAAACCATTAATAGTAATACTTGTTTCGTCAGACAGAACAATAGTAACTGAATCTGAATTATTTTTAGTGACCCATGTATCAATTCTTTTTAATCCTATACCACTATTGCCTGTTGGTCCAGTAGGTCCAGTAGGACCTGTTGGTCCCGTAGGTCCTTTTGGTCCCGTAGCACCAAAACCAAAACCTAAGGAATTAATATTAAATGTACTGTTAGAATAAAAATTGCTCATATTATATTTATAAAAAATTAAAATAATTATTGCTTATCTCAAGACAATTAACATTTTTACAATTACTAAAATTTCCACCAAAAAATGTTGAAATAGAAGAATCATAACCAAGAGCCAAACATTCCGTGCAAGTTAAGTAATCATAACAAGAATACGAAGGCATATAAACACAACAAGCACCTATTTTATTACAAATAGAATTATTAATATTACCGCAAGTAGTTCCTGCTCCATGGAAAAATCCAGAACACTCTGATGCGTAAGTTTCAACACATAAACCATCCACACTACAGCAAGCTCCTATGTCGTTAATATTTTTAGGAACAGCACTTCCTGCTTCTACAAAATTAGAATCTCCAGAGCAACTAGAGTCAAACAAAGAAAGACCAGGACAAGTTTTATTATTCAAATTTGGAATAGCAACAGCCGACCCATACCAACAAGTAGAACCTCCTAATCCAAAAAAAGAAAGTTTTAAATCACAAGTAGTACCACCAAAACTAAAACAAGGAGCCCTATTCAAAGACCATTTAATGTTGTCACCAAACCTTTCAGAAATATTTGTAGGATTTAATGCATTACGAACGAACAAATCAAATCCATACACCCTTTTGTCGTTTGGGGGGTTGATTATTCCTATAGAAGCTGTCATTCCTCTAAAATTAGTATAATATACGTGAGATTTTGAACCATACATTTTACCATATTCTGGCACACATGGATTTAAAATACAAGTAATACCAGAAACACTTCCAAAACAATTAATTGCTCCAGTAGAACCAGTCCAGCCACCACCACGAACAAACTCAAAAATATTTGCAGAAACAAAATTAACACCATATTCATTTACAGATGTATTGTTTAGTGTTTGCGGTTTTCCCGTAGAATTGAATGTTAATAGTTTATTTGATGAACTTCCAGCAAGTAAAGTTATACCAGAACTATTAGTTATTAAATTAATATCATAAGCATTATTTTCTGAATTTAAGTTTATGCTATACTTTGAATTTTCGTTTTCTAAAAAAACTATTGGTCGTATAGCAAGTGTTTTATTATTTGTTATATTATATCCTAAACTATTACCTGTTCCAATATTAGAAAAATTTAATTTGACAAGCCCATCCCCAGTTTTACCTATTGCTTGTGTTGAAGTTCCGTAAGTAGTTCCGTCAAAAAAAGTAGTTATAATATAACGATCAACAAGACTAATTCCAATAACGCTATTACCAGTTGCACCAGTTGCACCAGAACCAATAGGTCCAATAGGACCAGTAGGACCAGTAGGACCAGTAGAACCAACAGAAGAATTTTCTGATGATAATTCAGAAACAACACTAGATCCAATAGTACTCATTATTATGTTGTCCTAGAATTTAATTGATCAATTTGATATTGCATTGCCAATATTTTATTTTCCACATTTGTTATACTGCCCACAGAAAGAGTTTGACCAATAGTTAAATTATCAAAAACAGGATTTGTTGAAAAATTTAATATAAACGGTTTTGCTCTACTATTAATATAAGGAACAAGCACAACGTCATTTTGTTTTGGATTAATATCTGATTTTACGGCTGGTATAGTAAATTTATAAACTTTCTTAGAAACAAAATTTAAATCAGTTATTGCTCCGTTAACAACATTATTAACGTATTGTTTATCTAACGAAACCGTTGTAGTATTAGGAGTAGTTCGAGTTATAATAATAGATTTTTCTATATTATTTATTTCTGTTACAGTTCCAAAATTTACTTTAAATCCAGAATCATTAATCTGATATGTATTTTTATTTTGAAGATATACATTTGGCGTAGAACTAAAAGTTAATTGTTCTTGCCAAGGACCATTATCTGTTTTGTATATAGAAAACAATTCTGGATAATTATCTTTTTCTAAAAGAACATCTTCACTTAAATTTATCCAATTTTCTTCTAAAACAGCATCTTCTGATGCCCATATTATTTCTCCTACACTTCTACCATTTTCGTTTGATCCAAGTAACGCCTGCTGACCTCCAGCTGAACCACCAACCTTAAAACCAAGATAATTTACAACAACAGCATTATAATAAAAACCATGGGGAGCAATTTGTATAACTGGTTTTACTATAGAAGCAACACTTCCAACTTCTGCTGTTCCCGTTAATCCTCCAGATATTCCTGGACTTAAAAATAAAACATCTAAGCCGCCATTAGCACCACAAAGACCAACTAATCTGTTATTTGGATATAAAATAGAACCATGAGTCACAACAGTATACGAATTATTTTCTATACTTTCAACCACTCCAAGAACTTCGGCATTTGCGTCGGTGTTTGCTTGTGATTTAACATATTGTCCTGTTAAACCACCAGAACTAAAAGTAGGATCAAATCTAATAACGTCTCCTAATGTAATTCCTGAAACAATACTATAACCTTGTCCAGTACTAATTTTTATCAAAAGACGTGAGGTGTTTTGTGATAATATTACATACGGAGCAAATATTCTGGTATTTAACGAACTAGACGAATTAGATGCCATTAGATTTCCTTATTTTTATACATTTAAATTTAAATCCGAATCTGCTATGTAGTGGAATTGTAAAGCATCCAAGGAAAGAGCACCATTCATTATAACAATTTCTGTTCCGTTTTTACTAACATTTCCCGTAGTAATATTTCCGTATTGACTTGAGCTACTAGTCCTGTAAAATTGAGTAGCACTCCAAGGATATAGTACAAGTTCTCCAGTACTGACATCTACCATATTTCTTTTTGCATTAATATTAAACGCATCTCCAAGAATTCCGTTTGGTGTGTATATTGCCACTTGCGGAACACCAACCATCATGGAAGGAAATTTAACAAAATAAACACTCTGAGTAGTAAGATTTCCTGTCTGAATCGTGTATTCATTTTTTGTTGAATTATTTTCAGAATAATTATAACCTGCAGTTTGACCTAAATCATAAGATCGTTGGTAATAAGGTTTACATCGTTCAAGTTCTTTATCTTGACTAACATAGAATACTGGTCCTTCGCTACCTGCATAATCTAATTGAACTTGAGCCAAACTAATTGTTGATACACAACTTGGAAACTCAAACCCAATACTAAACCAACCATTTTCTGCAGTAGTCATTGTGTTCCATGGTCCGACACTAAAGGTATATTTGTATTCTTGCCATACACCAGGAGAAATTAATACGGTTTCTGTGTTAATCAACTCACGAGCCATTAAATCCGTGGTAACGCCTAGTGTTGTAGTATATTGATCTTTATAACGATTATAAACAAGGTCTAGAGTACAACCAGTTATGCCAGAAGCAAATCCCCAAAAACTTAATGTTGCGTTTTGTCCCTGAAGAAATCGAGCTTCTTTTTGAATATTTTCTAATTTTGGTCTGTTTTTTAAATCAGAAACCGAAGTATATTGAAAATTACAATCCACAAAATATAGCGGTGATCCTGGAACATCGGTTTGATATGAATCAAATGTCTGTCTGGTAATGCTTGCTGTTAGACCAGTTACGCCGTTCTTAACAATAAACCATCTATCCGCAAACGGAGTTGAGTATGTATTTAATGAACCCTGCGTCAATCCAGTAACATGCCTTTGCCAAATACTAAATGCACCATTAGGAATCAAATTATCGTATTCAGTTCCTGAGGTAAGACCACCAGAACTGTTGGTAAATAAAGGATTGGAAGTACTGTACGCTTGTGCCCTGGAAAAAATTATTTTTGCAGTATTAGCATCTGTTTTTATATAATCACAAAATTTTCCTTGCTGTGTGGCTGTGGCTATGGTGAGTCCAAAATTCGCTCCACCATCATTAATTGATTTATAAACTAAAGGAGAAGTAATTGTAGTATTTGTATAAAGTAAAGGATCTAAATCACTAATATTCACATTAAATGCACCACCAATAGTAGTAACTTCAAAAATTTTAGTCATGACTCCAGAACCGTCTACTGTTTCTGAAAGAATTTTAGATATTAAACCTAAAACATGATTACTTGTAAATTGCTCTAGATATTCACTATCACTTGTTGGTGCATTTTTCGGAACATATACATTTAAATTTGTAGAATTATTTAATTTACCTCTAAATTTCTTTCTAATAAACTGTACGGCTGGGTTCATTGAGTAATCACTAAAATCAGGATTGCTAGTGTCGGTAAAATAAATAACGGGATCTCCTATTTTAACTGGTCTGGATGCATCATAATCACACGTAATCCCCCCAAAATCCACAATATTTGAACTAGTAATACCGCTAATCTCGATAATAATTTTATTGTCTAGTTCTGCAGTGATGCCAGCACTTATGCCTTCTAAAAGAATACCACGATGTTGTAATATTAATCCAGAATTACCAGTAATACCCAACAAAATAGGTTTAGAAATAGAACCATAAGTATTTGGTTCAAATGTAGTAATTCCTCCGCTTATTGTTGGACTTAAAAAATACGCTTGTCCTGGAATAAGAGTTGCACCACTAATTCCTAAACAATTTCCAATAGTTTTACTGAATAACGTATTGTTTATATTACCACCAACAGTAACTACAGTACTAGTGCTTGTTTGATTTGATACTATTCCAAAAACTTCAGCGTTAACAGCATTGTCTGCTTTTGCTAAAGTAAGACCCAATGTTGGACTAATAATAACAATATTTCCCGATGTTACTCCAGCAATTTTAGGAGTCACACTAATAGTAAGTGCACCAATTGTTGCCTGAGATCCAAGATCCACACTACCATTAAACAAAACAGATCCACTAAATGTAATTCCCGTAGTAACAGCATTAGAATGACTAAACGTAAAATTATTATTAGTAGAAGTTATCTTTATACCATCCCCAGCAAAGGCATTATATAAGCTAATACCATTAATAACATCAATTATACTATTAGTGGTTTCAAACCACGTTTTAAACGTACTGCTGTCTGCTATATTTGGTGTTGTTGTCATGTTATTTTGTAGTTATTTTTGTAAGTTAACGTGTTTACTCCAGTCGCAGCAGTAACAGTTAAAATGGGGCATAGATATCTTGTAGTCACTGTATTTATATTACTAAATGCATGAACATTTAATTTTAAACGTGCCGCACCACAAGGACCATTAATAACATTAATCCCAATTTGATCCTGTAGAGATGAATCTGTATTAGATGGTTCTGGATTTATAGATGTACAATTAATCGTAATAGGTTCAACAATAATTCCATAATCACCAGCAACAACAGAACTAATATTTGTAATGCTATTATTATAAACCCAAACACCAATACCACCATTAACGTTAGTTTTTTTGATTAAATACCAACCAAGACCAAAAGTTAAAGTATTAGTATTAGTACCAGCAGTATATGTAATTAAATTCGGATTTATTGGAGTACAACCATCCCAACCTGGCCCAGTTACCATATTACTCCCTGAAATAACACCAGTAGACATCCAATTAGAAATCATAGTTTGTGTTAATGTTTGTTGTACATAAAAAATTTCTTGAATTTCGTTTAATTCTGATGCTTGAAGAGGATACCCTGGTTTAAAAGCAACAGCATAATAATTTTTAATTTGATCAATTTGATTACTAACACGACTATTGAATGGTGGTGGTGTCAAAGAAAACGAATCGGAAAAGGGTAGAGGTATTGTCATTTTAGGTATTATTCTATTGTATCTATGTTTATAGTAAATGCGTAAGATTTCGTTATTTCGTTAGTTTTATTTGTTATATTATTACTCAACAGACCAGAAGAAACTGATTTACCAGAGTCTTTTTTGAGTGGAGAAAGCTCTACACCCAAAACATTATAATATTTAGTTGTGCTTCCAACCTGTATTTTTAAAATATCATCTTTAATAACAGAATCGTTTGTGTCTGTTGTAAAGGCTATAACTCCAGGTATAGAATATGTATTAATACTATCTGGTTTAAATTTTATAACACCGTTGCTTGTTGTCTGTACACCAGAAGAAAATACTTGATAATTATTTTTTGATATATTATTAATATACACACCATTATTGTTTCTTACTGTTAATAAACTAAATCCACTAACTATGTTTGATTTAAAGTTTGGATTAGATCCTCCTCCAGAAAGACTATTATCTACCAATTGTTGTTGATTAACGATTGATATTTGTTCTCCTGATAAACCGCAAATGACTCTAGTTTCTAGTGAAAAATAATCAGAATTGTTTTTTGTAGAAATTATTTTAGAATTATTATCAGTATAATCTGGATTTGTTAATATAGTATAGCTATCAATATTAGCCGAAGAAATCATAGAAGAAAGTTCGTCTGTTATAATCGATGTTTTTATTTTATACGATATTGGATAAACATATTCATCAGATGAAATAAATATGGATTCGGGAAAAACACCTATACTAATAATGGAATTTATAATATTGTTTTCTGAAATTCCGTCTACATAAAAATCAGGCAATTTACTGTAACCTGATCCTCTGGATATTATTTCGATTCCAATTACTTTGTGGTTGTTTGTACTGATTTGAATTGTTTTTAGCCTAACAACAGCACCAGAGCCAGTGGTATCAACAATATTAACTAAAGGATTTGGAGTACTTATTATTTTTTCTGATTCTGTTATATCGTTAGTATTAATTCGAGCAAACATAATTCCAGAAAAATTATTAAAGTTGTTTAAAAGACCATAAGAAAACGCATTACTACTATTGGGTATAGTGTTATACTTATTATCTTCAAATTCTTCTAAAATTTCTTTTATATATTTTGTCGAAGGACATAAATAATTTTTATCATTATTGCTATTTTCTACCGATCCTGCAGTCAATCCATCCAGAAATAAAACTTCTCTTTTTAAAGAATCAGCTAATTTTTGGCATTCATAGCAAGTCGAAAATATAGTTTCATTAGTAATACTACCTTTGGTATAAACTTCATTAGTAATTTCGTCTATGTTACTTTCTTTAAAATAAAGACAACAACAACCAAAAGAAGTAACCCCAGATCCACATAATGGTTTGTATTTTTCAAAAAACGAAGAATATTCTTTTTCTACAAATATCTTTGCAGTAGGAAGATCTTTGTTAGTAATAAAATTCAATTGGCTGCTATCAACTCTATACAGAGGAAGCCAGGAGTAACCATCACTTAGTTGATTTATTGTTGGTGTGGTGTGGTTTGGAATAACCACAGACATGTTAATAACATCTTGATTATTATTATTTGCATTATTAGAAATACACAAATAAACAACATTATTATTATTATTTAAAACATAATAATTTTCTTGAGATCCAACCTCATTATATATTTTTCCCGATTGCCATATATTATTTTTAGCAATTACGCACTTTTCTTTGTCTGGAATTCTTTTTGCAAAAACTCCATCAGAAATAATGTTAAATCCAAGTTCAGAATCTTTAATCTGACCCAAAACTAAAAACATTTCTTCTGGTGCTTTATTGATTGTTAGTGATGATAATTTTTGGTTATTTGTCATTATTATACACACGTTCCTTCAGCAATTATTGATTCGTTTGGATAACCCATTCCTGATTTTGGCGTTAATGTAGTAAAATCTACTATATTTATATTACCAAAAGTTACTCCCGAATTATATAACGAAATTTCTTCGTCCCAAGAAGGAAATACAAACGTTTTGTCTCCTCCAGCCCCTTGATCACAAGAAGAAAGAGAGGAAAAAGAACCCATAGTGTAACCATAATAATTATTAATTTTTGGAATTTCGCTTGTAAAAACTCGTACAGTTTCAGAGTTATTATTAAAAATATCTTGTCTTATTTGAAAGAAATCAGCAGTTCCTGCGGGATGCAATAATGGTCGCACTACGTTAGTGTATGCTTCTAGTGAAAGACCAGAAACATTAACAACATAAGAATAATCTTGCCATAAACCATTATCGGGTAAAACTGAAAAATTTAAAAAACTAGAGGATAATTCTGCTGGTAAATCAATTGGATTATCTCCTAATTCAACAGTTTCTATTCCCATCCAATCATATTTACCTGAATTAAGACGCATAACGAATTTTTTTGGATAAGAAATGTTTATATTTTCTGCGGAAATGCCAAAAAGAGTATCAACAACAGTATCATAACTTTGCTTAGATCCCTTACGAGAATATAAATTAGTTTTTACATTATCTAACAATAAACGAATTTTATTCTGATCTACGTGTCCACCAGTATATCCGTCATAATTTATTACATTTGTGTGTAAACTAGGCAAATAAGAACTTGCTGAATATTTTACATAGCTATTTGGCATCGTTTCTATGTCATTTATTGATTCTAAATTTAAAAATCCAACAGAATTTATGTCATTAGATTTACATACCAACCAGTCATAATATTGTTTTGTAAGTTCTATTAAATTTGCATCTCCCGATATACTTATTTTATGTAACCAACGAGGAAACAAACTCATAATATCTAATGGATATGCACAGGAAGGAGGCACAGCTGATGGAAAAACTTGTGGAAAATTAACTAAATTAATGCTTTCTTCGTTTTGTATTTCTTCAAAACTATCGATAGCAACATTAATTTCTCTTGGTTTTTTAGTTATAAATTTTTTAAAAATTAATATCATTATGATATTTCCACAGTTACTTCTACTTCTGGAACTAATTCTTGTTTTATATTAATTGTATTAAAATTTTTCGGAACAACATTAATATTAATTGATGATGCTGTAGGAAGAATGTTTGGTTTTAGTGTTATATAACCAGTTTTGTAGTTAACAAAACCTAAATTTTGGAGTGGTTGATTATTTGCGTTATTATATACAAACAACTGACCAATAACAACAGAAGAATCACTACTACTAACATCCTTTATTACTGATGTAATAGTATTATATAGAAAGGTATCAGAACTAACAATAGTGCCAACTGTGCTTACTGCTGGCTGTTTCAGCTCAGTTTTAAAATAAAAATTCTTGGTAGTAGTAGATCCGTTGACCAATAAAGATAGCGTTGTTTCTCTTGGATCCACAGCAACTGTTGCATTTGTGGATTGACTAAGGCTTTTTACAACAGAAGTAATGATTGTGTCGTTTATAGGATTATTGAATATTTTAACTGTATTAAAGTATGCTTCTATTGTACTCTTAATTGTTCCTACGGTATTTGAAGTATTTGCCACCAAAGCTTTAAATTTTATCTTAATTGGTTGCATTCGAACATATTCGGGAATAACCGTAACTATAGATTTACTTTTAAGATATTCCATAGATTGTACAACAATAGGAGAAGTTTGTGTTAAAGCACTATTCGAATAAGAAACAAACACTCTACCATAAATTGGAGGATCTAATTCGTCTCCTCCCCAAATGTTTATTTGATTTTTTGTTTGTATAAGAGACGAAAGATCTGAATATTGTAACAAAATACCATAATAATCTTCCTTAGTAACAGCTCTGTCGTTAGCAGCAAATAATTTTGGACCAAAACTGCGAAATAAATCTAAATCTGGTTTATCAGTTCCACCAGTTGTTTTTGTAGAACTGATAACAATATTATTACTAATTATTGTAGTAATTTCGTTAGAGATTGTTCCCGAAGGTGTCATATACGAAACAGTAACAATATCTGAATTTAATATGTTCTTACCGTAAGATGATTGGTAATCGTTTATTGTTTTTTTGCCAAAAACTAAATAAAACCCACTAGATGTCCTATCAACAAAATAAATATTACTATTTGGTCCTGTGTTTATCTGTGTATTATTAAATTTAGACCATTTAGTTCCGTTAACAAATACAGACAAAGTTTTTGTATCGATATTTGTGTCTCCCAGAAATGCTTTTTGATTTGATATATCTACGGCTATAGGAATATTTTTAACTAAAAATTTTGATTCATATAAATTTATTTTTGTTGGTGTTGTGGTTAGTGTAACATCATCAATAGAATAAAATTTAAAGTCTCCTAATGTGTTAGAACCACTAAATACAGTAGAATACGATACTACTGGAACAGTGCCAGTAATAGAACTCGCAGTAATTCCACACAAAGAAGATTGTTTTCCTTCCACAAAAACACCTAATGGTTTTAACAAAGAAACAATATTATTTTCTATTGAAGCAGTTTCAAGAAAAGATTCATTAGCAACCATATTACTATAAAATGAATAAAACAAAGTATTATACGCAAAAACATCTAATAAGCTATCAAATGCACTACCAGTATATACAGAAAACGGAGAACCTGGAAGTGTTAAGTAAGCTTTTAATGATGCCTTTATATCATCAAAAGTCAAAGAAGCTATATTTATTTGTGGGGTTGCCATATCTTTATTTATTCTGTTGTTATTTGTACAAAACGAGTAATATCTGGTGATAATTTTAAGTAATACTCAATATTTACAAGCCAATAACCTAATGTTGAGTCTACGATATTTATATTTGTTATAGTTGCTCTTGGTTCGTATGTTTCTAATGCCGCTAAAAAAAATATCTTTTTATTTTCTAAATCCAGTACATTTGAGTTAGAATACATTAAATCATTAGCATTTCCTCCAAAACCAGGAACAAATAATTTTTCTCCTTGAGAGGTTAATACTATGTTTTTTATAGTCTGAGATACTGCATATGAATCTGTTTTTATGTTCATATCGCCGCTTACTGCGTTTATTTCTAATAAAAAATCTATGTCTTTGTATACTAATGTCATATATTAACCTGTTTTTGAAGTATCAACACTTGTTGTAGTATCTGGATCTTTTGCGTTTCCGTCTCTCATAAGAGATAAAATCATTGAATGTTTTTGCGTAGTTATTATTCGTTCTATTTTATAAATCATCCATTTACCAGAAAACCTAGTTTCTGAAATGCTTTTAGCTTCTCCTGTAGGAATATTTAGTTTAATCGTGTTTCCAGGTCTGATATCAAAATGACCATTCACCATAATACTTATTCTCTGATAAGTTAATAGTGCTGTCTGAGCTTTTCTCAAAAGTGGAGTTTTTGGTGGCGTATTCCAAAAAGTAGCATTTGTTCTAGAATATGCTAAATAATCTTTAAAATTATTAAGTTTATCAGTATTACTGGTTGCACCAGGATCAGTAGGATCAGTAGGATCATCGGGACCAGTAGAACCAGTAATACCAACAAATGACATTATTTTACCAGTATCTTCGTCTGTATACGATTTTCTTTCACTATACGGAAACCTATAATTATCTTCTTCGCCAGCATCTGGTTCAGTTGTCGTACGATTAAACTCGGAAAGCTCTTTATAACCACTACTAACGCCACTTGGAGACCCAGCACAAATCCCAGAAAAACAATTATATGAACAATTAGGATTAGAATAATCAATACCAAACCACTTATCCGCAGACAAAACTGTTTTTATTTTATCACATTCGTTTGTCTCTTTTAATAATGATAATAGTTCTTTTTCTGTCGGCTCTTTTCCCCCAAATCCTTTAGGCATAAGGTGTTGATTTGGACAATTGCAGTAAGGTTTGTTTAGATCAGGGCAATCTACATTAGAAACATAACCGCCAGGGTTCATACAAGGTCCAAATTCACTAATTTCGTATGAAGTTGGCGAAGTTGGTTTTAGAGCATGCGTAAAATTAGAACCTTGACCATTCTGTATACCAAAAAAGTCATCTAAATTAAATTCTGTAAATTTACTTAATCTTTTAGCCATTATGCACAATCTCCAGTACACAAGCCATCGTGTGTATTATCAACATCAAACAAAAACATATACGGTCTTTGCTTTTTCAATGGCAATTCTTGAGGTAAAGTAAATCCTCTGATCATATTTAGATTACTGGACGATAATACTTTCATGTGAACAATTCTACCACCATAATACATACCAGACTCATTTTTTTCTACTTGTTCTTCTGATATTTCTGTTCCAGATTGAGAAAAATCTGGACAGTTATTATCAATTACTCTGAATTTTCCAACAGGCATCATTTGATATTTTTTTGGATAAGAAGAATATGATTTTCTGTCTGTATCTTCTATATGTAACGGCATAGATACACCTGAATTTGTCGTTATTGTTGTGTGGTCTTTATCGTTCTTATTTTCAAACGATTTCGGAATACTGGTATTTAAAATCTCACTTAAATTATAAGCTCTATTATCTGGTCCAGTATACCCCTCAGTATAATCGAAATTCCCCTTTAGTGATTTTTTATTACTAACAAAAACAAAAGGAAATGAAAACGAACCAGCATCTTCAAACTCAATTATTTCAAAGGATGACTCTAATATGTCTTTAACTTCTGATTTTGGCCAAAACTCAACTTGTTGCCAAGAATATGCATATATTCCACCAGGATCAATATTAAATTCCGTGGCTCCACAAACTCCTTCAAATCCTAAGCTATTACCTCCATAAATTTTGTCTGCTGCGTATATTAAAGCATAAAAATCAGTCTGATCATTGCTAGAAGAAAAACTATCGCAACAAACAACATTTTTGTAAACGCCCCATTCGGTTTTAGTTTTTTTTGCTTCTGCGTAATTCCAACGATTTTTTGTTAAAGGCCATTTTATTTCTTTGTATATTTTTTTCAAAAATGCACCAGGAAGTTCTGAAAAATCAAATTGAGATTGCCAATATTCGTTTTCTGTTCTAGAAACTTCTTTTGAACTTGATATATTGTCTATTAAATTTTCTTTAGTTTTTATATTTTCGCTATTTTCTATACCAAGTTTTTTTCCGTAATATTTATTAATAGAAAAATCATAAAAATTCCACCAAGGTTTTTTTTCAGAATTATATGCTGTAGAATAAAATCCATAATTATAATCGGAAGTACGGACAAAACTATAATCATTTTGCGTTTTGTATTCAATATTTGTTTTTGATGATAAAAATGAATGTGGAGAAATTTTTTCCCAGTTTTCGGAATCTTCTTCATAATTATACGTAATTTGCATTTTTGTTAAACCTGTTGCATTGTCTGAAAAATTACGATATATATTACCCCAATCTGGCATTATTCTAACATATTCTCCAAACATTGCTCCACCATTTAATAATTTAGACGGAGATATATCGCTAATAATTCTCATTTCAACTACAGTATTCAGAAAACTATTATCACTTCCTGCCAAGCCGCCTAAATTATAAGTTCCTTTATAATTATTAGACTCTTTTAATAATTCATCAATACATTTAAAATTCCAGCTTTGTAGATCTTCCCAGAAAAAAAAATTAACTGCATTTTTATTATTTAAGCTACAAGCATACTCGCAAACATAATTCATCAAATGCGATATACGTAAATTATTTCCTAATTTATAAAAAGGAAAAAGAAAATTTTCAGCCTTTACCCAAACATCATTGTATGTGTTATGTGCTTCTAGGGGTTTTTTAGAATCTTTTGTCATCATATCATCTTTAAATAATTTTTGAACTAATCCCGTCATTTGTGCTTCTGCAGCTGATAATTGACCAGAATCAAAATCTAAAGAAGTTTGCTCAGGAGGAGCAGCACCAGGAGTTTTAGAAATTTTTCCTATAAAGTTTTCGAGTAAACTAACATTAAAATTTTTATAAATGAATTCATTTGACGAAAATCTAATTATAACTTGGTGTACACTACCAGCTGGACCGTGTATATTTTTGCTTGCTAAATTCGAATCAATTATTACGTCTAAAATATTAAATTCGTATAAGGTTGAATCTACCGTAAAAGATATTTTGTCAGATGAAGTTAGATTTAATTGATCTATTATATAAGATGAATCATTAAACACTAAAGTTCCAAAAATACTTTCCGCAAACATATCTTCTGTAATAGTTATTTGATCGAATATAAAATATTCTTGTGATAAACTGTTTTCTCTTGGGTAGAGTACATATTTTTGATTAGATGATGTTATAGAAACCTCACCAAGAGTTATGTTTGGGATGTCTATTTGAGTTTGTGTTATAACATCCGTCATTGTAATTCACTTAATTTTATATTAATATTACTGTTTAATAACAATTTAGATCTTATTTGTGCTTTTAATAATTCTATTTTGTCCTTTGTTAAATAATTAATTTTTTGTTTTTTTACAAAATCATCATTCATTAATTGTTTTCTTACAGTAATAAAATTACTATTGTTTCCGTTTAGATAATTTGGTATATACACATTAATCCAATTAGAATTACTTGTAATATCTAATAAATTATCATTTTCGTTTATGTATAGCGTAGAATCCAAATACTTTTGAATACTTAGTAATTGATTTTGTATTAATTTTACTTGTAAATATCTATTTGACGCATCACTCCAACGCCAAATAGAAACCACAACACCAGAAGGATCATCAAAACTAATAGAATTTGAATCACTAAATTGAAATGATTTTACAAAAATACGTTTATAAATGCTATCAACAGAAGATATGACACCAATATATTTTTTGTTTGTTCCATATTTTTGTAAACATACATGTTCTTTACCAGAAGATATGTTATTAAATTCTCCAGATATAGACTTTCCGTTAACGTTTACGTTGCTTTGATTGCCAGTGCATCCATTAGTCTGATTATATGTTGCAATACTGCCTAAAAATTGTATTTTGTCTGTGTAAATTGCTGCAGTATGTTTAGAACCAGCAGATATTAGGGTAGGAGTATTAGCAAATTCAAAAACATTACATTGACCATAACTATTATCACCCCAAGAGGTTACTCCCATGTTATTACCTCCCTTTAATACTACTATATGATTATCTCCTGCTGCAATATTACTACAAGTAAATCCAGAAACATTAATACCTCCAGCAGTAATACCACTAGTACATAATGTTATTCCTAAATTTCCTTTCCATACTACTACTTGTTTGTTACTTCCCTTTATTCCTGAACAAAAATTAGATCCACAAGCAATATGAGAAAACGTAGCACCCATATCTGCTTGAAATCCAGTAAACCCAAAATGTTTGGTTGCACCAGTAGTAGTAATAGCAACTCCACCACAAATACCATTAGTAGCCCAAGCAATTTTTTTGTAAGGACCACCACTACTAACCTGAAATGTATTAAAAGCTGTACATCCGCCATAACAGACAATACTTCCGTCTGTTTTTATAGCCAAAAGATCGTTTCCAGTACCGTGAATAAAAGTATAACCATTCGAGGAAGATTTCCAAATATTTTCAGTTTTGGTTAGATCAGAACTAGTTGTATTAAAGTTTCCCCATACTCGTATTCTGCCTTCAGAGGTAAGACACGCAGTAAAATATTCACCACACGTAGTTTGAACAACAGAATTCTGATCGTCAAAATTGTCTGGAATATTACTTTGACCGTATTGTGGACTAGTACAAAGGGAAAAATCACTAGTAAAACCACCAGAACCAATACATTGAACAGAATACGATCCAACCCCAGACTCGTATATGATTAAATCGCCTTCTAGAATTTCATCAAAATTTACTCCTGTATATGAATTCGTTTTATTAATATTAAAATTAAAAGTATTTCCTGGAATAAAAGGCGACGTATTAGCAAATTGATATTCCCAACCACTATACTTTGTTTCTATTTGTGTATCATGGCTAATTTGATTTTTAGACCAATCTGATAATGGATTTTTAATATTGTTGATTAAAAACACAGACCAATAAAGACTAGACTTATTGTATAAATTATTAGATATAATATCTGGTCGTTCGCCAGGAGTTATGTATTTTGTAAATATTTCAAGAGGACTATCTAATTCTAGATTAATACTACTAAAAATATTTGTCAATGAAAGAGTAAACCCTCCAAAATTGTAATTAATTTTTGGAAATAAGTCAAACATTAACTTGCGTCTAATCTTTCTGATCTACTCCAAATTCGTAGGCTTCCATCACCAACTTGTAATGCTGGTTCAAGCTCAATAAACGAAAGTTTTATGTTTACCGCAATTGGCTTAAAATCAGAAGTAATAAATGCTGTGTTTAAAATCGGAGATCTGTTGATGTCTGCACTAGCCAAAACAGAAACTAGAGGCTGACCATCCCAATAAGAATTAGTTTGAAAATTACTATTACCAATAACTAAAGCCTTAAAACACCACAAAGGAGGGTGTCTCATTGTTAATATAGAACTAGTATTTGATATTGGGAATACGTTTGTTTGAAAAGCTAATGCTATATCGTTTATTTGTTTTGCTTGTTCTCTGTTTTTAGCAATCATAAGAATATTAAATTTATGAGTTCTTCTGGCTCCTGGTTCTAATTGTGTCTCATAATGATCAAATGTTAATATATTACCACCCTCTAAAAAACTATTGCTAGTTTCGATGAATTTATTAAATTGAGCGTTTATCATTTGGCCTACTCCCGCAAACCCCTTTTCTATAACTCTGTTGTTTTTGGAGCCAGCTTTTCCATAAAATTGATTATTCATGGTTGTGTGATCTTGCGGATACGGTATTGAAATTTGAAGATAGTTATGAGAAATAATATAATTTCTCGTCCTGTTTCGAGAAAATGTGCTATAATTGGCAGCATAGAAGTTCATCCAAACAGGAATATCTGGAAAAAACGGATCATTTGTTGAAGGAAATTGCATTGTTGTCATGTGTTGTATAGATATATAGTTATAACTATGGCATATAAAACTAAATATAAACCAAAATTTATTACAAAATACGTAGGAAATTCCGATAACATCATATGCAGATCTTCATGGGAACGTAAATTTTGTAAATATTTAGATCAAAATAACACTATTATTCGGTGGTGTAGTGAAGAATTAACTATTCCTTATGTGTCTACTATAGATAAAAAAATGCATCAATATTATCCAGATTTTTTATTTGAAGCAGAAAAAGACGGAACAATAGAAACGTATGTAATTGAGATTAAACCAAAAAAACAAACAATAAAACCATTACCAAAAAAAAATAAAAAAATGTATTTAAACGAATGTATTTTATACGAAACTAATAGCTGTAAATGGAAAGCGGCAGAAATATTTTGTAAAGAACGAGGTTGGATTTTTAAGATTTTAACAGAAGATAATCTATTTAAACAATAATGCCTCCCACAACGCCTAATAACAATAATATTGACTCTCTAGTATCTCTGTTTTCTAGAATGTCTGGATTTCAGAGACCAAATAGATTTAGAGTAAAAATTTTACCACCATTAATTTTAAGAAATTTAAATCTATTGACAAACAACGATATATTTGTTAATATGATACAAACTCCATCTCAGGCTATACTATACAGAGAAGACACTATGTCTCCGTCTGGAGGAAACATACAAGTTCCGTTTAAAAGAGTATTTGATGAAAGGTTTATAATTGAATTTGTAGTAGATTCTAAATGGAACATTAGAAAATTCTTTGACTCTTGGATAGATTCTGTGTTTGTAAACTCTAATAACTCAAATCGAGATCGAAGTTATAATAATTCTTCTAGGGTTAATTATTGGAGTGATATTGTAGGAACCGTAATTATAGAAGCATTAGGTATTAATGGTGACGTTAATTACACAATAACACTACACGATAGTTATCCAAAACTTATTATTCCATCAGAAATGAATAATAATGCATCAAATACCTACTTAACCCTATTAGTTGATATGAATTATAGATATTATACTGTAGCATAAGGATTATATATGGCACTAAAAGATATAATAATTTCGTCTTTTCCTCAATATTGTGAAAAATTACAATCAGGAAAACAAGTTTCTTTTCGTCCAATTATAGTACTAGAAGAAAAATCCTTATTATTGGCCAAACAATCAAAAGACAAAATAACCATATTAAAGACATTAACAGACATAATGTCATCTTGTTTTAACGAAAAAAGTATACTTTCTTATAGTATTTGTGATTTTGAACAAGCCTTTTTGTTATTGAGATCAAAGTCTTTAGGAGAAATAGAATCGTTCAATATTACGTGTCCAGAAACAAACGAATCTGTAGATATTACTGTAAATTTAAGTACAGACATTTCTGTGAATAAAAATAAAATTAATCACAAAATAAAACTACAAGATAATTTAATTTTAGTAATGTCTGTTCCTACAATAGGAACATTATTAAAATATCCCAACTACAAAGACGATAACGAAACTATATACCAGTTTATTGCCTCTTGTGTTAAACAAATTGTTACACAAAAAGAAGTCATAGATTGTTCAGACAAAAGCCAAAAAGAATTAATAGAGTTTATTCAAAATTTAACTCCAAAACAATTTAATAAAATAATAGAATATTTTGATTCATTGCCTGCGGTTTTTATTGTTTCTGATTACGTAACATCTGATTTGGTAAAACGCAGTATAACTATAAAGGGAATTTTCAACCTAATTAATTTTTTTTTTAGTCATCTAAGTTTAGATTTGTATTATATACAAAATTTTCAAATGAAATATTATCATCATTATACCCTAAACGAGATAGAAAATATGATTCCTTGGGAACGATCAATTTATCTAGAACAAATTAGAAATCACTTACAAGAAGAAACTGATAGACTAAATAACTCAACAGAAATGAATTTTCAATGAAAAATACTAATGGCAATTTTTTTAATCCAAATCCAGACATTATATTAAATCGAGATACTTCTCCTCTTACTGCACCTTACGGAAGAGATGCTGAAGGAAATGCATTAACTGTTGATCAATGGACAGAGAATCAGACAGTAAAGCAAGAAAAGGCAGCAGAGCATGCTGAACGAAGAAGTCTCGCAAGAGATCGAGCAGATCCTGAAGGAAAGAAAATAAGAGCTGCCAAGAGCAAAGAAAATTTAAAATTATATGAAAAAAACAGTAATCCACCAGATAATTCTGTAAATTCTTTAAATAAACTTATATTTGATGCAAAAAGTGCAATAACAAACAAATCTAGCATAGAAGATATAACTGCGAAAACTGGAAAGGTAATGAATTTAATGTCAAAATTTAATACCCCAAATCAATCAAATAATACTAATTCAAACATGTCTGATATGTCAGATAATAGTAGTATAGTAAATAATAATTCAAATACCTCAATTATTAATGATTATGTTTTTAATCTACGCAGAGAATACCAAACAATTCCATCTTGGAGAAATAATATTGGATAAAAAAACCCCCATTGCTGGGGGTTTTTTAACTCTGTGAAAACTTAAAGTATTACTCGTTACCAAGTGACTTAAGATACGTATCAACATCAACGTCTTCAGTTTGCTGCTTTGGAGCATTTCGACCAGGGCGTGTCGTTTGACGAGCCTTTGTGTCTGACTCAAAAGTATCCTCTTCACCCGCTTCACTACGAAGATCTCCGCCAAGGGCATCCACAAGCTTTACCTTGAGTTCTGCATATGACTTAAATTCCTTTGGATCAACAAAGGGCTTCAGTGGATATTGACTATTCCACAAAGCTTCGATCTTAGCGTCATCACCATCAAACAAAGCAGATGCTGCGCTAAACTCACTCTTGTCGTAATTAACATAACCTTCAACCTTACGAACCTTCAACTTGAAATTAGCACCCTTCCAAAAGTCAAATGGATTGACTGTTGATTCGTCTGCAAATTCAGGATTCATTTGTTCTTGAATCTTGTCAAAGATCTTCTTTCCGTACTTAAACAAGAAAACCTTACCCTTGTTTTGTGGACTTGCTGGATCTTCAACAACCAAAATATTAGAAGTGTATGTAAGTTTACGCTTACGATCACGAGCAATATTCTTATCGCTTTCCGTACCAGAAGCCCATAGTTCACTATTACCTTCACACACTGGGCACTTTTGTCCGAGTGTTGTTGGGCAATTATTAATGAACCATCCACCCTTACCACGGAATGCATGTTGGTAGGTCTTAACCCACGGAATGTCCTCGCCTTGTATTGCTGGCAAGAACCGAATTACGGCATATCCATTACTGGCTGCATCCAGTACTGGTCGCCACATACGATCATCCTTGTAATCGTTAGTTTTGTTTTGCTTCTCCAATTCGGATTGGAGTTTGCTGAAATCAGACGAATTCTTCTTCAAATCTTTAAATGACATGTAGTATCTCCTTTTGTAAGAATATTATACAACCTAAAACTGAGTTGTCAAGTCAAAATAATAATTTTGTTGTTTTTTGTAAAAAATTCAAATTTTCACCTTCTTGTTGGATTTTCTCCACAATAGGCTTAGAAAGAATTTTTGCTACACTTTCAACAGGCAGATCTTTGGATTCACATACACTTATAACAGCATTAATGTATGTACTTTTCCATCTTTCTACATATTTTTCTACTTGACGACAAAAGTCGTTTTGTGTTTCATTATCAATAAATAGCACCATGATACACATATATATAAGAGCTTTAACAGATTATACAACTATTTGGAGAAATAAATGCCAGACACTGACGCAAATCTAATTGTCGATACTACGGGAAACACCGCAGCTATTGCTACCGATTATGTTAATAATACTCATTTTCAAGTAAATAAACTTGCTTGGGGAAGTACAGGAGAATCTAATAGAGTAAGCGCATCATATCCTCTACCAGTAAAAATAGAATCAACATCTGGTTTAAATGTAGGAATTACTGGTAGTGTTACTGGTCTTGGTAATTTTAAAGTTATTAATGGAACATCTTCTACTTTAATAGTCAGCGGAACTACTAGTTCTGCATACACACCAGTCCAGGTTGCTGGTTTGGTTCAGGGCATTACTAATGGAGTTTTGGTTGGAATCACAGGAACCGTTAATGTTAATAGTGTAACTATTCTTGGCGGAAGTACTATGTCTCTAATCAACCCAGTAGGAATTACTGGTGGTCGTATGTTATCATATTTAACAGACAGTATTTCGATTACTGGTAGTACAGTTGGAATTTCTATCATTCCTAATCTACTTCAATCTAAAGACAGCATTAGAGTTTATAGTTCTGCAGGAGCAACACTAATACCCGTTAATATACGAGATGGTAGTGGAAATTTAATTGGGTCGTCTGGTGGAGCACTAAATGTTAATATTGTGGGTGCAGGAATAACAGCAACTGTTAATGTTTCTGCCGTGGTTGGCGTTTGCCAATCAAGTCCATTTTATATTGCTGGAGCAACTTATGGTCCTGAATTAAGAATTAAGGGAACAAAGGGCGCAGAAGAGTCATTATATGTGAAATTTTACGAAAATCCCACAATACAATCAATCACTAATCCAGTAACTGTTGATCTTACTAATGTTATGACTGATACTTATTTAATAAAACAAAAATTAGATACCCTAATTACTACCACATCAGGAATGATTCTTAGTATGTTAGGAGGTAGTACTGGGGCTTCAATTAACCCTTTAGAAGCAAAAATTTCTAGTATTAATATTCCTAGTATAGTTTATACAGGAACTAAAGGAATAACTGCTGGATCGTCGTTGACATTACCATCAACATCTTTAAAAACTGGCATTACTATTAAAAACAGATCTTCTTCTGATGTTAATATTCAAGGTAACGGAACAACCTCTGATAAATATTCTCTTGGTGGCGGTGAAATAATTTTTATAGAAACTAATAACTTAAATAACATCTCATTTAATGTTAATTCAGGATCTGGTACAATTAGCTATATAGCAACATAATATGTCTATTCGAAATACAAAACAACTAATAACAGATGTTCAATCTAATTTTGATAATTATATAATAACAAGATCTGATATATTTTACTTTGTTGAATTTATTAATTTTGAAAATGAATTATATAATAATAATTCAGTATTAACATCAAAACCAAACGTTATATTCTATAACGAAAATAATACAGATAAAATAATATTAGATTATAGTCAAGCTAATAATGACGATAAAACTTATCTGAAAACATTCTTTATTAATATGCAGCAAGGAACAGGAATTTCTTTAACAGATTGTAATTATTTGGACGAAAGTGTAAGTTCATCAACAATAAATTTAGAATCTAATATAGAGTTTGTAGAATTTAAAAACGATTTTTTGTTCGGCAAAGTAATTTCTACAGAAGAAAAATATCCAAGTGTTGATGTTTATATGAATACTTTTTTTATTAATACTCCTCAAATCACGAGTGGTTTATCTTTAAGCAACGATACGACCTCTCAAAGAAACGCAATAGTTTTTATTCCAGTAGGAAATAAAGTATTGAAAAATTTAGGATTCTATCCTGGTGACTTAATTGAGATTAAAAACCCAAAATCACAAAATAGAGATATCAAATTTCAAATTATAGATACCGTAATGTTAAACAAAAAAGAAGTAATACTATTAAAACAAAAAACAGTTGTAGAGAAATTGATTGGGCAACCAACAATAGTTAATTTATATCAAACACAATTAGCAGAAACAACAGTACCATTAAACATTAACGAAATCCCCAAAGGATCCTGTTTAAAATTAGGAACAACTATAAAATATAGCACCAAATATCAGTGCGAATTTCGTGGTGGAAACTACTTTATATAAAAACATTTATTATTCTTCTGGCTGGTCATTACCGCAACCACAACCTGGTTGGTCGGGTGGACACTCACAGCACCATCTATTATAAACATCACAACCTCTTTTTATAGGTTCTCCTTCTTCGTCAAATAATTCAGTCTCTTGTGGTTGTTGACTATTTGCACAAAGCTCATTTTCTCTAAAATAACCAGCATCATTTGGATTTGTAGAATCTGGACAATGACTACATGCATTTATAGAACCGTAAGAACAAGTCCATCCACTAGTTTCTGTTGCATCTGGTCTCCAACAAGACCCCAATTTTAAATTATTACAGATTGGTAGTGCATCAATAGTTATAGTGTCGTCTTGTTTATATTGTGTTCCGTGTGTTGCAGCAACGGAACCAACGCCATCAACACTCCAAGGACTTTCAAATCCTTGTTTGAAAAATACCTTGCCAACAATATCTGATTCTGGAGGTAGAGGACTAGTCCAAGATTTTTCACAAATGCCACAACTAGTATCTTGATACGCAGCATCAGTTCTACCAATACTAGAATTTATACTTTCTATATCTGATATACTTTGAATATTTAAACCACATTCAGAAACATTCTTTCCGTTTAATTTTCCCTCTTTAATACCGTATAATGCTTGTTTCCAATCTCCGCCAACACCCCAAGATCCTTTATATGATTGTCTTGGCTTGGTGTTGTGGGGACCACCAGAATTAGGTGTCGGAACCCAAGAAGGATATAGTGGACAATATTTAATATTGAATGTACCAGAAATACCATTAAGTGCTTGGTTTCCTGTATGATTTTTACCACCCTGCACAGTATAACCAACTGTAGTTGATGCTCGTGGTTTGTCTATATCGATATCAAATTCGCTATTCCACGTTTTTAGTGGCCACGGAGGGCAAGGATCCGTTAAATCACCAACAACCCATATCTTAACGTTGTCATAATTACCAGAAATATGATTTGGTGATTTCTGAATAGTTATTCCGCCATCGTCAAAAAATTCATTGCTGTTATAAGCAGAAGTTTCTTCGCAATTATTCACTTTAAGAAAAAAGGATCCCTTATCTCTTTTACGATCCCATGGTTTTGCTCTTAGATGAACAGACCAACTCCTACCAGTGGCATATGATATAGTATAATTTAAGAATGCCCATCGACTATATTCGTCGGTATTATCTTGCTCACAATCAGGACACAAAACATCATTAAGTCCTTTAGACTGAACTTGTTTGTTACATTCTGTTGGTTTTACCCATCCTAAGTCTCCTGGGTTTTTGTCTGGCGTTATTATTTTTGGACCACAGCTATTGTCTCTAGCACCACAACACTCAAAATTACCACCACCAGTCCATCCAAGTGGAGGAGGTGATCCCAATCCCTGTCTCCAACCACATATTCGTCTGTTTCTTAATGGCCAAAGTTTGTATATACTAGGAAGAGATTTTCCGTCAAAAACATAAACATTTGGAATTTCTATATCTGTTGTTATATTAAATATTGGTTTTTTGTAAGGGCGCACACTTAAAGATAAAATAACCGCCATATCAGATTTAATTAATTCTACACCAGAATACGAATTTTGAGTAGTTTCTGGAAATACATTAAAAAATCTATTTATTTTGTTTGCTAAAACGTCTATGTGAATAAACGAACACCTAGCAGTTTGATTGTTGTCACCGCCCCTATCATTTAAAATATCTATTACTATAGCAAAATTTAATGTATCGTCTATTGATAGATATTTGCTGAATGATTGTGTGTCTCTATCTGTCATCATGTTAACAGCTCTATATCGAAAATCACTATCCCCAGTGTGATCTCGGTTTACAGTAAATCCGTCTTCGTAGATGTCTATTTGTTTTTCTATTGTTGTTGGTGCAGGAATAATGTCTTTAATTGTTGGAGGAGTTGCAGGATTTGGTCTTATTTTTGCCCCTCTATCATATGCTTCTAACGTAGTTCCCCAAATTAATTTATTAATTTGAATAACTTTGCGTCCTTTTTCAGAATTTTGTAATGAAGCACTAATATTTGTATTATCCCATCCAAAAATTGCAATTTTATTACCAGTTGTGTTTGATTTTACGTGTTCTGCGTCCACACCACCTAAATGCTCGGAAAGATTATAATTAAAATTGAAAACTGCTCCCTCTTCGCTACCTGATTCTATATCTTGTTCTATAGCGACTTGCTGGTTATTGAATGTTTGTGTGTAATTCGTATCATCAATATCCGTATCAAGAAGTAATTTACTACTATTTGGATTTAACTCTCCCCTAGAAAACTCCGATTCTCCGTCTTGTTTTGTCTCTGATGTTATTCCTTTCAATCCCCAACAAACAACGGATTTAAAAGTATTACTAGACAACATTAAATCACCAAGAGAATTAAAGTGAATTGTTTGTGCATAACCACCAGCTCTCATGTAGATATTTTCGTTTAAGAATAAAGTATCAACAGGAATGCGATCATTAGTAACAGCAGCATGAATATCTTTACCTTCACCGTCGTTTAAATTTTTACCTCTAGCTGGTGATAAAGTAACACCATCAGGATTACCCAATGTTCTTGAAAAAAATGTTGTGTGACGAACAACATCCAGCATTTCGTTAACTGTATTAACACCGCATAATTTATAATACACATAGTTATCTCTGTTTTGATTACCATTTATTGGGACAGAAGTATTATTTTTCCAAATATTAACATGTTGTTTATTATAATCTCTCATGAAACCAGTCCCTTGATCCACAGTTGTTGTGTCATATAAAGTACATATTGTTCCATCTTTTGAGTTTATATCATTACTGTTTATTGTTTGGTGTGTAGTATTACCATTTTCTATAAAGCATGTTATGTAATCAGTATATACAAAATTTGATATTGGATTACCATTATTATCCTTTCTGTCTTTGTATTCTCTGGTAAATTTTACTGGTTTAATTTTATAGTTTGATCCCATAAAGTTGCTAATAATAATAGCAGACAACTTAAACAATCTATCTCCTGGGGTATTAAACATAACTAATAATGTATTATCTTCTAACCATTTCATTTTGTATGGTGTTTTGATAATAACCATAACCGATTCAATTGCGTTAAATTTTATTAATTTTTTATTTGCTTTGGATGTAATATCCCAAACAAAAAGGTTTATAATACCGTTCTCTGCTCTACTTAAAATAGCAATTTTTGATTTATCTTTAGATATACTAGAAATTTCTGGAGATTTTTGATAGACAGGTTCTGGTGGAGAGTATAGAGTAAATCCTCTTGAATTTAACAGTTCTTGTTTTTTGTTTGGATTATAAGTTTTAATAGGATCAGCACAACTGTGCTTAAATTCCCCTGCACAAAACGCCTTCATTGAACTATGAGGTTCGTAAATATTATATGCTCCCGACATAGCACAACCCATTCCGTCGCCACCAAGTGCTGTTCCCAAACCATTTAATTCGTCATCAGCCCAACAATTACGCTGATCACACATTTCAGTGATTTCGAATGCTAATCGTCCTCCCTGCCATTGTTTTTGAGTTGGTTGTTGGTCTCCTTTTTGAGCTAAAATATACATCCATGGTATTGTAGATGTTGGTATAGTATTTTTAAAACTGTTTACAGTTCCAGGAGATTCATCAAATCCTTCTTTGAAACTAACCAATCCCTCCGTCACATAACCAAAATTAAACACATTCTCGTTTATAGATCTACCACTATTAAATGTACTCCACAATTGCAATTGATTGCCATATCTCCAAATACCCAACTCCAAAACAGGAGGAGTAGGAAGCATTCCTATATGTTTTTCTATATTAAATGGACCCCAAGATTTTGATGGTCTCATAGAGTATTGTGGTAATATTATTGGTCTGAAATTATTACACCCACCCAGTTCCCGAGTACCTGGATCGGTCTCGGTTTCGCAAACTCCGCACTTAGAACCACCAGTAAAGGGGTTTATAGCACCATCTGGATCTTTCTCATTAATATTAAATATTACTCCATGAGTTACACGATGTATGTTATATTTGTGTTCTCGATGAGACCCAACATGATCGCAACCTCTACAAACATTTCCATTTCTTCTCCCATTATCAAATACTCCGCTTGTTAAATTTCTAGTACCAATTCTAACTGTTTTGTTTGGTCCTTCTCCATTACTTTGCGGAAATTGATTATTCAATGTATCTTGATTTTGAAAATTCGTTCTCGTCCCATCAACTCCATAAAAAGGAAGATTATTAAATAAATTTTCTGGGAATAAAGGAGGAGGTGATAACCAAGAAACTGTATTCGTACCAGCCACACATCCTTGACTATTCATGTGTGTAGGGTATGTAAAATAACCAGGAGTTCCTTCAAGAATTCCTGCTCCTCTTTTTCCTGGATCTGCTATTATGTTGCCACCTATACCATCCGAAGAAGGACATTCAGATCCACATTTCAAATTCGCTGGAAAGTAATTTTGACATATTGTAGTAGTAACCGCTCCTATACCTCTACACCCAGCACGAATTGATTCATAAAATCCAGGAGTCGGAATAAATCTAGACTGTATTACAGGTAAACTGGACCAGCCAAATGTAGATTCTGCAGAATTCCATCCAGGATAATTTTTACGAACATGACCAGCAGATTTATAAATCAGATCAGCACCAGCCCAGTTTGGATCATAACCATCTTCGTCATCTGCAGAACAAAAACAACCAATTCCTTCTGGTCTGTTTTGGGCACTTGGTCCATTATCTTCACATCCCCCATTATCTCCAAGTTCCCATCTTTTATAAGCTTCACAAATTGTTGTTGTTGGAAGACATTCCTTATATGGACCATTAGGTGTACTCAAAGTACTACAATTAAACACTTCATTATCACCAAAACAATTGTTATTAGCGTCTGAGCACGTTTGATTGTCACTACCGATCCTTGCTCTGAAATTTATTGCTGGTCCTTTATTTGTAACAGTTATCACACCATCAGATCTTGATGTATGTGCATCCATATTACAATCTCTAGAATACAAAAGATTTTTGCCGCTTTCTGGTGCATTAGTTTTTCTTGTTGTTACTATTTGCCCAGTTCTCAACATACCAACAGCATAATCTTTTACAATTTTATTTTTTTGCGAGCATAAGCTTTGGTTACCACCTAGACTTGCCCATTTTTTTGCATACCTGTAAGAATATTGCGGAACATCAACACCCTCTTCGTCGGTGTCACCTGGAATCACATAACCAGCAGGTTTATCAACACTTCCGCTTGAAAAATCTGCTACGTGACCCCAATTTACTGGATAGACATATTCAGTTTCAACTCCAAGATCAAAATGCGGATATGCTGGAGCTGCTCCGCCGTGCCATTCACCATTCCAATCATTTTGTGCGTTATAAGAACCATTTTTTATCTTGTCCTGCACAACCCAATTTTCTGCTGCAGTACAGTCTTCTCCAGGCAGACATTCAGGATATCCTTCAGATCCAGCTCCTATGCAACTTTTTTGTTGACCATCGGTTGGAAATAGTTTTATCACAGATGTTCTTATATGTTTCCATTGATTAACAGCTGCAGAAACTTCTGGATCTCCCCAACACAAAACAGTTCCGTCATTAAACAAAACAGCACTAGTAGAATATCCAGCATGAAGACTACATATTTTAGATTTTTTTGGATGTGGCGGAACAGTAATTGGTCTTAAACTATCTGGCAATAAAGATTCTGGGACATTAGACTGACCCATACTATTTAAACCCCAAGCCATTATAGAATTATCAAACAATTTAATTATATTATGATATGCTCCACAAACAATATCAACAACTGGACCAGGAATATTTGTTGGTGTTTCTAGTGGATGACCAACAGGAGCTATTTGAGCTGCAGAATAAGGAGTGACATACTTTGGAAGTCCTTTAGAGCATTGCGTTGCTTCGTATAGCGTTACACCTAATCCATCATACGATCCATCAAGATTAATATAGTCTGTTATTATTTCAGGATAAAATTCTCGTATATATTTGTTATTATCACTTCCTGGATACTCATACCATTTAAAAACTTCATAATAACATTTTTCCGTACATTTTGGAGGATCATCTGAACCTTCGAGTCCAGTAGCAATTCCAACAAAATCATAACCAGGACCATCATTTGTCGGTTCTAAAGTAGCATTTACTATTAGCGTTCCGTGTTCTCCTATTTTTCCATCAGTAATGTTTGTGCTTCTTGCTATGCACCCAGAATCCCAACCAGTGATTCCTAAATGATAAGAACAATCTGCGTAGCTCCATGGGTGGTATTTTTTTATTCCACCACCAAACTTTTGCCACCAATTTCCTTTTATATATTCTGATCCTTGTGGTGGCCATATTGTTCTATCAGCTTCTTTTGTAGGATCTATAGGAGTCGTGGGATCTGGATCTGCTGGAGTGTCTCCCCAGCGAGTTTGCCAATAATCACCAGTAACTCCAGTTTTATAAACTAATGGCGGAGAACCTATAAAGGTTGTAACTTCTCCTCCTTTAGACATTACTAAAAAATGATACCAGCCAGCACGAACCAATACAGGTCCAGTCTTTGGAACAATAACAGGAGGAATTGTGGCAGAGATATCACAACATGGAATAGACATTACGCCCATAGTATAAACCTTTCAATAACGAATATTGGATCACTCATTAATAATATGTATATGCGTTATTTGAGGCTTAGAAGGTACTTGGTATGATTAATGGTACCAAGCATATCGTCTCGAATATTGGCAAGATCAGTATTACCGTTCAAGGCAGAGCCCAGTTCACCAGTGGTAAAGAACTCTGTTGCTTGATCTAGAAGGTTAGTGACACCATTGGAAGCATAGTCTAGTAGGGTCATGCGAATACCGCCTTCTACTGAAACTGTGCCGTGTACGCCAATCCAGTTCTCTACAAAGCTGTCAATGGATCCGTCCAGAGCATCATAAGCCTTTCCTAAAGCTTTATGCTCGGAATAGCTCTTTGTCTGCCAGTGGTACACACGAAGTTGATTTTGAAGTCCAAGAAGTTTGTCGATCATGGAAAGTTTCCCCTATTATTAACTAATATACTCAAATATTGAACAGATTAACCCTTAATCAATCGGATACACCAGTATCTATAGAAAATACAAGTTTACTAAATACAGTATGATAACAAAGCTTAAAACACACATTAAACGAATTCTTACCCAAGTTAAATCCAAGATCAATAAGATTGTAACAAAAATAAAGAATTTCTATTCCCCTAAACCCCCAGTCAAACGAGTTAAGAAGGTTAAGTAAAAGAAAACGAATTTAAAGTTTTTTCAAAGCAAAGCTCCCACCTGTGACGGTGGGAGCTTTGTTATTATATCATGGGTTCGTTGTCCGAGTCTTCTGAAGGCTTTCGCCGTGGCTTTCGTATAGGCTTCTTGATATAGAAGTTCTTGTCAAAGTACTTGCCGTCCTCGAAGCCAGGCCAATTCAGTTTGTCCAAGGCTTTAGTTTCAGCCTTGATGCCCAAGGTGGTCATCCAGAAGCCTATGGCATATTTAACCTGCTTGATGGAACCGCTGTATTTGTTGGTTTTGGGGTTCCAATCCTTCTCGTCCATACTGAGCAGAATGTCAAATCCCTTGTCAATCATCTTCTTGCCGAGCCATCGTTTAAATTTAAGGTATATACGCATAATATAAAGTCGCTTTCTTCTTGTTAGTGTTAGGGGCCAGCATGCCCTGTAAGGCTCTAGAATCGATTCTGGAGCGTTCCTAGATGTTGATAGTGATTTGGGAGGGGTTCATTCGTGTAAAAGGTGTCTAGAATCAAAAAGAGGCATTGCTGCCTCTTTTTGAACTACGATGGTCGAAAGGTAACGAAACTCCTTCAGCATGAATAGCGCAGTTCGCACTGGCACTATCTTTGCCCGATCATAGTTATTTAGGCTTTTTTATTTTTCATTATCAGTGATTTATAACGAGAAAGTAAGTCAGAAACCTTTAAATCCTTCATATCCACAGATGGTCCACGTGGAGTAGATTTTGGGTTGGCTGCTAGTTCTTTTGCTCGTTTTTCAATCATATCAGTAAGAATCTGTCCATCAGAAGGACCAGACGCTTCGTACATTCCAGCGGCTTCTTTCTTACCTTCTCGTCTTTCTTTTTTACCTTCAGAACCAGACTTTACGCCTTTGTTCCAACTCTTTGGTCTTTGAGCAGAAGCACCACGAGGAGCATGAACAGGTTTATCACACTTCTCACACTTCTTACCTTCCATAATGGTGGATAAGATTTTATCTTTGATCAGTTGTCTTAATTCTTCTTTAATATTTTCCATAGTATAGTATGTATTATTTTAAAGTAATGCGACAACAAGTGAACCCTTCGGGACCTTCGTCATGAAACACAACATCCGCAACAATGCCAATAGTACCAAAGTCTGACATAAGAGGATCACCAGCCATAATGAATGGTCCGCCCTCAAAGTCAAACATGCCTTCTCCTTGACGAACAAACTCACTCTCACCATACAGCAGAATGTCGCCATTAGGTAATAGGTCATAGTAACGAGGTTGGTTGTATCGTGAACTACAGAAGAAATTCTTTGAGTCCCCAACAGGAACAGGATCTTTTTTCTCTGACTTGCCAGCAATGAGTTGGTCAATGTGTTCTTCCGATAAACCTTGTGCTCGATAACTCAATCGAAGCTTTGCTTGTTCTGCTAGATGTTCTAATTTTTTATTAATTTTCATTTTTTTCCTTAATAGTTAAATGCAATTCGAGGGCTGTTCTTTCAGTGAATTCTTACTGATGGGATGCATCTCTGCTTTCCCCACATAATAAGAACAACCCCCGAATCGCATTCAAGATCTGTATTTAGTCCTTTAGTTTCTTCAGGGCTTTTTTGTATTTCTTTATAATTTTCTTTCCTGTTTCCAGAACCATTTCATCGTAGCGTTTGTCTGCTTTAGCATAGGTCATTTCTTCAAATCCTATTTCTTCTTGAGGAATAAGATTCACACCTTGAAACTCCCAAGGAAAGTGCTTAAGCAAAGCCGATGCTCGTTGACGAATCCACTTGGGTGGTGCAGGTTTGCTACACATTAACTGCACCAAGAACTTGCGTGTTTCTTTTAGACTATTTGCTTCTTCGTAAGGTAGAGTCATTGTGATATTTCCTTTAGTTCCTCATGAAAATGAGTGTACCATTCTGGCACACCACCAGTTTTCCATTTAGCAAATCGTGATTTTTCAAAACAATAATAAGCTCTATATGCTTCCACAGGATCATCACATCTGTATCCTTCTGGCATAGCCTGAGGAAAACTAGTAATAGGACCAAGAGGAATCCTGATAGGAAGAGTAAGATCTAGAGTATTGGCTAAATCCTGCATAGCGTGAGTTTTATTATAACGTCTGGTATATTCATTACACAAAGCCAAATTATGAGCAGTGAGCCATTTATAGTTAGTTGAAGAATTTCTAGTCCATATAGAACATGGATGATTTGGCATTACATACTTACACAAACGACTTTCCATATATGGATCAGATAAGAAAAATGTTTTTCTTAGTCTTCCTGATGGTCCATAATGTGTTGATTGATGTCCGTCTAATATACGATGTGCCGTAGAAAGTAGTTGGCAACTTTCAACAATCATTTTAACGACATGCTTATCGCACATCATGTTTGCTGCAATAACAGGATCTTTATCAAGTACAAAAATATTCATAATCTAATTATACCACCGATTTGGGGTTTGTCAAGTTCCGAATTTCATCAATGCTAATTGGTTTATAGCCAATGCGTTCAACACACACAGAGAAGTAACGAGGATCTTTTTTTCCTTCTATGCCGTGCATTCTTTCCATATCGACGATAGATCCTTGTTCAACGTCAGGATCCGCTTGTGTTAATAATACTGTTTGGTTGTGTAAGTGTGCATGAATATTCAACCAATTTGTGTGCTTTTTTTGTCTCCATAGGGAATTTGGGTGAATGGGAATGTGTGATAATATTTCACCATCCAATTTATGAGAAGAACGAATGTCCTTGAAGTATTTCATATACTCTGAAACACTCAGATTATCGTGGTTTCCTTGAATCAGAATCTTCTTGCCGTTGCACTTCTTTAAGATAGACAGGGACTCGCTTGTAAAAGCAACATCACCAAGCACATACACCTTGTCGTCAACCCCAACAACGCTGTTCCAACGCTCAAGCATGACAGCATCCGCTTCTTTAGCGTTTTCAAATGGACGCACCTTGTTGCCGTATATATCAATAAACTTATACATCTTGTCGTGACCGAAATGTGTGCAACCGATTAAAAATGCTGTTTTACTCATTTGTTTTCTTTATTATCTTTCATCCATTTATCTAGAGTATCGACTTCAGCGTCTGTGAGACCTAAGAATTCTTTGGTGTCTCCAGTCTTCCAATCATCCTGCTTGAATCCTTCCCACTTCGGAATGCCTGCACAGTTCCATTCATTGGTTTTAAATTTACCGTGAACTAATGAACGAAGAACTTCATTTACTCCACGCAGTACAGCATTCTCTGTACGAAGATTGTTTAATTCGTTCATCTCATCAATTGCTTTTTCGCTCATGTGACTCATATTAGTATCTCCTTGAATGATCCTACTGGAACTCGAATCCAGATATTTGCTGTGAAAAAGCAATGATTTAGCCAGTTAATCTATAGGACCTGAGTGTTTAACTCTTCTTTGTGGCACAGCACTTACGAGATCCCTTTGGTGGATTTGGGTTGTAGCCCTCATCATCAGAGAAATCTCTATCCATAATGGCAGAGTCTACTTCAACAGCGAGATCAGTCAGACGGCTATCCATCTCATCAAACAGATTATGCTTTGATACTTCAAAAGACTCCATTTGTAGTTGAATACTACGAACCTGTTCTGAAATATTATGCTGAACTGATTCAAAATTTCTCTGAATAGTCTGATTCGTTTGTTGCTGAGAATTATTAAAAGTTCTCTGCAAATCACTAATCATATCATCAACATTGCGACTAAGCGTCTCAAATTTATTATAGAAATTTTGTTGCATATAATTCATTGTCTCAAACACAACACCAGTCAACATAAGCATGGCACCAATTCCAAACAAGGTATAACTCAAACCAGTTGGATAACTTGCAGCCAATGTAAACACACCAAACACCACACTAGTAATACCAAACAAACTAAAAAAAACATTATTACGCATAGTAACCTTTCTTGGGCATAGCCCGTTGTTAAATCAAACAGTAATTTAAGATTCGAGACGTTTTGCTTTTACTTTTCTAGGCACTAACGGCATTTTATTATTTTTGCCGTATAGAGAACTACAAATAGCAAATATACCATTTACGTGTTGAGGATTCATCGGAACTCCTGAGTGTTGTAAATAGGAAACGATTTTAGAAGTCAGTTCTTTGCAGATTTTATTTTGTATGTCGTTCATAATAAATATAAAATAAATTTTTATTTTGCATCATGCAATTTTTTTACATATTCACAATAACCAGTCATCCAACTTGTTCCTAATAGAGCAGAAGTAACTTCTTCAATAATTATTGTTTGACTATTAGTTTGTTCACCAAGAGACCAAGGCTTACTAGCCTCTGCTCCTCTTTTTGGACTTGTTCGTTTTACCCCAGAAAAATATTGATCTGCTGGTGTGCTTGTTCTGTCTGGAGACCCGTTTGGAAGAGTTCTGGAATAATTAATACCAGGATGAAATACTCCAAGATCGGCAGTTGTTCCTAAACTCGGCCATGCATTTTGACTTGATGATGTACCAACAAGATGGGCTCTTGTTGTATCATGAGGTTTCATTATAATAGAATCTTGTCCAAACGTGGTTGCAAGTTTAGTAAGATGTTTGTGTAACATTCCATTATCGTCTCCATGACTACCAATAACCATAAACGAATGTTCTGATACTGGAGCTTCGGTTGGTGCGCCGATATTTTCTATAGTTCTTCCTGAAATTTTAGCAAAACTTAGTCCACGTTTTTGAAGTTCACTAGACAGTTGTTTTGTTAATTTTGCATTTTGTGCACCAGTTCTAACAGTACCATCAGGATTAGGACTACCAACGGCTCGACTTGCACTAATAATACCAACATTCCTATTACTTCCCATGTGGGACATAATACGAGTCATTGAACTTTCTACTAATGGAGTTGAGTATTGTATAATCATAATAGTATATATGTTTCTAACTAAATCAAACAAATAGGATGCCAGGGAGTCGAACCCTGCGGTAGATCGTTATAAGCAATCCTGCGCCACCAGGCACGTACATCCCATAAGAGAATTATACATCCTGATTTTCTGTTGTCAAGTTAATTTTAAGTTTTTTATTTGCCACATGACCATTCTGGTTTTTAATCAGGTAATTAGACTTTTGACGATCCTGGTCATTACCTAATCGGTAGTTGATCACATCAACAGCAAAGACGTTTCTGCTAGGATGCACCTTGTGTTCTAATAATGCAATAATAGCCTGAGCAGTTTGTGCGGATTCTGATTCATCACCCGACAAAGGAATATCAATGTGTAATCTAAACATTTGGTGTCCTTAAATTAAATGGAGCAATCTGTTTCATGTATTCACTAAAACCTTCCATATCATCTCGGTTTTTTGCGTAATTCATAGTTAAAGAAAGAAACTGAACATTATCTTCAGTATATAGTTTGTTGTTATCAATGCGGTCAATGCTTGCCTTGTCCCATGTCCTAATTCCTTTTGCCCACTTACCACCCTTTTTAATATACAGTAAGTTGCCCCCAATTAAACATCTACCTTTTTGTTTTATCCAAAGGTCTTGAAGAAACTGAAGATCAAGATTACCTTTAGATATTTGAGTTTCTTTATATCTTATTGAACCTGGTCTTGTTCCGCCTATTCGAAAATATTCAAATAGATGTAAATCAGGAACAACAAAATCAGGCAGAAGGTTCTGTGTTGGTTGGTTGTTCATAAAATTCTTTTACTTGTGTCTGTAATTCTTTTAATTTTTTATTTAATATAATAAGATTAACACTAATATTATGTATTTCTTGCATTACTGCTGTTAGAACTTGTCTATCTCTTAGATCAGACATTGACAACTCCTTTATTTGGTATTGCGTTTCTCATTACTTTTTTTCTTACGCTTCTTTTTCTTAAAGATCATGTCCCAGTTTTTAGCAAACTTGTTTTTATCAACAGGACGATAAGTATCACCTTTACCTGCATCGTGTTTACTGCTCATACAAAATCTCCATACAAAATGCCCTCAACAGGACTTGAACCTGTGACCACAAAGTTAAAAGCTTTATGCTCTACCAACTGAGCTATAAGGGCTCGTAATTGTTAATCTGAAGAAGTAGTTCCCCACTCGTCTAGTTCTAATGACTTTGGAAAGTTTATATTATATTCTGCAATACTTTCTTGAACATCGATATGATTCAGAACTTCATTTAGAATATTACGAATAGACACTAATTCACTATAAGTATATCCGTCAATTGCTTCTTCTGTGTTCATATTATCGAATGCGGCTAGCATTGCTCCAGAGCAATGAGGATCTCGATATACTCGAATTACTGGTTTTCTTTCGTGAGTAACTGTAGAAACTGCATCAACAGTAAAATGTTTATCTACCATATTATTAATCCTGTAAAAATTGTTTATTTTCTGTAATGTCTTTACGAGCAGACTCAATTATACCACGATCAGCATCAAACCATCCAGCACGATACTCATCCCAATACACACCAACATTACCACTATCTGGCATATCTCTTCCGCTTATTCTTGCTTGGTGACCCTGTTTGTAAGCGTGTCCTGGAATGTAATTTTCTGGCATTTTGTTTTTCATCTTTGTTACTCCTTAAATAACCATTCTCATAACCTTGTAAATATATCTGTAAACCCTGTAACACAATAAGTAATGTTGCAAAAATTATAAATGTTATTTCCATGATATTTTTAACACACCCGATTGGATTCGAACCAATGACCTGCACTTTAGAAAAATGCTGCTACTATCCAACTGAGCTACGAGTGTTAACTCTTTTAAATTATTGAGCCCCAACGAGTTGCATTCCGCCTGGACCAACCACATTCTTTTGTGGAGGTGAAACGAGACCTGTCTTAAAACCCATATATTGAGTTTCAATGCTAGCCTCTGGCTTCAACGACAACATCACAAAATCATGCGGAAGTTGAATACCATTCTTGGAATCAACATAAGGCATCCAACCAACAAACGCCAAACGACCATCTGGTGTTGGAACAAGAGCCATAGCATCTTGAATCAAATACCCAGTATCATTCTTTGTTGCACGACACAAAACATCCTCACCAGTCTTAACACGCAAAATCAAAGTTTCCATATTTACTCTTTCTTTTCTTCTTTGCAACCGCAAAGATTAAATAGTTTCTTCCACAAAGAACATCCTTGCGGTTTCTCAATAGGCCAACAATTGCCAGGATTTTGGTCACAAACAAACTCGGTATTATTCATTGCTGTTTTCATACCTTCAAGAATTTGTGCCTCTGACAACACAAGATCCACATCACGACCACTGATGTTTGCTTTAGCGTAAAATAGTTGTTCTTCCATAATGAACCTCCATCTTATATATTCCAGAAAAGGGATGCATTGTTTTACCAATGCATCCCCATAATAAAAAGTAACCACTCAAAAGTATCTTTAGCGAAGAGAAAACCGAGTTCCGTCCTTACGGAAACCCATCTTTCGCTTGCCCTTGTACATGTCCTTCATGGTGTATCGTGTCTTGCCAGTTGCGCTGGTTTCACGAATAACTTGCCAGTTGCCAAAAGCTTCGACAACTTCACGAATATCGCTGATTGTTGCACGAAGATTAGCGACACCAAAACGAGAACGAGCCTCAGGCGCAGTAAGGGTCTTACCTGTAGCAAGATACGAAATAACCTTTTGCATCTTGGTTGCAGGACGACGAGGAGAAGTAATCATATAGTAGCCTTTCTGTTAAAATTCGGACTATGTTTAATATGAATTGTGTCCGTTTCAATTCATTACGATAAGTAATTATACCACCTAAAATCAAGAAGTCAAGTAATCTTTAAAATATTTTTTAATAAGACGAGTGGGAGTTGAACCCACACTACAGACATTTTAAGTGTCTTGACTCTGCCGTTGGTCTACCGTCTCGTAATACTAATATATCACACATCTAGATCAAGTCAAGTATTATTTGCCACCAGCAGCATAATATTGTGCCAAGGCAGAACGAAGCCGAGTCATGGTTTTGGCTAGTTTACGCCAATCTGTTTCGTCTAACAGATATAATTCGTATATGTCGATACTCTCTTCGGATGCTTTGGCAAGATTCTCGGAAGCCCGTAACAAAATATCTTTTGGTTTATCTTCAAACATATTTGATTCTCCCATATTATTCTGAATCCGTTTGTTCGTTTCTTATTAATTTTGATATTCTGTTATGATAAAAACTTCTCCAATTAGATTTGTCTAGATCCCAAACAGTAACTATTCCTGGTTTTAATGGATTTTGTGGTATCACATTTTTATCTTTTAGAGTGCACCGCATTTTTCTAAATTCTCCAGACGGTCTTGATGTTTTTTTATAAAATTCTATAGTACATTCGCCTTGAGTTAATTCAAAAATATATCTTTTAATACCAACTTTTGGACCTAAAACAACAGTTTTGGGTTTTTTTTGTTTTTCTTCTTCTCTCTTTTTATCATTAATTACTCTGTCACGAGCAAGACGTTTTGCCAACCAAGCAATACCTCCTTCTAATTGAGTTTCTTGTTTGGAAGAACCATTTAATTCTTCTTGGGCTTCTTGTATTTTTTGTTTTTTAGATTCTTTATCTAATTTAAGTTGTTGTAGTTGAAGATCTAGAGAAGAAGGCTTTGCCTTTTCTGTAATTTCTATGGATGATTGTGCAGGAAACTTGTTTCCTGTTTTTGGATTTGGTGGACCTTTAGGCTTTGCCATAGGTTACTCGTAGAAGTCTGGATTTTGTTTACCGTACAAACGAACAATTTGACCAGCCATGGAGTTGGCATGATTCTCACAATCCGAACCAGTTTCACCGTCCAAGTATTCGCCTTTTTCTTGCTGGTCGGCATGAACCAGTTCGTGGGCAATACTGCGACAAACATCAAAACTAGCTCGACCCTTTGCGTATACTTTTACCATTTTAGTCTCTGGGCAGTAACTAGCAGTAGTCATAGTGTTGTCTCTCTCATGAACCAAGTCAACTTTTGGCTTATCTTTCAGACCAAGGTGATTGCTGGCAAAATCAATAAAGCTTTGAATATGAGATTCCAGCAAAGCATTCTCGGTCAGGTATTGGGTGAATCGTTTCATACATCATTATTTATGTTAAATATATACTTTATATGAAAACATTTATTGAATATATTCAAGAAGGTTCCCTGTTGGCTCCGATGGCTTTAGCTGCTGGCATGATGGCAGGAAGCCCACAAACCGCTCCTATACAGGCACCAGCCGCACCCGTAACTCAAGCTGCTGCTCCAGTAGTGGATCCGTATGCTCATTTTGGTGGAGAACAAAATACAAAATTATATAAAGCTCTTGTTGGTGCAGAACACAGAGGAACTGATATTGGAAATGCTTTAGACTATAATGCAGGACAATATATCAGAACAAAAGAGAGATCAGGAAAATCCACTGCCTATGGTCCAGTTCAAATTACCAAATCAACTGCTGCTGGTTTTATGCGAACACAGCCTGATCTGTTTAAAGGACAAGAGGATTACGTGAATCAGTATGTGGCCCAAGGAAAGAGCATGTTAGGTAATGTAAAGGTGGGAGACGCTTGTGGTCCTGGTGGTTGCGGCACTCTGAGTGATGAAAAATATCATAAACCATACCAACAAATGGCAACGGGTGTGATGCGTGGAAAGATGCGTGAACTAAAGATTGATGACACCAAGGAAATGTCGCCTCAAGATCGTGAAAGATTTGTTCAGTCTTGGCGTGGTGCGTCTCGCCAAGAAGATCCTAAGTACTACGAAGCAATTGATGCCGCATACAAAACTAATTAATTAAATATTTTTGTCGTAATCGACTACTCACCCAGTTAGTGATCCACTTGGTGTGTTCTGTTATCACTCTATTACTTTTTGAGATATCCTGAAACGAAGTGGAAATATCATTGGCAGGAGTTCCTATCCAACTAAGCTTTCTTGCTGGTAAGGTATCAATTAACTTACCGTATTGTTTTAAGAATTGTGGATGAGACAATTCTCCAGTACTCATAGCGGTATGCATATCACGAACTTGTTTACTTGCCGCAGGATTTGCTTGAACTGCTTCGCTGTCTAATTTTCTAGGAACCCAACCCAAAGATTGTGTTTGACTTCCACGCAGATCTCTTTGTTTTCCTACATTGGTTACTGCCTGAGCCACAACTGGATACAGTCCAACACTTCCAGACTGTTTACTTGAAGGAGCACCACTCATAACCATTTTACCAAAATCTCTAGAAAATTCTGGTCTTTCACTTTTTATTTTTTTATTTGTGTGTAACATGGAAGTTAGGTCTGCTCTACCGTATGCATCGGCACTAGTGTGAATGTCTGCAGTAACGTCTGGCATTTCTCCAGCAGCTGTTGGAGGAGCGTCAGGCTGTGACATGTTATTATAAAAACTACGAACTTTAGGATTTTCGCCAACTGCAGTACTTATAACTCCAAGGTGATGATCTTCGGTATGAGATTTATCTGATTTCATTTTATCTTCAGATTCTAATACAGATAAAGCTTTAGCAATATTTGATGGATTTCCCCACTGCATTTTTGTGTTTTTTCCGTCTTGATTTTTCATGAAATCTTTAGAAAATCCTCCGTCTGGCAAAGGCTCTCTATAGGCTTGACTATGGTGCGCTTCGTCGTATGCACGAATCCACGCAGCTTTATGTTCTAGTGTTGGAAGTTCGTTGTACCCCTTTCCTTTTATTTCTGACATGTGTCGTTGTAGGTCTGACATTTTTCCATCCACCGTAGACATTGCTGTAATTTTATCAACAAAACTACCCATTTCTGGAGAAAAAGGAAGATGTCTTTTTTGTTTGTATGTGTGAATTATTCTTTCCGACATTGATGCATTTGTGGGCCATGGAGTCTGTGGAGATAATGCAGCAGTTACAGCGTGAGCAGTATCTTCTCTGACTCCTTCATTTTTTGCAAAACCCTTATTCATTTTAGAAGCAGAAGAATACCACTGTGGACTTCTTTCGTGTATTTCTTTATTAAGACTTTCTTCTCTGTGTCTATTTAAAGTAAAGTTAAGGTTATCTTGCATGCGACCCTGAACCATGCCAATTAATTCTTTTGGATCTTTTGGTTGTGATTTTTCTGGACCAGCCATATCTAAACTTCCAAGAAGCTTGGCAGTCCTTGGCATAAGGGTTGGGTCTAATGCAGAACTATGCTCTAGACCAACCATAGTATTTCTATTGGCTCCGTAGTTTGGTGCACCTGGCACTATTCGAGGAGAAACTAATCTAGGATTAGTGGTGGCAGCATACTTAACCGCTTCTTTTAATTGTTTATTTTTAGTAACAGCACGTTGAATAAAAGATCGGTGGAGCGGGTTCATATAATTTCCTTTATTCTATTTAGTATTATTCTGAAGATGGAGCAATCCAATCCGTGTCGTGCGGATATCTCACAGAAAAGTGATGTTCTCCAACATTCGGGTACTCTCTTTTAATGGATTGCATGCTGCGAAGTCCTTCGGACATTGCTTTATACTTGGTTTCGCTGTTTAACTGCATCACATCAACTAATTTGTTGCCGTCTTTTTTGTGAATCTGAATTTGAAACGGATAATTCTCGGTCAGACTCAGTTTTTCGTCTTGTCGTGACTGTAAATACTGGGTCATTCGGTCAATTACTCCACGATTTCGTAATTCTTTAAAAATTAAATTCTCCATAGAGAATTCCCCGATTTTTTTCAAGCCTGAGGAGCGCATATTTTTAAATTTTTCTTTTAATTTGGAAAAACTCTCGTCTTCGGCATTGGTAGAGATCAGGGTGTCGATTCTTTCCGTGTACTGCTTCACTTTTGCTAGTAAAGCGGGTCCACGAAAGTCCACATCCTCATGTTTTGGCTGCACAATCCAGTTTTTATCCTTGATGCTGTAGACTCCCTGCTTTTTCGGGTAAGCAGTCTGCTTGTCTTGAGCGTAAAGCTCCACGTCGTGACCGTAAACGGTGATGTCGTGCACTAGGGCCCATAATTGTTTTTTATTTTGCAGATAATCGTCTAATAAATCAGGACAATCAGCGAGATCTTCACGATTCACCACGACATGCAGGTCAAGATCCGAGAATTTTGTCCAGTTGTAGTTCGCATTGCCACCAACCAGGATGATGTCTGTGACCGCAAAGTCTGGAATCTTGGCGAAAACTGCCCATTTCTTGGCAATCTGGAGCAATTTAGCCTGAACTTCTGGTTTTAGCTGGTCTCCGTCCCAAATTTTGGGATTCAGAGTGTCGTGATACTCTAGTGTGAGGTCATCTTCTCGTAGATATTCAATAAAAGGCTTCATTGTACTGTATTTATAATAATATTATTTAAATCATGCGATCTATTGTGCTGACACGCTCTGTGTTTACGCCAAGTTTTTTTGCCATTCTCTGATAGATGGAATGTTTTCTTGCGCCAAGTTCGTCGTCGTCGGTGTGGTACTGCAGTGTTTTAATGGGAGAGCCTGCGGCTGCATTAGTGTCCAGGTAATGCTTCACATGCCCCAGCACAGTGTTCATGGCTTGCATGGAAGCAGGAGTAATAGTGGCTGGATTTGATACGGCACCTAGTGCGGAGCGTCTGGTTGGTTTTTTCGTCAAGCCCTTCACAGCGAAATCCACCCAGGCAGAGCTGGGTTCTGTTGCTGAACGAAGCATGTTGGTTCTTACTCTTTGGTCTTGATTGAAATAGCTGGCGTGGTCACTCTCAAAATAATCAGTGTCGGGGTGCGTCAGGGGAACTTGTTCGGGAGGAGTCAGTATTTCTGTCAAGTACTGAAGAAAGGATAGCATACCGTATTTATAAAAATATTATCGGAATTAGTTCAGTTCGTCTGTTTGGTGTCGCCAGCCTGCTCCCATGGGAGGAGTGCCAGCATGATCAACGTAGTGCTGAATCTGTTCGGCACCTGCCAACATGCCGCTGTGTGATGCTTGGTCTTTGGTGAAATGATCCACATAATACTTTGGAATTTTTCCTGCAGTGGCTGCATAGTGATCCCTTATCACTTTATGAGATTGCGTTTGAGTTCCTTGCAGGGTTAGTCCTGATCCTCTGGAGTCTAGTCGCACCCAGCCATTCTGTATGGCGGCGTGAATGGGATTTTTAGAGCTAGACTTTTTAACACCAAATATACCAGGGTTCTCTGATACAGTTTCTGCGTGTATTCCGATATAATTATCGGTTCCAACAGGTACTAGTTTCTGAGTGTCTGGGTGATACCAATACTTGGTTCCTGGGTGTGTTCCCCATTGTGTAGGTGATTGTGTGCGCAAAGAAGCCAGAGGAGACTCGGCTGGAGCAGGTTGTCTACGCATTCTTGCCAGGGCACGACTCTCTATGCGCTCCATTGCAGTTTTAGCTTCTGCGAGGTATTGGATAAAGGATAGCACGATATATTTATAAAAAAAAAAAAATTTCCAGAGGGGGATCCATGAAAATCAAATAGGGGGGAATGGGGATGGGGGGTCTGCGTGGTT